TACGCTCTAGGAAAACCTTTAGAAGGCCGTTAATGTATTCGGCGTTCTTGATTTCTACTGTATCGGCAAGAGTAAACTTGCGTGCGAAAGCGCGGTCAGAGATACCCTTGTATAGGTATGTCTGGTCTACTCCATCATTAACAAGCGAGTCGATAGAAGTTGAACCCTTAACTGAAAGAACACCATCAGCAAGTTCTAGTTCTAGTTCGTTCTTTGAGAAACCAGCAACGGCCAGCTCAATAACGTACTTGTTATCGTCTACCTTCTTGATATTGTATGGAGGATAGTTTGGAATGTTCTTAGCAACATCGTCATGGAACTTTGCCAGACGGTTGAACGTTTCGTCGAATCCAACAAAAAACTTGTCAAGATCCTTAAATTGGTTGCCCAGAACCATAGTTGGAAATGAAGTCATATATTTCTCCTTAAATTAAGCAAGATTAAATTACAGCCCCGAAGGCGCTGCAATGTTATTTATACGGGGGTCAGTATATCTAGCTGAATTCCCGCTTCTTCAAACATAGATGTAGTTACTTCCCAATTAAAACGAGTACCGTCAAATGATTCCGGTACATAACATACAACGCGTTTAATTCCGCGCTGTATAATAGATTTAGCACATTCGTTGCATGGCATCAACGTTGCATAGAGAGTGCAGTCTGAAACATCGGAATGGGCATTGTCAAGGGCGTTTCTTTCAGCATGACACACGAATTTAAGTTTAGTATCTCTATCAAGGTAGCGGCTATCATTATCTTCAACACCACTAGGAAAACCGTTATACCCAACAGATAATATATGATTTTTTTCATTAACTATTACTGAACCAACTTTCGTGCTAGGATCTTTTGACCATGTGCTGATATGAGAAGCTAAGTTTAAAAACCTTAGATCCCATTTAGACTCTTTCGAATTCGCCAAACTTGTTAATTCTATATCGAACATCTTTCTTATTCTCTTTGCCCTGGTCTAGTCCATATTTTTTACAATGTTCGGCCCAGGCTGCCTTCTGCTTTTCTTTCTGCTTCTTACTAGGCTTACGCCCTGAATTGCTTACCTTAATAATCAATTGTCAAGCTCCGATACTAGCTCATTAAGAAAATACTGCTCATCTGGATACTCTTCAAGAAACATATCTTTGATATCTTCAAGAGCAAATTGCGTGTTTTCTACAAGATTATAAAAGAATCCGCTCATGATACTTTCTTTTTGCTCACGCATTAGTTTAAGCTGAGCCTGGCTACGAAACATATCAATCCTTATAGTCAATAGTATTAGTAAGACGTTCGATTACTTCTGATTCCGTCCACGAGCTTAGATAATCATTATCTGAATATTGAAGTTGTATAATATCGGAATATGAAATCTCCCGGCCGTCAAAAATCTGAGTTCCTAGATGCTTTTGAGAGAACTCTTTAAAGCCCGGGTCGTGCTCATTAAACACAACTTCATCCATTGCATCTACAAGAGACTTAGCTTTGATGACATATCGATTACGGAATGTGCTAAGAATATCTACAACATAGTACTTAAGGCTATCATCCATTTTCTTCATACTCCATGAACCGTCGCTATTGTCTACCCATTTTATAGAGTCACCAATTTTAAGGCCAGTAGCTTCTAGTATTTCATCGTTAAGATGAATGTAATGCTCACCATCAACACCCAATTTAACATCTAATGTCCAAGTTTTCATAGTTGACTTTAAAATTTAAATTACCTAAGTATTATACCCATTAACTAAATTAAATGCCATGAAAAAAGCAATTTTATTGCTGGCTCTCTTCTGCTCTTCAGCTTTTGCTGATAAGATGGATGATATTAAAATCCTATCGCAAGAAGCAGCTAGCATCTACGCGCCAGACTTGCATTATACCATACCACCAATAGTATATCTCTCACCTAAGGAACTTACTATAAAGGTTTGCGGTAAGCAATGCCCTAACGATTCTTTTGTAGTAGGGCTATACGATGGAGGAACCATCTACCTAAGAAGTACCTGGGATCCTCAGAACGATACAGATGCAAGTTACTACGTGCATGAGTTTGTTCACCATTTACAATACCTTAGCAAGGTAATTGACCCTACAGCTAAGGGAACCTGCGAGGAGAACGCCAGGATTGAGTTTGTTGCTTACAGTGTTCAGAATCAATGGTTGATGAGAAGAGGGAAAGGTTTCCCCTATCGCATGATGCAACAACTAAGTTACATATCTGCAGGATGTAATCCTTAATCCTTCTCTACTATTTCTAGATTTCCATCAAAAACAAATCCACATCCGCGAAGAAAAGATTCAAAATTTTCTATAACATTATTAAGTTGAATCTCTTCAAACTCATGAGTGATCTTGAGATCGTCAAGAGTATGAGCAAAAGTAAATTTAGACATAATATATCCTTAAGATTGGAGCGGGATGCGGGAATCGAACCCGCGACTCTAGCTTGGAAGGCTAGGGTAATACCATTTTACGAATCCCGCTATGCAGCTAACACTTCTTTAATTCTATCTGCAGCATAGCTCGCTGCAAACGCTTGAGGCTTAATAAGGGGTGTAACGTTACACATACCCTTAATATAGCCTACTGCTTCATTAATAATACAACTCGAACCGTGAAGATCGCTTGGATTAATATCAAGATGAACTTCAACATCTCTGTCTTCTAGAACTTCTTGTAGTTTCAAATACAGCTCTGCAACTTTATATACTTCATTCATTAGCCGCATTCTTGGGCGGTTCTTGCTTTGATCATAATCGCGTTCTCTTTGAACCTCGCCAAAGAGCTTGCAACCATGTCTTCCGTCGATGTGTACTACAATTGCGAGTGTGTAATCAGCATACCAAATATTGTTATTAATGAATCTTTCAGAGTCGCCACCAATATAAATTTTTGTGCTAGGGCCTTGTGCTTCGATAAACTCTTTTACTTCATTAATATCTATTTTTAGCATGCTTGCTCCTTGTTGGTGCCCGGGACCGGAATCGAACCGGTACGCCGTTTTAAAGCGGCAGATTTTAAGTCTGCTGTGTCTACCTATTTCACCACCCGGGCGTTTTTGGCCTGCCGAGAGGGACTCGAACCCCCGACCCTCAGCTTAGAAGGCTGATGCTCTATCCAGTTGAGCTACCGGCAGATGATTCATTATAGTCTACTTATGAATGAAGGGCAACAACTAATCGTCCTGCTTAAGCTTTTCTTCTTTGAGTTTTTCTTCTGGGGTAAGAACCTGTTCTGGTTCTTTATTACCAAAAATTTTATCCCAGTTGTTTTCGAATGTGATAAGATCAATACCTAATGGTCTTTGTTTTGATCCTTTTCCGCCATCGCTCATATTGATCTCCTTATAGATAGTTCGGTTGCGCTACTAAGGTTACAGGTTGCGTTCTAGACCGCTATTGTATACCGTTTCATCCCTAGCTTCCGCTTCGCACCCAATACACCGAAAGGTATGGGGCGGGTCCTTGACAGTAACGACTACTCTGGGTACGGCCTATAAGAAGGGCTCGCCATTTCGCTGTACGCACTACTGTTATCGTCTCCTAAAGACTCATCAGAAGGACTGTTATAGGTGCCAAGCCATTCCTTACCAGGGAACCACTTGACCGGGAGGTTACTCCGACCACGTCTAATAACGCTTCGACGAGAACGCTTAAAGTATTCGATCTTTAAGAATCGCTAGTCATATGGTGGAACTAGGCACCTGAGAGTTCTGGACACTATTTGGCCAATAGTGCTGTGGCATAACACAAACTCACACCTCTCCTAAACCCAAGGAGACACGGGGGTTTGGTAGGAGGTACCGGGTTCGAACCGATCACATTCACGGTGTAAGCGTGACGCTCTACCAACTGAGCTAACCTCCTATTTTGGTCTCTCTATTTGGATTTGAACCAAAACCACTGCGCCCCAAACGCAGTACGCTACCTGATTACGCCATAGAGAGAAACTGGTGCCCCCACCCGGAATCGAACCAAGAATCCATGATTACAAATCAAGTGTTATACCATTTAACTATGGAGGCTATATTAAACTTCTTTCTTCTTACGACCGCGACGAAGCTTTGGCTTTTCAACTACTACTTCTGCAACCTTATCGCTTCCTGGTTCTGATGCAACTTGCTCAGGCATGCTATCGTCAGGATTCAAAAATACAGGTGCTCCTAGCTCAGTAATTTCGTTAAGAAGCTTATCATAGTGTGTAATAAATTCAATAGTACCGTCTTCATATACGGTACGAGTACTATGCGCGCCTTCGAATGTGCTTACAATTACCTTCTCCGACATAATGTCTCCTATTAACTTGGCTCCCCGGGCTGGGATTGAACCAGCGACCAAATGATTAACAGTCATCTACTCTACCGCTGAGCTACCAGGGAATAATTGGTTGCGGGACCTAGATTCGAACTAAGAACTCAGGCTTATGAGACCTGTGTGATGCCATTTCACTATCCCGCTATACGTACATTATAATACTTATCGAATATAAGTCAACTTGGACCCGGTGGAGAGAATCGAACTCCCACATGCAGATTTGGAGGCTGCGGTTCTGCCATTAAACTACACCGGGATCTGGCGGAAGCGGTGAGATTCGAACTCACGGTGCCATTACTGACACGACAGTTTTCAAGACTGTTGATTTAAACCACTCATCCACACTTCCAAACTTACTCGAACTCTTTCTGAATATAAAAATTAGCTACCTTTTCAGTCATCATACTAACAATATCGCCAAAACATCCTTCGAGTGTATATTTATTTTTAAGCTTACCGAGGCACTTAGTCCTAGTAAACGTATAAAAATCTTCGCGATGTTCTTTGTTGCTTACGTCAAAGTTAATAACTGGATTAATTTTCATATTATTTCTCAATTTGGTGCCCCAGGAGAGACTCGAACTCTCACGCTTTTGGCACTGGCTTCTAAGACCAGCGTGTCTACCATTCCACCACCGGGGCGATAACATGGTCCTCCCGACAGGACTCGAACCTGTAACGTGCCCCCATCTAGAGCCTATGCCGGGTATAAGCCGGGTGTTTTACCATTAAACTACAGGAGGGATTTCCTAACAACAAATACATTATAGATGCATCAGAATTAAAAGTCAACTACTTTGTTTTTCTGCCTATATTGTATTTTGCTACTAATTCCCACTCATGCTTTTCTTTATATGATAAAACTTTGATTTGAGATAGAGGTGCTGTTGGTTCTTGAGTTGCGCGGGGATCTATAAGGTGTATGAGTTCCCATTCTGCAAGGAGATTGATAATAGCATTGCGACGTGCTATATCATCTTCGGAGAAATTAGAGGGCTTGCCGTCTAGAAGAAATAGTTCTTTGAAATGAACTATGTAGTAGCGGCCTTGCTTATGAAGTATATGACAGGATTGATAGAGCTTTTTATCTTTTCTGGAGGCTACACCAATACGGGTTAGCGTTTCTCTTACTTTTAAAAAATCATCTTCTTCTACCAATCTTATTTCAATAAGATCGTCTATAGTGGTCATCATTCACCTTTTTTAGTTCTTGTTTTATAGTCTCTAACTGCTCAGCTGAAAGTATCGATAAGACTTGAGACGCCTTGTCAACATTATACTTATAATATTGACAAACAGCGGAAATATCTTCACTTTCAACCTTCTTCACCCACTTTGCAAAACGCTTCTGAGGCCTGATACTATTTAGTAGATAATGAAACTGTAATTTCTTATCTACATTATTGTATCGGTTTATCTCATTCGCGTAGAGAATAGTATCGGGGAAATAAGATAGAGACTTATTAACTAAAAAAGGCACATACTCTTTTTCTACCAGCTCATCATTCTCTGAGCCAGTCATTAGATCTTTCTTGGTATAGTTTATTGCATTGACAAAATCAAACGGGTTCATTTGAACTCTATTTCAACCATGACTTCGGTAAGGAATGCAACCAGGTTAATTTCCTTATCAGCAACGAATGCTGAGTTGTACTGGTACTTTGCAATAAGAAGTACCAGTTGTGGGATAGAACTTGCTTTAACGTGTTCTGATGCGGTATCATAAAAGGTCCTAAACAATACAGCATCTTCTACGTCTGAATGCTCTCCTACCCATTTTCTTACATTAGTAAAGCTTTTATCCTTAATAAAGGCTACTAAGTTTAAAAATTTACTCTCTTGAAAGTTAGATAGTATGCCAGAGTCAATACTACCCGTTGCACTATATCGCTGTAGCTCGTTAATAGTGCGGCGGAAGTCTGGAAAGTATCGTTCTACGAATGCAGCAAGAGTCTTACTATCGCTAGTAACGTTCTCGTCTTCTAGGATCTTTAGAAGTCTCTTGTAGAACTGCATAGCAAGCTTAGGCTTCTCATCCTTAGGAATCTTGAACTCGACGATTGAGCACCGTGAATGGATAGGCTCAATAATACGGTTACGGAAGTTGCATGTAAGAATAAATCCGCAATTCTTAGAATACTCTTCCATAAAGTTACGCAACGCCGGTTGAGTACTCTGAGGATTGAGATAATCTGCTTCGTCTAGAATAACATACTTGCGTGAACCAGTAAACGAAATAGACGAAGCAAATTGTGCTATTTCGTTTCTTAGAGTATCAATATTACCATTCATACTACCGTTAATGACAATATAGTCGCAACCGATTTCTTCTAGAAGGGCGCGAGCAATAGTAGTCTTGCCGGTTCCTGCACGACCGGTCAATAATAGGTTAGGTACTTCCTTCTGCGATACAAACGTCTTAAAGGTATTTTTAAGCTCTTCTGGAAGAATAGTATCGTCAATATTACGAGGCCTATACTTTTCAACCCATAGAAATTCTGCATCACTCGACAGCATCAATATCCACCTTGCCTGTTGTGCTTTTCAATAAACCCATAACGTAATTTTCACCTGCAAGTATAAAAAACCCGTTCTTTATTAAAAACTTAGCAACGGGTGCTGAATCTTCATTACTACAGATAATCTTAATTTCTTTGCATGCCGCAAAAAATTCTTCAAGATTATCTATTTTCTTCATGTCAATTAAACGTCGAAGTAGTTTCTGTAGTAATCCAGTAGGTAATATCATCGCTCTTAAATTCAGCAATGCCCCTGGAAGAAATGCGCACGTTGTACGTGGCATTCATTAGCTTTAAATACTCCGGCCGGAATACCATCTTAAACTCACGAGATGGATCTGGCATTGCGCCTAGATGAATTCTATAGTTGTCTGTAGTCGGGCTACGCACATTAGTAGCTTCGATATACATCTCACCATCTTCACCAGTTACTGCTACATCAGGCAATCCCATAATACCGTGAGCTTTCATAATACGCGAGAAGTCCTCAGGTGTAAGAGTAAACTCAACTTCAGCATCTGGCATATTAATACCATTTGCGTCTGTCGTTACGATCATGCGTGGATCGGCAAAGGTAAAATTAACTTTTTGATTATTAGCAGAGATAATCAAATGAGTATCTGTGAACTCGATTTCAGGCGTATCAAATAGTGATAGAACTCCTAGCAGTCTAGGCAAATCACTAATTGCAAACTGCCGAGGGAAACCCTCGGCAATGTTCGCTCTCGCTAAAATATTCTTATTACTCGATACTACGGTAAGCGTATTACCTTCTTTGAAACGCATGGAGCTGTTAATCAAAGAAAAGTTCTTAAGTATCTGGAGAGTTTTATTATCTAGTTTCATTTCTTCTTCTTGCCGCCAATCTTCTGCACATCAGCAGTAGCAGCAGCACCAATTTGAGCTAGATCGACCAAGCTACCACCGAAGATATATGAACCAACGTGCTGTAGCTTCATCCATGGGCAGAACCATACACGCAGACCTATCTTCTCAGCATGATAGCAGAAGTTATAATCTTCAGATAGATAACGCTTCGAAGCCTTCTGCTCGTTATCTACAATCGTCTTAGCAGCATCTTGTAGATCGGTCTTACCATTCGCAACATCCTCTAGAAGATTATGCAGCGTCTGATAGCTAAAGCCTCTATCGATAATGCAATCGAAGTAAGCATGGATTTCACGACTACCATCAAAGAACTCTGTACGTACATGGTCAGGCTTGTACGAGAGGTATGGGTATGATTCCTTATACTTCTCGAATGCACGTCGTTGTACCATCATAAACCCGGTACCAATCTCAAGCACTTCTACAGGCTCACCAAGAGGAATCGAGGCAGTATTACCCTTTGGGTTGAATACATAGTCACCGACATACTTCTCGAGAGTGTTAGGATCTTCGTCAGCAAAGCCCTTATCAACGGCTTGCTTGATCTTCTCCCAAGAAATACACTTCTTAGGATAAGGTCCACCCATAATATCATAAGGGCTTTCGTCAGTCATAAGACCTAACATAGCTAGAACGTCTTGAGGATTAAAGCCGATATCACTATCGATAAACATCAAGTGCGTGCAATCAGAACGCATAAACTCATCGACACAGTAGTTGCGTGCACGAGTAATAAGCGACTCATTAAACAAATAATAAAGCTGAATAGGAATATTATACTTGGCACACATAGCAGACAAGTCTGCAACGCTACGAGTATACATGCCTGCGCACTGACCGCCATACATTGGTGTGGCAAGAAAGAGCTTCTTCTTTTGTAGATCCTGAATTGGAATTTGAATCTGCATCAATTTTCTCCGTATTTCTTATCGTGTTCTTTGTTGCTACCATAATCACCATCGTAAAGATGCAACGTCTCCGCATCAAAGCAGATATATTGTCCGATTCTGGTTCCCTTTTTAATACGCGCAGGACCACACGTTACATGCATAACCCCTGCCATTACTCCACTATACCCTGAATCATAGAGACCGGATGTAAGAAAAACACCGTTCCTGTTAAGTGTGCTGCGTGTGATTACCCAGCCTGCTTCATTAAGCCCTACAGCGATTGTATTCTTCATAATCACTTCGTATGAGCCTGGTTCCAAATAATAAAATCCGTCTACATCTGGCTTAACTTCATCTGAACCTCGATGCTTCTTATCATGATTAGTAATCTCAAACAATTCATTTCTAATCTTAAAGACCTTTCCTAGTCTCAAATCAACCGCATTAGGTTGTACGTCTGATTCAGAATCGACGTGTGAAAGAGTTGTTCCTGCACCTCTACCAAATACATGCTTCATTGTCAATCTCCAAAATAATACGGATTCTCAATCGTCTTAAAAGTAAAGATAGGAGCAGCAGACTTAAAGTCAAACTCCATTTTCAATACTTTATTAGCTTCTGTCTCTCTTGAGCCCTGAAACCTGCTCGAAGAGATATTAAGCTCGTCGTCTATAAACATAGGCGATATTTCGTTGCGGAACAAAAACATCGAGTAGCTATTATAAAACAAACAGCTAAAACTTCCATCAAACTTACTGAATGAGCTCCATCCTGACCCAATAAGCTCACAAAGCATCAGCATGGTATCCCATTTTACTTCTCCATTAGATTGCTGTAGCTTCTTTATAGCCGATTCTTTTAGAATACCATTATGCCATAGGCACGTATTAAATTCCTTCAATACGTTATGCTTATCTTTAGTAAAAGTTGATAATGGATAAGCAGTTGCAGGATGAATCGATTCCATCGAGGCCGACTCTGTAGTCGGAGCCTGCACATGCACAATACCATATGTACGTTGAGGTACGTTAATGACCGAAAAATCAGGCTCACCGAAGTCCTGCTTCATAACTGTAAGCCTGCCAGTATAGCAATCGTATAGCGAGAACGAATACGAATAGCTACCTCTATGCATGTTAAGCTTAACTAGCTCGTGTAGTTTATTAGTATCGAATGAACCTACAATTGCACACATATTAAAAGCCTTGAAGTTGATTAATAGTATCTACGGCTGAGGTATGTAAAGCACCATTGCCGTTATTTTGTACGAATGGTTCTATACATTGTATACTATCATCAATTAAGATGCAACTTGGATGACCGAATAGTCCTTTTTCCTTCTTAGTAAAGGTAAATGCACGTGGTAAATGTCCTATCTTATTATTCTCTAACCATTTAATCTTCTGCAAACATACTTCAGTATATGTTTCTTTGCGACCGGCGCAAGAAAGGATAATAATATTAGTATAGTTGCTTTGTAAATAATCTAAGAGAACTTGAGCATCTGGCATCATACTAAGAGTTTTAAAGCCCTCAAGGATAATAAACTTATTCCAGTTACCCTTATCCGGGTCCTCTCTACAATTTACACCAAAGATAGAATAATAGTCTTTATCGAAGTTAGCTATTACCCCATCCATATCCAAGTATATTGTTTTCATTTACGCAGCTATCAGTTTATCCCAAGGAATAGGCACACTATATTCGATTGGATCCTTTAATCCTGCTTTTGCAAAGTTAGCAATGCGTTCGGCACACGATGGACATACACCGCAGCTCTTACCGCTGCCATCTGGATTATAGCAAGTAAGTGTGCTTTCTAGATAATTAACCATGCCCATTTCCTTGCATAGCTCAATCTCTTGATACTTGCTGAGTTGACTAAACGGTGCAACAATCTCAACCTTATGATTACGGTTCTGTGTTGCAACTGCGTTCATACTATCTACAAAACGCTGTGTAGTATCCCAGTAACCATATTCGTCATGCACTTGTAAGCCTGTAAAGATATGAGATGCATCGGACGCTTCTGCTAGTGCAAGAGTAAGCGAGAGCATAATCATATTTCTGAACGGTACATAAGTTACCGGCTGCGGGTCACCTAGAACATCCTTAATCTTAGGCATATCAACCTCAGACCCTTGAATGTTGGCAGACATCGTTCTTGCGATCTTACCTAGAATATCCAATTCAAAAATCTTATGCTCTACACCTAGGCTGTCTGTTAAGTTCCTGGCACGCTTTAATTCCATCCATTGCTTCTGACCATAATCATATGAAACTGCATGTACCTTATCTGCACCATACTTCTCAATCAAAAGCATTAACATTACAGATGAATCAAGTCCTCCAGATAGTACAGCAACTACATTCTTATCAGTATCAGGCAGACCTGCCATTGCATCACTTAACTTCATTTCGTTCCTTTTGCACTCTATGAATATAAACTACAGCATCCATAAGCTCTTCTTTAAGATGCTGAATCCATTGATCGAAATTTAAATCAGTTCGTTCTGTTGTAACGCCGTATTTGTTATATCCGTGTAAAGATCTAGCAATAAATTCGTCACAAATTTCATTTACGTTCTTATCTGGTGAACTCATTATTGTCTCATCGTCTTAGTGCAGAAGCTATACTCACCCGTCAAGTTACCTGCATATAAATTTAACACTTCCCAACTCGATGCTCGAACAGGGTTGATATCAATACCACCGCGGCGAGTGTATAGACATGCAACTAGCAGCTCTTCAGGTGCAAGAAGGTCGTGCAGGCGCTTGTAAATACATTCACAAATCTCTTCGTGGAAATGATTCTCTTTTCGCATACTTACAATATACTGCAACAGAGATTCAGGAGTAACTGCCTTCTCACCCTTAATATGAATATAAACATCGCCCCAATCAGGTTGATTAGTTACTCGACAGTTCGAACGAAGCGAATGCGATCGCCAACGCTCATACCTGCCAATACTAGGCACTACTTCTAGAATATCAGAACTCTCATTATACTTGTCGAAAGTCATCTTATCGATATTGCAATAGTTTTCTAGCGATACGAAGTCACCAGTAATGGGTCGTACACCATCTACATTATTAATAGCGATCTGCGCGCAGACATAACCACCAGTAGCCTTAGTTAGATCTTCACCGATCTTGTCTTCGATCATCCATAACTCTTCAACCGACTCAATAAGCCTTGCCATATTGTATGAATTAAGATACAACTTAACTGACTTTGATTCTACGATATTAGGCGTATTATCATTATAGACAAACTTTAGCCAGCCTGATACAGGAAATCCGTTCTTAAGCAAAGTAGAGAACTCATACGCATTCCACGCATCACTACCAACAAAGGGTAGATTATCATCTTGAAGGCCATATTCTGTACGATTAAGCTGTCTAGGCACAGCTACCAGCAAAGACGGATCAACGTCATCAGGGGTAACATAGGGCTTAACTACGGAACCATCCCCAGCCTTGCCTAGGTGTACTGATACTAGGTCATTTAGTGTCTTTTGATTATCGCTCATTTATCAGTAATTTCCTTATTAATTTCTAATACATTAAGTACAAACTGAACTCTCTCTCTTACAGTTCCTTTTACATTATAAACCGGTACATTTTTCTGTGAGATAACTTCATTAAAAATATTAACTACTCTGTCTCTAAAGAACGTATTAATAGACCTTACGCCATCGTTCTTAATCTCAAACTCAGGTGCAACGTAAAAGATAAAATCATATCCTTGAATCATCCGATCAAAGATTCTCTCAACATACTTTAACGTACCAGCTGTAATCTTACTATTCTCACGTAAATACTTTGAATAGACTAGACCGTCTAACACAGTTCTATCTGTAATCATATTATCATGCATAGCAAGATTAACAATATGCTGATTCATAATCAGCTCTTGAGTAATATCATTACCATCTTCGTTAATAGGCAGACCATACGACGCAACCTTTCTAGTTACTTCGTTACAGACTTCATAGTCTTTAAAGACTGGTTCTGATCTCAAAGCATTTAATAACGTTGTCTTACCAGTAGATTGAGCACCGCTTATACCAATTCGCATTTATTGTCCTTGAAAAATTTTAGCCAAGCATGCAACGACGTTATTCTTAAATTAGAGTATACTTCTTCTCTGCTATTACATCCATTAAGAACTGCAAATGACGACAATATTTCTCCGCCATCAACGTCATTAGTTACTTTATGTACTACACTGCCAATAAACACAAATCGCGAGATATTTTCTGCGACCTTTTCCTGAGGGTCTAACCCTTTAAGTTCCGGGTACCGAGTAATAAGACCAGGATGCCCGTTATAGATGTCCATCGCGCTACAGATATTATTCGGAATAATTTTTAAGTATCCGTGCAGCGTAACTAGATGGTTGTTATCTTTATTTTCGTCTAGAAGGGTCTGCATGATCGTTTCATGATCGCCACTGATAGTCTTTTGCTCGCGAATGAACGGATGCCACGTGCTAGAATCGATATTGTTAGTTAAAATAAGGCTAGGAGCAACGCCTATCTTTGCAGATAGCGCTGCTATTTCGGAGCCTGTTTGTGAGAATAAAGCAATCCAAGGTTTATTATCCATTAACTATAGCCCTAAAACATTCTATGTTGTAGAGAATTTTACTCATCTGCTCATCGTTTACATCGGAGTTAATTAGAGTAAAAAGCTTTTCTGTTGGCTTGTCTTCTAAGCCATGTTTACCATTATACCTAATACCTTTGATACCAGCAACTACTGGATTAGACGTATCCATAGAATCAATCCAGCTGTAACCTCGATATACATCGAACTCTTGAGGCAAACCACATCCTAGTAGATGATGGGGTTTATTAATATTAATTACGTTAGCAATATTAAGCATATAATTAATCAACGCATCTCGACCATACATGTAGTGATGATATTTGGTAGGCAGAGTACCGTTAATCTCTTCGTTAATAAAGAACGAATAATCAAACGAAATAGCAACCTTATCTACTAGAGGTTCAATTTCTTGATAGCACCAAACTACCTCTTGAACGCTCTTGCCTTGGACTACACCTATAGTCTTCTTGCCAGGCAATTGCTGCCAGTCTTTTACATTCTTAACAGTCTGCTGTGCATCTTCTAGTACATCTGGAATAATATAATAGGTCGGATCTAGCTTTTCAATCCAGCCATAATACTTGTCCTTATCGAAAGCAGTACCCAATTCAAAGACTGAATTGTCTAGAATAACCTCACGCTTCTTAAGCAAAGCCTTCTCAAAGAAGTCATAATACTTTTCATTCTCTTCAAAAAGGTGTACAAGGGCATAGTCGTAGTCGGTTACTTCTTGTACTTTATTGAATATGCTTAAGGGGGCTTCGTGAGCGATTTTCATTGCAGTTTCTCGATAAAAGGTTCATTCTTCGACACCCAGAGTATGTAAGCACCTTGCTTAGTAGGCTTTGCACGGTGTTTGTTTTTCATTACATACTTTCTCATAGTATCAACGTTATACTTGTAGATACCTTCGTAGATAAGGTCTACACCATATATTTCTTTAGCTGTGGTAGTATGAATCCAGCCTTCATTAAGATCGTTAGTATATACTTCTACTCCAAGGTGTCCTTTATAGATGTTCGTCTTGACATCCATAGGAACATCGTCTACTAAAAAATCGATCTTAAGCTTTACTTGGCTATAAGGATCCTCTTTCTTAACATACTGAATATTATTTTTGATAAGGTAGCGTTCGACTACGCTTTCGCCACTATCACCTTTGCGGCCGGAATCGCCGTATCTACCTTCAGAGTTTTTATACCACATAAAATATAATATAGTAGGGAGATTATATATTAATATAACTTCAATATTAGCTCAACGAGTAGTTAGTTCTTGAATTTGAATATTGTCAAAGAACTCTTTCTTGACGTCGGCGTTATTAAATTCGCCGTATAGTACTGTAGTTTGAGTAGTACTATCGTGCGCGTTAATACCACGGTTCTGACAGCAACCATGCTTAAGCTTTAAGTATACTGCAACGTTATTGCTTTCGGTTGCTTTTCGAATCTCACGAGCAATATCATTACACAATTCTTCTTGAAGAGTGCCTCGACGTGCGCACCATTGAGCAATACGAGTATACTTCGATAGACCAATAACCTTATCACCTGGAATAATACCAATATAGCCTACTCCAGTTACTGGCTGATGATGATGCGAGCACATTGACTTTAGTTCCGAACGAACTACGAGCATACCTTTATAGGCTTCTTCACCAATATTAGGAAATGCAGTTGCATCAGGTGCTGGATAATATCTACCCGACATAATCTCATGTACATACATCTTGGCTAGTCTTTTTGCCGTTCCTTTTGAGTTGGGGTCATTTTCCCGGTCAATGAGCAGAGCATCCAGTACTCCTTCAAACGCTTTTGTAGCTTCTTCAACAATAACCTGACGATCTGCATCATTGAGAATTGAGGAAATATTATCACCGGCCCAGTACCTTAATTTGTTGTTAATGAGTTTATTACGCAATATTTCAGTATATTTCATTATTAGCCTTCATAAAATGCCGAGTTACCTGCATGCTCAAATACTTCTACTGACTTAACGCGAACTGTAGGATTCAATAGAGTGCCATTTTCTCTCCAATCATCAAGCATTAATGCTAGTTGATTATAGGCCAGCTCAGCAAAACGCTCACAACCTACACCGGGTACTACTCTAACATCTGCAACACCCATACTGTGCAATTGCTTCAGAGTATTAAGCTCAGGATCATCCTCTGCTAGAATCAAAGTATGGTCGAACATATACTCAAGCCATTCTTTAAACTCTTTCAGCCCACCAAAATCCATAACCCAGTTGCGTTCATCTAAGCTATCGCATTCGAACGTAACATGCACACCAATAGAATACCCATGCAACAAACTGCAATGGCTATGAGTGCTTTTCCATTGTCTAAAGCAGCAGCTTAGACCTCGATCATTTCCGTATGTCTTTGTACTATAAAACTTTCCCATTTTACTTCTCCCACCAAAATTCAATCCAATCAGAAAACTCTGAACGCTTTATTGTCATATGATGATAGTCTGGAATAACTGGTTGTTCCTTATTCCATACAACAACCGCAACATCGGTCTTGCCATGTATTTCCATAAATGTCTGTATCGTCTTGCCGGTATCCAATATTTCATCTACTAATAGTACTTTATTTCTTGGATTATCCAAGATGTCCATTAGCGTAAGCGAAGGCTTCTTTCTATCGGTATCCCAGTTACTTGCAAGCATAGGCACTTTAAGTCTATGGCTAAGAACCGTAGCAGGAATTAAACCGCCTCTTGTAAGACCAACGATATAGTTGTATTTGATTTTTTTATTATTTACTTGACGAACAATGTTATCGATTGCTTCGTTAAACATATCGTAAGTAAAGTCATAGGTGCTCATGTCCCCCATGCGTTTCTCCAAATATCTACTTGCAGTCGCGGGGAATATCTCCATCCTAGCTTCATAGCATGTTCAGCGACTTGCTTGTTGTTTAAGTAATATACATCTTCGGTACCGCCCACTGGCATCAGATATACATCTCCGCAAAAGCCTTCGTCTTTATATTCCTTGACAGCTTTCTTTGCGTCTTCTACATCCTGTTCTGTTGCTACTACAAACTTGAGGTAGGTATGACCGATGCCTTGATAATCGTGAATAACTTCTGGCTTGATAGCATCTTCCCATTTTTCTCCAGAGCAAGGTAGCTTAGGTGATACTGAGAATGTGAGTCGATCAAAACTACGCCCAAATCTTGTAAACTCCTCAAACAGAAAGTACCTAAAGTCGTCTGTTAATGGTTGCGTACCGTTAGTTTCAAATGTAAGATTTTCAAGATTATAGATAAAGTCGCCTCTCTTAATGAGGTCTGGAAACGAACGCTGCCATCCTAGAAGAGGTTCTCCGCCCGTAATAACTAGGTGTTCTTTTTTCCACTTATGTTCTGGAAGAAGCTCAAAAATCTTTTCGGCGATTTCGTCAGTAGATCGTACAGGGCTAAGATGCTTAAAACGAGGATCCCAACTAGCGTAAGAGTCACATCCAGTATGAACGAGAGGAAGCTCTTCGTAGTTGTTGTAATTAGAAACATGAACAGCGACATTATTTCTCTCATCACTAAGTTGTCCTATAGGCATGCCGAAACCGGCGCATTGAAAGTTACAACCGAAAGTTCTTAGGAAGATAGAAGGCACACCAACATAGCGCCCTTCTCCTTGCAGGCTATAGAAAAGCTCTGCGACTTTAATCTTTGACATTCATCACTCCTAGTTATACGTGGAAGGGCACGGTAAATTATATAGCTTGTGTAAGGTGCTTAAACTTCTTTACTTTGCGATCTAGGAGCTTCTTTTGATTCTTAGCCCTTGCAAGGTGAATAGGATTAGCTCTCTTAGTATAATCTACCCCGTTTAAATGATCAAGCTCATGCTGAATGCAACGTGCAGTCATACCTGTATAGGTCTCTGTATGGTATTCACCGAATGCATCCTGGTAGCGGACTTTAACTGACTTTGATCTCTTGATCGGTAAGAATAGATTAGGATATGATAGGCAACCTTCATCCAAAAGAACCAATTCAGTAGTCGTATCTACAATGGTAGGATTAAACATTGGCATAGGTTCTGCAGAATACAAAACAAATACTCGGTATGGTAGACCTACCTGATTAGCAGACAACCCCATTCCCTTTTCCTTTACCATAGTCTCAATAAGATTGTTGACTAATTCTATAGGATTAATAGGTGGGTTATTAAAGTTAAATTTCTCTAACTTTGTTCTGAGTAATGGATGATCAGGGCTAATTAAGTCAAGTATCATTTTTTCTTTTTATAGTTAGAAGGTGTCAATAGAATATTGCACGAAGAAACATAAGGATTAAAAGTGTGTTCAATTGTATATTTTTTTGCCTTAAAATACTCTATAACACGATCATGTGTATCTGGTGACGTTTCTACTAATACTACAGGATTACATCTGCTTATTGTTTGCTCTGCTCCTTTAAGAACTTCCATTTCATGACCTTCTACATCCAGCATTAAAAAATCTACTTCTTCTAAATTTAAAGAATCCAGAGACGTTTTAATGATAGTAGTGTTGTTAGAAGAAGAATCAAGTTTAAATGTGCCTACATTAATTTCTTGTGGATTACTCATATTTGTAAATCCACCTTCATCACTTAATGCACAATTAAATTTATAGATGTTGGTTCGGTTGCAATTTAAAGTTAATACATGAAAAAGAAAGAAAATAGGCTCAAATGTTATTACCTTTTTAAAAAAGAAAGATAAAATAAAAGGATATAGTCCACAATTACCACCTGCTTGAACTACTACATTTTTATTTTTTAATTTTTCAATAAACGGTATAAATTTGTCTAGATCTTTGCTTATAACATTTAAACAAATTTTATCATCTGAAGGCCAAAATTTTTTGTGAACTTCGTTGTTAATGGTTAAATTAATATACTTTAAATCTATATTTTGATTATTCATAATGTTAATTAGCAATTCTTGAGAAGTTCTTATGTTTTTCAAATTTAATAACGGAATGGAACTTATCCATCAAGGCATCGCCCTTATGGCTAATAATAAAGATATTCGTTTCACCTGTAATGCCCTGAATAATCTTTAAGAATTCATCCGTACCCGAAACATCTAAGCTGCTATCGAAAACTTCATCAAGGATAAGAAGGTTAGTACTAGCAGAATTGCGAAGTTTTGCAATAGCTCTCCAGGTAAATAGTAGAGCCAAGTCGATACGCATCTTTTCGCCTTCACTAAACGATTCATAGCTAAATTCATCTCTAAACCTCGACTTAATAGATTCTTCAAAGTTTTCGTTAAGTTCAAAGTTAACGAAAAAGTCCATTGATGCAAGATACTTATTAATCAGCTTGTTAATTACTGGAATATACTGCTTAATAATTTTGGTCTTAATACCAGAATCTTTAAGTAGAATAGCAGCAGTACTCAACGTATGCCTATCGTCAACTAACGATTCCTTTAGGTCAATTCTAACTTTAAGATCTTCTCTTAGAGTTTTAATTTCCTTTGAGCTAGCATCAATATGCTTAGTATTAGACTTAATCTGTTCTATCTCATTGTTAAGAGACGTAATAAACATATTAAGCGTAGATATCTTATTGTTAAGCTCGTTTACCTTCTGCTGCAGGTTCTTCTGAACTGTAAGCGATTCGTTGTATGCTGCGATCTTTTCATTGATAATAGCAAGCTTTTTGTCTAGCTTTGATAAGCCTCTACCAATAACTGATATGTCATCGTCGTTCTTTTGCTTCGACTCACACTTAAAATTATCTGAGATGCCTTGCTTACAAGTAGGGCAATTGTCGTTGTCGTTATAGAAACTATTTTCTTTAATAAGTGTTACTGACTTCTCATACATCTTACGATAGAGTTCTCGAATATCTCTATCTTCCGTACGTAGGGTTTCTATCTGACTGGTTTCACTATCCAGCTCATTAATCTGTGTAGTGAGCTCATTAATAGTAAGCTGCGACTCATTAATGCCTTCCTCATGAGTCTTTATAATAGCTAGCTTTTCATTAATAATCTCGTCGTTGTTTTGCTTCAACGACTCAAGATACTTCTTATGCAGTTCAATCTTCTCAGCAATACTCTTTATCTTAAAATCATTATCAACTATGTCTGCTTTATTAACTGCAATCTTATCTTTGAGCAGAGTATTCATAGTCGAGAAGATTTGTATGTCTAACAGATCTTCAATAACTTCTCGGCGATGAGCTGCAGGTAGTTGCATGAACGGTACGAACGATGCACTACCAAGAATAACAATTTGAGAGAAAGATTTATAGTTAAGCTTCAGAATGCTTTTCTCGAACATCTCTTGATATTCTCTTGACTCTGCATTCTGATTAATGATATTGCCGTTTTGATAGATTTCAAAGACGTTGGGCTTCATGCCTCGAACGACTTTATAGTCATGCTTACCGATAGTAAACTCTAACTGTACTTCTAACCCCTTACCATTGATAGTGTTAAGAAGCTGTGGCTTGTTAATTTTACGAAACGGGCGACCGTAAAGAACAAAGCAAAGAGCGTCAAGAAGAGTAGACTTTCCAGCACCATTCTCACCGACAATAAGCGTTGAACGGTTGCGTAGAAAGTCAATCTCAGTAAACGCGTTACCAGTAGATAAGAAGTTTTTCCAGCGTATATTTTTAAATAAAATCATTAGATAGTATACTCAATGGAGACTGCCTCATTATAAAGCGTTCTAAGTAGATTTTCAAGCTTTACTTTGTCGACTTCTGCATCAAATTGATCCACATACTTGTTCAGAATAGATAAAGTATCTTCTGCTTCATTAATGATATCATCGTCATCTTCGAGATCTAGATTCAGGTGGTCTTCTACTACCTGGATATCTAATATGTTTGCTTTTTCTAGCTTCTCAATAAACATATCAAACCACATAGGGTTAGTTTTGTTTTTAACAATCACCTTAACATAACAATTAGTGTAAGCGCTAAAATCATCTACGATAACTTCAGCAGCATTCTTATTCAAATCATCATAGAAGACTTTTCTAAACATCGTCAGAGGGTTAGGAATAAATTTAAGCTCTCTTGTATCGGTATCAAATATATGAAATCCTTTTTGGTCGTTAAAGTCAGACCAAGTAATTTCATAAGGCGTACCAAGATAGTTAATATTATTTCTTGATGAGCGGTGGTGGAAGTGCCCTGAACATACTAGATCGAACTTACTAAACGTAACGCTATCCATACCGCCGTCATTAATACTGCCTCTATACATTTCAAAGCCACTAATCTCTAGGTGGCCGAATAGAATTTGTGCTTTGGTATTGTCGATTGCTCTCATGCAGTCTTGGTAGTTGCCTGAGCATATCCACGGCATCATTAGGATATCAGTTCCGTCAAAAGCAACATCTTGAGGTGTATCGTAAACTTTAATATTATCGTATTCACCAAGCAACAGATCTAGTGCATTTACTTCGTTCGTGTTCTTATAGAACGTATCATGATTACCTGCAATCATATGCGTATCGATATTTCTTTTCTTTAACTGCTCAAAGAAATAATCACGGCATGCTTTTAGTGATGCAAAGTTAATATACTTACGTCTGTCGAATACATCACCAAGATGTAGTACAGTACTAATATTATTTTCGTCTAGGTACGGGAAGAAAACGCTACTATAAAATCTTTCAAAGTAGTTTGAAAAGTGTACGCTATCGCCTCTTGCACCATAATGTGTATCAGTTACTATCGCTATTTTCAATGGGAGCCTCATCCTCTATAAAAACTTCAACACCCTTCTTGCGCTTGATCTTTTTCTTGCTAAGATTAAGCTCAAAATTCTTAATAAAGTCATTCATGTTTTCGTTTTCTAAATCTGATACAGCTGATGATGTATAGTCGTTATCATCGAAGTCATTTTGATCTACTGCCATATTAAATACAATACTATTTTCTAAGGACTTATGCTTAATATAAAGCTGCTTCTTCTCTTTAAGAATTCTACGCAAAAACGCAAAGTAGATAATTTGAGTAAAGTATGAGAACGGATTGTTAGATTTATTAGGGTCAAAGTTATCAATATAACTTACGCAATTCTCTACCCCATCGCTAATCATCTCTTCTCTATACGGATAGTTAATAAAGTTAGGTTTGTGAGAAAGCCTTCTAGCTATCATAAGCATACAGTGGCCGATATACGTCGGTATCTGAGGCTTGAGTACGTTATTAGCTTTTGCTTCGTCAACCTTTGCTTTATACTCAACCATCGCTTCAAGAAGCTTTTTATTATCTACATAGTGCGTTTTATCTTTCATTAGTTAATTAGCGGCTTCTTAAGCACCTTTTCTAACAAAGCCTCAGCTACTTCTTTCGAGACATTATCAGTCAGTTCGGTAGCATATGCTGCCTTCTCCATAAGTTCGTTATTAAGATCAAAATCAAAGTTATTAGTTATATCCTTTAATGTCGCTCGATAATATTCAATCATGCCCTTCTTAGGATTAGCAACTGAGAGAATATGAGATTGTAAAAAGCTATACTCCTTCTGGTCTGACATAGGCATATAGCGATGCAATGTAATGATAGGCGCTGATGCGGGGTTTCTTACATAGTAGTTTACTTGTAGCGGATCGGTAATAGTTACACCACCGTCGGAATTATTGTTAATGCTACCAATAACTTCGGTTCCGTCTACTAGTTTGATAAGGAGTGTATTCATACGAAATTTAGTCCTATATTATATGTTTTATAACTAAATCTTTCTTCGTTATAGATCTTTAGTCTTTCTGCAAAATGTAACAAAGTAAAGTTTTTTCTTGACTTCCAGGACAAATCGTCAGCAATATCATAAAGCACGGCGGATGTTTTCTTATCTCCCTTTCTCAAGCCACGCCCTATCGATTGTAGGTTTCTAATGCGGGACTTTGTAGGGCTTGCGAATACGACGTTGTGCAGATTTTTAATATTTACTCCAGTTGAAAAGGTACCGTAAGAAGCGATAATAATAGCATCATCACACTCTTCTACTGCTCGTCTAATATCTTCTCTTATTTCACCCTTTACCGATCCGGAGACGAAGAATACATTATCCCCTTTCAGCATATTGTATAACACATCTCCATGCTTTTCAACGTATTGGAATAATAATAGCGTATTGCCTTTAAGAGAGCGTGTTAGATTAACTATAAACCTATTTCTTGGCTCACATCTAACTATATAGTCTATTTCGTCTTGGTACGATAGACCTTTAAACTGCTGTCTAATAAGTTCCGGATATGTAAGAATTAATGCCTTAATCTTAAAGTCTGCAAGGTGCTTTTGTTCTATAAGTTCTGCAGTTGTAGTGATCTTCTTGACTGGTCCAAACAAACCTTCTAATACTAGCTTGTGTGTTTGTGAGCCGTCTAGTGTACCTGTAAAGCCAAAACGTATAGGGCAATCTACTAGCTTATTCATTATAGATGAAAGGCTGTCTGCTTTAAACAAGTGCGCTTCATCCCCTACTACAACCTTAAACTGCTCAAACCATTCGGCTGGCATCTTGTAGATTGATTGCCAGGTCGATATAACGAATGGCATGCTTGATTCTTTTTCTGCTCCAGAAAGAATCTTATGGCAGAACTTATCGCTGTTTATACCGCTATATTCACCGAAGTCAGATGCCATCTGATGTACTAGTGAAGTAGTAGGTACTACCACCAGCACTTTACCGCTCTCATAGAAGTATCTAGAGAGTAAATATATGATTAATGATTTACCGGATGCGGTCGGAGATAATAGAAGAGCTCTTTTATTGCGCACTGCATGAACAAACGCTTCTATTTGATAGTCTCTAGGCTGAAGCGTTAGTTTTAAAGATGAAATAAATTCGTTTGCTTCGTCTACTGAAAATTCTGATTCGAGAAAATCTTCTCTATTTTCGTAATCTACTGTATAGTTATTTTCTCTTGCAAATAGCTCTAGATGTAATCTTAAGCCTGCATGAATGCGATGTGTTGCCGCACTAAAAAGACGAATCTTGCCATCCCATCTAATAGGTCTGCCAGTCTTCTTTGCACGTGCTCTTTTAATATGGTCTGCACCCGGTACTACAAACGTAAAATAGTCACTCAGCTCTTGCGCTATACTTTGATCGCAATGAGCTTTAATATATGCATCATTAATTTTTTCTATGACTATATCAGGCACCAACTTTAAACTTCTCCCACGCTATTGCTTGAGCAATTTGATACCCTCTATTAGGAAGTGACTTGAGGATAGATTCTAAAAACTCTACCTTCTCTTCCTGCATCTTAATTTTAAGAGAAGCATTCCGTATGTCTGTATCTGAATCTAGATACATTGGAATATCTGCTCTAAGAACTCTCAATGCAAAAGGTTCCCAGCCGTTAGCATTAAGAGTATTTTCATCTAGTGTTCCTGCGTAATACTCGTACTTCTCTTTATGTAAACTCTTGTACTCATACTCCATCTTTCTAAGAAGAAGTCTTTCTGCAGAAAAGAACTTAAAGTATTTCGAATGTAATTGAGGTATCCTAAGACTTTCTTCACCTAGCTCGGTGCGATCGACGGTTGAATCGCGTTCCCAATGCTGTTGTATTTCTTCTAACTTCATAGCAATTACCTTAGTTAATTGCTAGTATTATAGTATATACTGTTACTTAAGTCAAGTAACCCATTGTAAAGGTTTGATATTTGAAGTCTGCTGATACTTCAATGTAGTTGACATCAGTATCTGTAGTACTGAACTTAAGTTCTGAAAGCGCGTATGGAAACAGATTCTTAAAGTATACATCCATGATAGGATTTCTGGCACTGTTTAGAATTGTAAGCGTTGCATCAGAATAGATGCCTGTGCCAGAGCCTGCTTTTGAATTAGCTATTGAACCGTATTGATCAAAGTTGTCTGGGAAGCTGATAGCTGTCATCCAGTCAAATATTTCTTTGTAGTTGCGGAGCTCTTCGTCTACCTTGAAAGTGATTCTTAGATCTTCATATGTGTTCTTGACACCAGTGAATGGAAGATCTACGAATGGGGTAGACACTGTAGCAACACCAATACTAGTTCCTGGCACTGATGCTGACTGGACGAAGTAGTTAAATCCTGGACATCTCTTTATACTAAACTTAAAGCCTAGAGGAGAGAGAAAATTAGGATTGTTTGGAATGTTGTTTATTGCGCTCATATGCTTATTTATAAAGAAAAAAGCCCGCTGTTTCCAGCGGGCTTAATATGCAGCTATACTATTATATTTTTATGTCTAATATTACATTAGGTTGTTAACAATAGTACGGCGATAGTATATATTGCTGTTTTCTGCTAGGCGACCTAGTTGGGCGCTTGCACCTTCAGCAAATGGGTTGGCAACCATACCATAACGGGTCTTGAAGCCAATCTTTGGTTGGAAGGTGTCTTGGTCTACAGCACGAACCATTTGTAGAGGAACGTATGGGCAGTAGAAGAGGCCGGCGTCAAATGGCGACGAACCCTTGTAACCCATCATGAAGAAGTTACCTGTCGAATATGGATCGATGTAAACGCGGATACGGCCGTTTAGTACACCAGCGAATGTTGCACCGGTATCATCAACTTGTAGGTTGTTGCTGTTAAGAGCAGGAGCGTAGTCTAGAACGCCAGCCATTTGAAGAGCTGAAGCAACGTCTGACGAGCATAGTACTACGTTGCCCTTACCACGTCTTGTGTCCTTGGCGATCTTGTTGGCTTCTCTTTCGAGTTGGAACATTAGACCCTTGAACTTTTCAACTGACCAACGACCGTTCGAGTCGGTGTCTAGGTCGAAAATACCGGCAGATGTTGTGCCTTCTAGCGAACCCTGCTTAGCAGTTACGTAGATTGTACGGATAACTTCGCGGTTGATTTCAGCAAGAATTTCTGACGAAAGAATGTTGCTTAGTTCTGTTTCAGCATCAAGACCATGAACAGCACGTAGATCTTGTGCAAGTTCCATTGTGTACTCAGCCTTTAGAGCACGTGTCTTAGCTGTTACCGAAACCTTCTCGATTGAGAAAGCCATTTCTGGGAATACTAGCGTGTTGTTCGAGCCAAGATATTCTGAAGTCGATGTCGACATACCTTGGGCATAGTTAACGTTAGCTGATTGAGCTAGAAGGGTGGTGTTAGCACCGCTACCTAGAGCACCAACGTGTGCGTTACCGATCTGAGCACCGCCACCAACGATTGTCGAGAATGCTGTGTTGACTTCGTTGTAGAATGCTTCGGTACCAGCTTGGTTAGCATAACGGGCACGCATTGCGAAGATCAAGCCTGTTGGGCCTGTCATTGGCTGTACGCCGCAGATATCGTAAGCGATTAGGTTAGGCATCGAACGACGAACAAGGCTGATAAGAACTGGATCGAAAATATCTACCGAGCCAGTTGTACCGTCTGACGACGAACCTTGCATTGCGTTAACTGGTTGACCAGCTTCAAAAAGATGCTGGCTACCACGCGAGATTTGACCAGCTTCGCGAAGAGCGCGCTCGGTGTTCTCTAGGATTGTAGCAGTAACATAGCGCTTGTGCGAATCACCGATCTTTGGTAGATCAGCGTGCTCAAGCACTGGCTGCCACTTTTGTTGAATTTCTTCATTGATATACATCTTAGTCTCCCTTGTTTTAAAATTGTGGGTAGTTAAATATTTATATTTTTATTTCTTTATGGAGCGAGAAATTGCTTGTACGTAGTTAGCAACAGGACCAGTCATCTTTACTGGCTGAGCTTGAGCTTCATCGCTAGCATTGTCTACTTCTTCTTGGATGATGTTAGATCTTACTTTCTTTGCAGAGAAGTAATTTTCTTTGACTATTTCAAGCTTGCGTCTGTATGAATCAACATCTTCAAATTGAACGTTTTCAGCTAGAGTAGCGAACTTGTCAGCTTGTGTATCAGCTAGACCTTCGCAAACATCTGCAAAAATTTGATTCTTGGCGTTTTCTTGCAGTGCCTTGTTTAGTTCAATATTGTCATTCATAGCTTCATTAAGCTTGCCTTCAAGTTCTTCAACCTTAACAGACAATTCTTCGACGACATCAACCTTGTCTTCAGGGATATCAATGTAGTGCTCAACGAATAAATTCTTGAGACCTTCGATGAATTCTTCTGTAATTTCTGAGCGTAGGCTTGTCTCAATTGCTACTTCATTCTCTTCAAGCCATCCGTTCACAATGTAATTTAAATAGTCGTCAAGAGTTTCTGAAATTTCGCCAACAACAGAAACTACTTGCTCTTCAAGCTTGGCATCAAACTCGGCTTGAAGTTGTTCTGTTATTTCGTCTACCTTTGCGCCGACAGCGGCTTCAAAAATAGTCGTAGCCTTTTCTTTGAACTCTTCTGAAAGATCTTCACCTTGGAATAGGTTTTCCATATCTTCCTTCATGGCGCCACTACCACCATGAGTTTGTATAGAAGCTCTATTCTTAGCAGACATATCGCCAGTTGGCTTTGTGTTATTCTCACTATCTGTATCTTCTACCTCACCCTCAACCTTCTGAGGAGATGTATCTCCTTGCTTCTTTGAATTGGGTAGTGTAGCGGTTTTTGCTACTGGCTCAGGAACCTTCGAAGCTCCTGTAGCACCGCCTCCTACGTCCATAAACTCATTAATCTCTTGTGTCATTTTAATACTCCTTAAACTGGTAAAGTTATTTATAAAACTTTATTTTTATTACTTTTTTATTAATTCATCAAGGAATTTTTGGAATAAATGCATCTTACCTTCTTGAATTTGACGGCTAGTCATTTTTTTCATTTCTGTGCGCATTGTTTCTGTGACTTGAATCATTTTAAAACCGCCATCAGGATTCATTACCCATTCAACACCTTCCATAATACCTCTTACAAAAGCATCTGGTGCTGAAGGATCGGCAACGATATCCGCTGCTGTAGCAAGATAAAAGTCATCTTGTACTTCTTGGATACCTTCTTTATTTGTTTTTACTGTGCCCATTCCTCTTGAAGAAACACCCAGTTGTGCTCCTTCTTGCATTAAATTCTTAACGATATTACCGTATGGAGTATCTAGAATCTTGGCCTTACCAATAAAATTGTTGCCTTCTCTCTTAAGGCTCTTTATAATATGCGATGAGCGTTCTAGATTAAGAGTAGGTCCTGATGGATGTCCTAGCTCTCCAAAAGCTCTATTCTTTTCAACATATTCTTTGATGTATCTATTAACTTCTCTATCAAGAGTTTCAGTTTTATAGACACGGTTATTTCTGTTCTTAATGTTGCCTTGAAGATAGACACCCTCAATGTAGAAGTCTTTTTTGCCTGCTTCCTTTTCTTCTACAACGTATCTTACTTCTTCTACTAGTTCGCTAATTAGTTTCATTTTAGTTCTCGAAGTAATCGTAGGTGGCTGGATATTGTATCATCTTGGTAAGCTCTAATAGTACAAAGCCGGCGCCACCGCTACCAATAGTAATTACAACATTAGCAGAAGAATCTTGAGAAAGAGCCATTCCTTCACCTGCAAAGTCTATGCCACCAGTTGAGTTAGGTGGAAAATAGAGCAGGGTGTTTGATCCGCGCTTTACAAAGACGTCTGTATTGGCAGACCAGAATACTTGTGATACTTGTATATCTGTGTAGTTCTCCCCAGACAAAGCAAATGAGGCAACGTTTGAATTAACGTTTGCTGTTGCATGAATGACTATCTTGCCATTCTTTTGATTAATTATTGTTGGCATCTAGATGCTCCGTTATGCTTTGTGCGAATTGTAAAAGCTCTTCTCTAAGACCCTTTTCAATCATAGAAAGCATTACATTTCTATTATCTTCGTCTAGGTTGATATAAAGCTCTAATAGAGAAACATCGACTTCTTCGTAAGCTAACTTTTTAGTAGCTGTATCGATACCCTTAAGTCTCTTGCTAATATGCTTAGCCATTATTTCTTTGTTGCTCTGATATTTTAGCATTCCTTGTGTAATACCCGAACGAGCAATATCTACTGCAGCTTTACCAACATAGCTACGCATTGTCGACTTGTCTAGTTCATCTACTTGTTCGATTTCCTCATTCTTTATCTTCTTTTGCTTTTCTAGTGCTTGTTTTGCCAAGTGTCTAACTCTTGACATTGCGGTATGATGTGCGCCAGATTTGTCTGTAACATTAGCAGATGATTTCTTCTTGTCTGGAATAAAAGGAGGATCAACTTCTTCCTTCATCACGCCCTTCTTGGCTGAAAGGTAGGCAGCAATTCCCATCATTCTGCGCTTCTCTTTTGACTTGCCAGCAAATTGTGGAGCATTTGACTTTTGAAAGTCAGAAACATATTCACCGGCGCCCATCGATGGCTTTAGCTTCTCATCGATGTTCTCTTCTTTTAGAGCGCGTAGTTGAGCTTCGTATCCTGCGGCGGTAGTTCTATCACCGTCTTCTAATGCCTTGGCTAATTTAGTATACAGCATCGAGCGTCTGTAGTCGCCTTTGTTCTTCCATACTGAAGCAGCACGAACAGCACCTTCATGAGAAATTTCGTCAAGGTGTTCTAGTTCTTCATAGACCTTAACGTCCTCTTCATTATCGTAGCCATGACGAGTTTCTTTTCTCTTGATTGTTTTTACCTTTGAACCATCAAACACAGCATCATCGTTCTTGTTAGCATCAGCAGTCTTAGCGACTACGTGCTTGTCAACGAACTTCTTTTCGTCTGCTGATTTTGGTACGTATAGTTCTTTAAGCTTCTTGAGTTTGATCGACATTTTCGGCCTCTGTTTCTACTTCCTGTTCGGGAACAGCTTCTGAATCCGTTTCTACTTCTGACTCTTGCTCATTATTATACATAGAAGCTGCTACTTCTTGCTTTTTAGTTACTAAAGCAGCAGCAACCTTTTGAGCCATAACACTATTAAAAGCGTCTTTAAATGTAGAAGGGTTGTTCTCTAAAACGCTATCAATCATATCACTAATATTAAAGTCAGTCATAATTATTCCTTTTATTTATACTATTTAAAATTACTTATGCTTGTGTGTTGTCTGTAGGTGCTTGAGGCTCTTCTCCACCTAAAGCTAATGATGCAAATTGAGGGTTATTTTTTTCTTTAGATATCTGCTTATCTAGAATCTCAATTTCTTCATCTGTTTGACGGAGAACATGTCTTCTAATCCAATCATTAGAATAATATACCCCTGCATAAGGTGTAATTAGCGCAAGACTGTTTAATCTTTCAGTAAGCACTTCTGTATCTTTTAATTCTGCAAAGTAATTGTCTTTTGCATAATCAAATTTAATTTTGCTAGAGAACTCATCCCAGTCTTCTGGAGTGGTTATACCTTTAAGAATAAGTTGCTTTTCCAGACACTTAATAAAGATTTGTGAAAATCTTAATCTTAATCTATCAATAAATTTAGAGAATTTAACTTCATCGCGTGAGATTTCGGTTGATCTTCCTAGATTAAACGCGGTATCTGTTTTGAGTCTAGATACTGGTACGTTAAGACTTTCATACAACTTCATCTGAAAGTATTCTACGTCAGCCATCTCACCTAGGTTTTGACCGCCAGGCAGTGTTGTAATTTCTGTGCCTCTGTTACCTTCACGTCTTGGTAGCCAGTAGTCTTCAAGCATTGTCATGAACTTACGATCATCTCTAAGCTCACCAGTCGATGCATCATATACTAGTCTATTTTTATGGCGTGTCATCATATCTTGAAGATATTGTTCCGCCTTCATTTTTGGCAGATTACCCACGTCAATATAGAATATTCTTCTTTCTGGCGCTCTTGATACTCTATAGATAACTGTTGCATCTTCTAGAGTTCTTAATTGATTAAGAGGCTTGATAGCTTTGTGTAGATACGAAAGTACCAAAGTATTGCTTACATCTAAAAGACCAGATGTAACATGCACAATACTATCTTTAGCAATCTTTAAAGCTGCAGTAGGGCTTGAACTTGCAACCGATGTGCTGTCATTAAAATTCTTTTCTGAATAAATGTAGTATTCAGCTTTTGTGGAATTTAAAGTTGCATTGGTCTTTGGATCTTTTTTCTTTTGTACTTCTTTTACTTTTCTAATTCTTCTAGGGTCAATGAATCTTAATTCTTGAATGCCTAGTTTAGGATTGTCTATATTAATGATAGCATGTAGATATAGTCTACCATCAATATACCACCTTCTAAAAATTTCATAACACTGATTATTAAAATTTAATAACGTTGTTATTTCTTCGAATTCTTGAGTGATAGCTCTTTTAACGGACGCTGATAGGTTTGTATCATCCAGAATTATTCTTACTGGAGGGGAATCGTCATCTGATACTATTGCTTCATTAACTACATCATCTATTGCGCTATCTACTTCCGGGTGCATTGACATCATTCGATACTTGTTAACTAAATCTGCTTCAGATTTAACAGTACCTTCTAAGTCAATATATGTGCCGTACGCGCCGCCAGCTGCAACAACAAGGGCGCCATCGTCCGATACTTGTGGTACGAACGATGGCTCCTTTGACTGCTCCTGGGCGGAATTCCCAGGCCTTTTAATTTCAAAACCAAATAATATCATAACTGCCTCAAATTAAGAGTTAAACTCCGCCTGCATTACCAGTAATACCACCTGAAACTTCCCAATAGTCATACTGGAATGTTACAGTAAATTCTTCAATTGCATCTGTCGAATCCCATGCTAGATCAATAGCAGAGATATCCGATGGGTAAATACCATTAAAGTTGTAAGTTCTGATAGGCACACCTGTCTTCGAGAACTGTGTTACTTGTGCTTGAGCCTTGTAAAGAAGTGGGCTAGCACCACCAAACGTTCTTAAGTTGCCTTGTAACGATTGGATTTGATTTGACCACTGTTCCATAGCATTACGGATTAGGAAGTCTTCATCGTTAATTACAGTAACAGTCCAAGCATCAAATGTTCTATCGCCAGCTAATCTGATCTTACGACCAAAGTATGGTACTTCGATAGTTCCTAGAGTTGAGGCAGGAATTTGAGCTGCCTTAACTAGGAAAGGTACCTTGATGTCAGCAACGCCGTTAGCGGGGTTCTGGATAGTCACTTGGAATAGCGACTGTCTTGCACCCCCTAGCGTTAGCTGACTTCTAATCTCATTTACATTGAAAGCCATGTCTTTTCTCCTTTGTCTTTATTTATTAGAACTGTCCAACGATTTCGGAGAATTCGACACCTGTTCTGACCGCTACGAAGTTCAACTGGATAAAGTTGATCGACTTAGCAGGCTTAATGTAGATGTCACCAACAAACTCATTGCGGTCAATAACTTCACCGGTGTTGTTTGATTCATCACAAACAACCTTGAAATCATAGATGCCACGACGACCTTGTACATCACGCAAGAAAGGCTCAACAAGGTTCTTGAACTGTGCACGAGTGAACGGGTCGTTGAATTCGAATAGTGTAAACTTAGCTGCAGTTGCAATGGCCTTCTCTAGCACAATGAACAATCTACGAACGTTAATTCTGTCGAATGCTGATGGCTTGGCAAGAAGAGTCTTGTCGCCGAACAGAAGAGTGCCTTGACCTGGGAATGTTACTACAGGGTTAACACCTGACTTGTAAAGAACGTCACGTTGAGCCTTCGAAGGATTGAAAGCTAGTCTTACTGAGTTCTTAATAATGCCTCTGTTGAAACCGGCTGGCGAGAACCATGGATCTCTTGTATCATCAGTTCTTACGCATAGACCAGCAACATCACCGTTTAGAGGTACATAACGATATACGTCATTGTACTTGTCGTATTGGTACTTGTAACCTGAGTCAAGAACAGCATACGATGTTGAAGTAAGAGCATTTCTGTATGTAACTACATCATTTTCTTCGTCGCCACCGGCATTTAGTACTACTGATGCCTTGCTTGGAGAAATGAATGCAACGCAATCTTTTCTTGATTCGCAAACATTGTTAATAATGTAGTTGCCAAGAGTTGCATTATTTTCACCGCCGGTTGCCTTGCCTTGTAGCACTAAAGAAATGTCAACATCTTCTGCTGAGCTGAACATATCATAACCAGCAGTTAGAACATTAACAGGTACACTGTCTTCTGCGGCGCCGTCTGAACCAGCCACGAACGAAAGAGCTAGTGGTGTGTTATTGGCGAGTGAAGCGATGTTTAATGCTGTATTTGTATAACCAGATACTCTGTTATTGTTGTAATAAACATAACGTGAATTTTGGTTAATAACATCCTTGACGTAGTTTGTCGATCCATCAGTTGTCTTAGCGTTAGTAGCTCTCGAAAGGCCTTGGAAGACTTCTAGAACCGCGCCTGGTACGCCTGTAAACTGACCGTCTTGATCTTCTACGATAACGTGAACTTCGTCAACAGCTGCTGAGTTACCAAAGTTTGCAACATAGTCTGATGTACCTGGAGCCTTATCTACGGCGGTGGCATATTGCCAGTAACGCTTTAGGTATCCGGCGCTTGTTGAGCTCACGTTTGCTATTCCAGCACCTTCGAAGTCAACTAATGTGAACTTGGATTCTGTATTAACGGTGAACGTTGCTTGTGTACCTGTGTTCGATACTGAGCCAACTGATGTTACCTTGACTAGCTGTGTACCAATTGTATTGTTACCTAAATCAACTAGGTCACCGACAGATAGAAGGCTACGTAATGTACCAGCACGTGATACAGCATCAGCGATAGTACCTGAACCACTTTGACCAACTACTACAGCAAAAGTGTTTGTACCGTTGTAAGCTTGAACTGATGTGATGCTACCGTTAACGCTAATTGAACCGTTACCTGCAAGAACTGTGTTCGAGAAGAAAGCATTGCTTGTATCACACACAGAGATTTTTAACGAGTTTCCTAGTGCACCTGGATATCTTGCAATGTATCTAACGTTGGTTTCGCTACCGATATTGGTCTGTACAGTTGTGCTATCAAAGTCATCATCGTTCTTAATAATGAGGTTTGTAGCTGACGATACTGTCGACACATTAGCGAAAGCAGTTAATACACCGTCAGCACCAGTTGCATCGGTAGTATTAGCAGTTCTTACTACATATAACTTATTTCCGTAAGCAAGGAAATTAGCTGCAGTGAAGAATGTTTCTGCATTGTGGTTGGTTGGTTTGCCGAAACGGGCAACTAGATTAGTTTCTGAGTCTACTAAAATTCTTTTGCCAACTGGTCCCCAACGAAAAACGCCAGCTAGAGCGCCTTCTGTTGTTGATACTGCTGGGACTACAGTGGTCAAGTCAATTTCAGTGACATTTACACCTGGACTAACTTGAAATGCCATTTTGTGTCTCCTTCAAAAGGTTATTTATGACAAGAAGTATAACTGATTATTTTTATTTATAAATTTTCAAACCTATTAAGTCATCATCCACTTATTGAAAGATATTCTTGATTCATCCAAATTTTCTATCTGAACCTTACCAAAATCTCCTACTTGAATAGGTTGCTTATCGTCAATAACACCAAAAGGCAATAGTTCGTCCTCAATTCGTTGAATACTATTTTCATACAAGTTACGTCTAAAATTATTGTTTGCATAGTCTTTAAAGTACTGTTGATCTGTTAACCATGCAAAAATAACACAACACATCACTAAGTCATCGTTACCTTCTTCTGCTTCAAACGAAGTACCATTACTTACAAATCTGTACAGCTCTTGTATAGTATCAAAATCATTAATTATAAGTTTGTCACTTTCAATCATTGATTTTAAATTAGAGCAGCCAATCTTCTTAGTTAATTTAGTAGTTCTTACACCTGCATGAGAAGAGCCAGAGAATCCAGCTGATACTACTGCACCTTTAAGGGGTGAGGAATAACTAAAAATTAAATTATCATACTCTAAATCATGCTGAAGAATATCGGCTACCTGTTGTCCTACATCATTTATTTCTACTAAAATTAAAGCTTTATTATAATAGTTTGCTAGATTATAAACGACAGATGGATATACTAATGGATCTATTTCCTTATTACGATATGAAGCAACATCCACATAAGGAAACTCAGTAACATCGAACACTTTAAAGGCAGAATAGTCCCCTTCACGTCCACGCGCAGTATCGACTGCTATAGTATAAATTCTATCCTTTTCTGGGTACTTAAATATCTTTAAATGCTCGTCAGACTTTACAGGTGTCTGATAAACTAAAGTTCTAAGCTTTGCACCTGCAATTAGGGTTGATGATGAACCTAGGAACTCACACTCAAACTCCTGCCTAAATTGTTCCTCGGATGTGTTGTTAATTGTTTGTTGCTTCCAGGCTTCATCTCTTCCTGGCACTTCACTCCAATGAACGTCAATCCGCTTATAATCATTTCTTTCATTCTCACTATCAGCCCATATCTTATAGAATAAGTTAAGACCATTAGGAGTAGACGTAATTAATACTTTTGTAGTAGCGCCAGAAGAAATGGTAGGGTATACAGAAGCAAAGAACGACTCTTGAATGTTGTTGGGTACGAAAGCAAACTCATCTAGGTAAACTAAGTTTTGTGATGTACCTCTAATGGCTGATGATGCAGTAGAACTAGCTTGTATCTTAGAGCCATTTTCTAACTCTACATTACCTTTGTTCCATTCTACTATACCTTGTTGCATCCATCTAGGCATGTGTTCATAAGCAAGTTGAATTCTACTTAGAATTTCCCGTGCTTGTTTTTCTTTGTGGGCAAGTATAGCTACTGAATAGTTTTCGTAAAACAGTACACGATGCAGAATAATACCTACAACTACGGTAGTTTTACCGACCTGTCTAGGCATCTTACATATTACAAATCTTTCTTTATCTGAAAGCTCTATAATATCTTTTTGATAGTCGTAAGGTTGAAAAGGTATTAAGCCTTTGTCTACGTGTACTATCTTTACGTAATTTTCAATAAAGTATACTGGATCTCTTGAACACTTTATGTATTCCTGGACGTTGTCCTTTGTCCATTCAATCTCTACATAACTACGTTTGAGGTTTCTATTACCAAGATAATACTCAGTGTTGCTCATTTTGATCTTTTAAAAATTTTTGAAGCTCGGCTGTGCTGCCAACAAATAGATTATTGTTGATAGTCTTTGCATTGCCAGCTTCTCCAGATAGCTCTTGCTTTCGTTTTGAAAGCTCCAAAAGATCCTTATTAACCTCTGACATAGTTTTAATAAGATTAGCTGCGACTTCATAGCTTCTAGGATGTTGGGATTGCCCGGCAACATCTAAAATACCATCTAGAGCCTCTGCGCCCTTCTCTATAATATTAAGAAGATTGCCTCTTGCATATTCAAAATCATCTTCGTAATCGGGCTGCTTTTTAATAACTTGTATTTCTTTTTCAAGAGGCGGGAGGCCTAATGCGTCAGAAATAGTATCAGTTTTCATCTATGCTCTTCTTTATAATAATATAGTCCCAATCATCATCAGGTAGAATGTCACTTCTATCTACCGTTAGCGATGCATTAGTTGTTGGTTGTCCATTAGCCAACATACCTGGGTATATAGTAATACTCTCAGCAACAGTATTAGTATTAAATTTTTCGTAGAAATTAGTATTTGCAAGAGTAATAACATTAGACTTCTTGACTGGGCCAAATAGATACCCTAGCATAGTAAAGTTTATGGTCCAGGTAAGAACTCTTCTTTCTTCATAATTAGTATCATACGTGTCTGAAGATGTAATGTTCTTTATGATAACAGGTATGTCTAATTTAAAATCTAACTCTGGAATAAGATTTAAAGTTGCGGTCCATTCAGGAGTAAAAAACGGCAGAATTTGTTCTAGAATTCTTGTGCCGTCTTCTGCATTCTTTACCATGATATTTAAAGTGAAGTCAATATCATATGGTACTGGATTGTACGCATACTTTAGATAATTGTCATCATTAGTTTCGACTTTAGTAATTCTACTCTTATTGATTGTAGCAAGCTTTCTACTTGCAGCATAAGATAGTCCAGTCATCTCAAATGACATTACCGGTAGAATAACCGCAGCAGGTCTATTGAGGTTTGGTTCGGCATCCACTCTTGCTAGAGCTTTATCGCGAGGTGCGTAGGTGATAGGTACACGAAGTGTCTGTATGCTTGTATTGCTTGCATTTACTCTGTTAATGTAAATGTCGTTAAAAAGTGTGCCAAAGTACGTTACGTACTTTCTGAGTGTCTTATGATAAAAGGTCTGTCCGAACATTATAGATTGCCTTCACTAAACGGGTCAATGTTAGTAAAGTCAATAAACTCTAAAGCTTCATTTTGTATAGTAGACGTATTATCTACTATTAGGTCACCAATATCTTCACCTTCTGTAATTAAATTAAAGCCAGACTCATCTGTTAGGAAGCCATAATCTGCACCTATTTGATACTTAATAGAGTACGCATTAACGTCAAGTCTATAGTTGTCATATAGATTATCAACATCTAATAAACCAGTATTAAATATCTCGTTGCTATATTCAAACAGTTCACATTGTATATCGAATGTTTGTAGTGAGCCTAGTTGATAGAAAATAGCTTCGTGTTCGACAAACTTAATTTCAAATATCTTATTGTTTAAAGGGAAGAATATAAGGTCGCCTTCTCTTGGTCTAACTATGGCTTCTATACTTCCTACCTCATCATTAAATATTCTTCGAGCCATAGTAAATGTAACTCGATCTCTTATCTCTAGATTGAACTTAGATAAGAAGTCTCCTTCTCCTGCAAATCCCTCAACATTCTTAATATACATTTCAAGCATGTAAGCATTGTTAAAGGAGCTTAAAGGACTCTCACCGTAAATAGGATCGTATGCGTCTCTTGTTCTAGGCAAATAATAAAGTTCATGACCGTAGATCTTAATAGCTTCTACAATCAAGTTTTCAATTAAAAGCTGCTCTTGGCTACTTTTAAAATTATTAAAGTAAAAATTGGTTGCCATTACCCAATCATATCCATCACTGGCAACGAGTAGCTAGAAATCATTTCTTGTTCTAACTTATCTATTTCCTGCTTGGCATCATCTAATATTTTTTCACCATTAAACTTAACGCCACCAGGTAGTTCTAAGCCAGTAAACTTAGTTAGATTAGTACCCCATTGATACTTAATTTTTGCTGTGCAGTATTCTTGCAGCCATCGGTCACCCCAGGCATCAGTAAACACAGCTGGGTCTACTACCATATATGCTTCAACTAAAAGGTAAGTAACGCCGGTATGGACGTTCCAATCCATATCAACATATAATCTGTTAGTATGACGGTTATATCTAATAGGCTTTTGTCCAACGATGATTTGCTGTATAAGTGCCAAATGCTGCATTGTCATATAGAAAGGTATTAAACTTACTGATGTAAGAGTATACAAATCATTAAGAGCAATCTGATATCTGATATTGAATAAGTCTTGATGGCCAACTACCGGATCACCAATAGGAAATATTCTTACTGCTCCTATAATGTTTTCCGGCAGGGTAATATACTTGTTAACCTTATCTTGTTCGGTAATAAGGTGCTTATAGTAAATTTTTTCCGATCCATCAAAATGATAATCATAATAATACTTAAGGGATTCGTCTACTCGATCATCAATCTGATCATCATCTACGTTAATCTCAAGGACTGGCTTACCTAACTTTCTAAGGCAGTATTCTTTAAATTCATTTCTTGAAGTTGGGATAGCCATGTTTATTCCTTTAGTTTAACTCTTGAGGCCATGTAATGGTATACGGGTAATCTGGTTGCTTTGAGATGTCTGCTAATGCTTGTGCATAATTATCTAGGTCATCTAAGTTGTCCGTGGTAGGAATATCCAATCTTACTTCTCTGCTGTGTCTCTCATAACGCCAGCTTAACAGTGAGAAAAGATAAGCTCTTCTCTGATATGCAATTCTTTTTAGGTCAGTTAACCTTAGCTGTATATCTTCTTCTGTAAGATCTTCTAGAGTGGCCCACTCAATTCTTTCATTCTGTACTATAGGCTCATCCAATAATATAACCTTTTTAGTTGTAAGATCGATATTATCAGGATCAGGAAATAGCTCCAGATCTGGATTTTGTTCTATGAGAGTGTCTAGTTTTGTCATAATAGTATTTATTAAGGGTAGTTAAAAGTAGAAATTCTACTATCTAGAGTTCCATCTAATGAATAAGAAAAGGTAATATAGTTGCTGGGTACATACCCCCAAGTACTATCTGTTGAAGGGTAGTTGCCATATTGGGGTAATACAGTATAAGCTGCTAGTCCCCCAGAAGGATATTTTAGTGTAATTGCACCGGAAGCTGAACTAGGGGATGCAGGCATTATACTAGTACTTCCTGCATAATTATACCCACTATAAAAATCTAAACCATAAAGTTGTTTGTTAGATACTGAAGTAGCAAACGCACTAACAGATGAAGATGAACCTAATAATGTCCATGCACTATTTGTATTTGCTGTACCTACCGAACCCCAATTGGGGCTAATTGATGAAGTACTATAATAATCAAAAAATTTAATGTAAATTGTAGCTATATTAGAGGTTTTACCACTTTTATATGCCCACCCTCTAGCCATATAGTATGACGGTTCATTAAAAAACATAACATATACTAAATTGCCTATGGATAAATTTCCTGGACGTAAATCCCAATATACACCCGTTCCGTTTGAATATAAAACTTGGCCGGCTGTTCCACTAGATCCGTTTGCAAAGATGTTTTGTGTTGCTATTCGAGTACTAAAAGAGGTTCCAAAAACGCTATTAAATCGAAGATAACTAGAACTTAACGATGTATTTTCATTTCCGCGTCCGGCACTGTAAGTACTGGGGATAATAGAGGGTAAAAAATCTCCATAAAATAATGTATTAGATGAACTGTTTCCTATTGAAAAAGAATTAGAATAGGTATTAACTAAACCTAGACTGATACTGTCGGATAAAAGAATAACATTGCCAGATGTTAAAGATGTAGAATTTACGGTAGTGTTAGTAACCCCGCTATACTCAAGAGTAGATGTATTTACTCTTGTGTTGCTCCCAACAGACATAGAGGTATTGTTTATAACTAGATCTGCCCCTAAACTAATAGAAAAATTATTAATAGTAGTGTTTGTTGCAGTATTACCTATACTAATAGATATAGAATTTATAGAGGTATTAGATACTGCGTCTGTTAAGATAGCTGCAGAAGCTGGATTTGATAAAACACTAGATACTGATCTACTTTTTGTCATAATTTAGTTTAGGGGTAATTAAAAGTAGCAATCTTAGAGTCTTGAGTACCATCTAATACATAAGTAGTAGTAATATAGTTGTTAGGTGTATATCCCCAGGTAAAATCAGTCGATGGAGTATTAAAGCCTGCTACTGAGCTTGAATGGCTGGAGAGCCCTCCTGACGAATACTTTAGTGTGGTGGCTCCTGTTGGTCCAGTAACACTGGCAGGCATTATAGACTCACTGCCTGCATAATTATACCCGCTATAAAACTCTAAACCGTATAGTTGTTGACTATTAACGTTACCCGACAACATAGAATAACTCGAGCTCGAACCTGAAGAAGACCAACTACTTATAGGAGCAGAAGCAACTGTTGTAAATGACGGATTAATAGAAGAAGTAGTATAGAAATCATAAAGTCTAAAGTACATAGTACTAGAAGAGGGGTTCGTTGCTTTATTGTTTTTATATACCCAGCCTCGTGCTAAGTAGTACGTTGATGCAGAACTTTTAAACCACATCATATATACTAGATTTCCTATAGCCAGTGTACTTCCTCCACCACCACTACTTACTGTACTCCAGTAAATACCTGTACCATTTGATGTAAGTATTTGTCCTGAAGATCCATTAGAGTTGTTTGCATAGATCGCACCTGGAATAATATGCGTAGTATTTGCTCTAAGTGTACCAGCGATAACTAGACTTGTTGAATTAATAAAAGATGAGGTACCGAAGTAGTTGACTCCCGCAGTAGTACTGTTTGCATATGCAAAACTAGAAGGAATTCCTACAAAAACTGTAGTGCTGTTTACTAATACAGTATTACCTACGAATATGGCACTAGAATTTATCTGAGTATTAACAGTAGTATTGCCTATTGAAATATTTGCAACACTAATAGAAGTATTTACTGTACTATTTCCTATTACTAAAGCAGAAGCATTAATTACACTATTCGACGTACTATTTCTAATAGCAATACTTGTTGCGTTAATTACTGAATTAACGATAGTATTACCTACAACAAACGATGATGTATTAATCGTAGTATTAGCGGTAGAGTTGCTAATAGAAATAGAAGTGGCGTTAATAAAGGTATTAACAGTAGCACTGCCATATGCAAGATTACTAGCACCCGCTGTTAAAGTTGTTAAGCCTGAAAACGTTGAAAGTGTTCTACTTCTGGTCATGGATTATACCTTTGGATACTTGGCTTTTACATCTAGAATTTTTTGTTTCATAGCAGCGAATTCTTCAGTTTTTTCACCCTTCCAAATTGCACCCAACTGCTCGCTCAACGATGGGTACTCATTTCTTCTTTGTGCGTAGTAGTCAGGAATAGATGGTCTAACAATTTCATCCTTGTTGATATCTATAACCATGTCTTCACCAAATGGTGATTGCAAAGTTCTTGTCTTTGGATCTAATGCTTCCCATTCGGCTTCTTTGGCTTCTATTTCTGCTACAATCTTGTCTTTTGAGCTCTCTAAGAACTCGTTAAGATTTGCACCAGGAGGGATAAAAATCTTCCAGTCGTAGACTTTATCGTCAAATGTTACTCTAATATCAGCGAGTGCTCTTTCTTCGTTTCCACCAACTGTCAAGAGCCCTTCTAAAGAAATTTCACAAGTCATTTTTACTCCTATTTGTTTGCTTCTATTCTAAAATTAACACCCGGATGCTGACCCTGGGGTGGTAGAACTTGAACGTTTTTATATCCTAATTCGGTTAGAAGATCTGTTAAAGCTTTTGGATAGTAACCAAACAGATGCGGCGACTTAACTCCATTCTTCAACGCCTCTTCTGATGGCTTTTCTTCATCAATAAAAGCACCATAAATGCATAACGTTAAACTAAATCTTTCTTCAAACGTCTTAGCATCAGTAAACGCTTTGCAGAGGCCCTCTAAATCAGGCATCTCCATAATAAGCTTGCCGTCTGGCTTCAAAGCATCTAACCACTTACTTAGCAGCTCTGGAGCTCTATGCTGTGGTATATGCTCAATCACGTGTGAAGCAAAAATCTCATCCACACAGCCTGAAGGTAGCTTAAAATCAAAAATATCTTCGTTGATGTCTGCAATCTTGTTATATTTATCAATGCCAATATATCCTTCTAGCTTGTCGCGACCTGAGCCGATATTAAGCTTGAGAGGTTCGCCGCTATCAATAATTGCTTGTAACTTGTTTTTGCCGCTGTTGCTACCCTCGGGCAATCTATCAATCCAGCGTCTGTCAATATAGTCTTTATCATCTAAAGTAAGAGGTCTACCAATAGGAATATTGGTATAGTACTTCTTAATATCTACTGATGGGTGTGCTGTATAGTTGCCTGATGCAAGATCCATATGCAGACACTGTACATCGGTGTTGACAAGAAGTTTAATTCCTAATCTGTGTAGTCTGTGTACAAAGAAGTTGTCCTCGCCTACAAAAGGGATCTCATCGTTAATGTTATTACCAATACAGCAGAATGGTAGTTCAGGATCTTCTTCTTTTAGTCTCTTCAAAATATCAATAGGAACTAGCATCACATCCATACCTGTTTGCCAGGCAGTGATTAATTGCCCAGGGTCTACATTAGGGATAGTAATCCAGTTGCCGTTCCGCACCATAATCATGGCATCGGAGCATTTGATATAGTAGACGCCTGTTACTACTGTACCTGGATTCTTTTCTGCTGTTTCGTGTAAGACCTTAAATGCATCGTACGGGAGAACAGTATCTTCGCCAACGAATAAAAGATACTTTGCGCCACTCTCTAATGCTCTTTCTATTAGATAGTTTCGAGCAACGTCTACCTTTTCTCCACCTATATTACAGAAGCCATGCGAGAAACCTAGCATGTCTATATGAAGGCCATCGTAGCCATCAAAATTTTGTGCTGCTGTTTCGTTTAGATCTCTTCTTGGTTGAGCTACCATTACATATGGTGCTATTTCTTTTGAGCCTTCATAAATCTCTTGCATTATACCAATAATCTTATCACGATTATACATTACTAAACCTCACTAAAATTTATTGAAAAAAGGTGACAGGCATGTGCCTATGTTAAAAGGAATTCCTGGATTTGTTGAAATTTTTTGGCCTGCCTTCATATTACTGTTAGGTATAAAATGAATTTCACCGTTAGGTGTAAGAATTCCACCCGCATAAAAATATGGGGAAGAAATTAATATGTTATAAGTTGATACTATCCCTAATGCAGAAACTTTTTGACCGTATGGAGCCCAGAATGGTACAAAATGAATATCCCCGTTAGGTGCTAGTACTCCGCCGTAATATTCACCATTTACCCCACTATATACTAAACTATAAGTTGACACAACTCCGGAGACTGATATTTTTTGTCCTACTCGTGCACGAAATGGTACTAAATGAATATCTCCATTATGAGATAAAACACCCCCTATGTAATTAGAATTTGAACCATTAGTATGTATTAAACTATAAGTTGATACTACTCCAGATGCAGATACTTTTTGACCTACTTGTGCCTGCGCAGGTACAAAATGAATATCTCCATTAGGTGCTAATACCCCTCCATTATATAAGTTTGGATAAAACCCTGTTAAGGTATACACTAAGCTATAAGTAGACACTACACCAGTATTGGTGTTTATCTTTTGACCTACTATTCCCGAATTGGGTATAAAATGAATATCGCCGTTGGGTGCAAGAACGCCTCCTGTGTATGCGCCAGTACCTGTAGTATACACTAAGCTATAAGTAGACACTACACCAGTATTGGTGTTTATCTTTTGACCCACTCGTGCCTGCGCAGGTATAAAATGAATATCTCCATTAGGGGCAAGTACACCTCCCGTATACACATAAGACCCAGTATACACTAAACTATAAGTTGATACCACCCCGGCTGCAGATACCTTAAGCCCCACCGGTGTTGCATTAGGTACGAAATGAATATCGCCGTTGGGTGCAAGAACACCTCCAGCATAGCCGACGCCATATGTATACACTAAACTATAAGTTGATACCACCCCGCTACTAAACAAACTACCACCTGCAACTGATTTGTTTAATAATGTTTTAAATGAATTCCATGCAGTTAAATCACTACCTATAGAACTATTATCCGCAGCCGGTACAGTGCCTTGTGTTGTGCTTTGTACCTCTGAAATAAATGTGTTAGAATTACGGTTCAGTATAGCCATTATTATAACTTATTAAAGAATGGTGACTGGCATATGGATTGATTAAAAGGTATGGCTGGTAGTGTTGATATTTTTTGACCAACAGCTGCACTTTGAGGTATAAAATGAATATCTCCGTTAGGCGCTAAGACCCCACCTTTGTATCCATTCGTAACAGTATACGCTAAACTATAGGTTGATACTACTCCTGATGCAGACACTTTTTGCCCCACAACAGCTGAATTACCTGGTATAAAATGAATATCTCCATTAGGCGCTAGAACACCACCGTAATATAATGCATTGCCTGTGTACACTAAACTATAAGTTGATACTACCCCTGTGGCTGATACCTTTTGCCCTCGGCTTGCATAGGCTGGTACAAAATGAATGTCTCCATTAGGTGCTAGAACTCCTCCAAAGTGTGGATAATAATCAGTATAAACAATTGAATAAGTAGATGATACACCTGCTGCTGATACCTTCAGACCTCTAAGGTAAGAGTAAAAAGGTATTGTGTGAAGCTCGCCATTAGGAGCTAGTACCCCTCCGCTCACATTAACGTGTGCATTAATTATACTAAATGTTGAAACTACCCCTGAAGAAGATACTTTTTGAATATTGCTACTGGCTATAAAAAAAATATCTCCATTTGGCATTAGTACTCCGCCAACATAGCCGCTGGCAATTATACTATAAGTTGACACTACCCCTGACGCAGATACTTTTTGGCCAACAGTAGCACCATTTGGTACAAAATGTATATCACCATTAGGAGCTAAAACTCCTCCTAGATATGCAACAGAACTAGTATATACTAAACTATATGTGGACACTACACCAGATGCTGATACTTTTTGCCCTACAGTAGCCGCATATGGCACAAAATGAATGTCTCCATTAGGTGCTAGAACACCGCCAGAATATGCATTAGCCGCAGTATACACCAAACTATAAGTGGATACTATCCCGTTCTGAAATGCTTGTCCTGCATTTACGCTTGCATCTAACATACCTTTCATACCAAAGAACCAGCTATCAGATGTGGTGGTGCTATTATCTGCTGTATTAATGGTTCCCCAGGCTCTTTGTTTAACTTCTGAAACCCACCCAGGTGCTAAGGAATATGTTGGCATGATTAGAACTTATTAAAGAATGGAGAGCAACAGACGCCTAGACTGAATGGTTCAGCAGGATTTGTTGAAATTTTTTGACCCTGGGAAGCAGTATAGGGTACAAAATGAATATCTCCATTAGGTACTAATACTCCTCCGGTATATGAAGCAGAAACAGTATATATTAAACTATAAGTTGATACTACTCCAGTATTAGTGTTTATTTTTTGGCCTACTGGTGTGTTAAATGGAACGAAATGAATATCTCCATTAGGTGCTATTACCCCTCCCCAGTATTGTCCACCACTAGTATATACTAAACTATAAGTTGACACTACTCCTGAAGCGGATACTTTTTGTCCTCTATTTGCATTATTAGGTATAAAATGTATATCTCCATTAGGAGCTAGAACTCCCCCAACATATGCACCATTACTATTAGTATACACTAAACTATAAGTTGATACTACTCCAGATGCGGATATTTTTTGTCCAACTTCTGCTGCAACGGGTACAAAATGAATATCTCCATTAGTAGCTAAAACACCACCCCAATATGCACTAGTAGTAGTATACACCAAACTATAAGTTGACACTACTCCTGAAGCGGATACTTTTTGTCCTCTATTTGCATTATTAGGTATAAAATGTATATCTCCATTAGGTGCTAGAACTCCACCTAGATATGCTCCATTACTATTAGTATAGACTAAACTATAAGTTGATACAACCCCGGATACTGATATTTTTTGACCTACTAGTGCAGAATAAGGTACGAAATGAATATCACCATTAAGTGATAATACTCCCCCAACATATGCACCATTACTATTAGTATACACTAAACTATAAGTTGATACAACCCCGGAGGCTGATATTTTTTGTCCTCGGTTTGCACCTAAAGGAACAAAATGAATATCTCCATTAGGAGCTAATACCCCTCCAGCATATATACCAACAAAATAAGTATACACCAGACTATATGTAGATACTATTCCATTCTGAAATGTTTGTCCTGCGTTTGCGTTTCTTTGAAGTAATCTTTGCATACCGGGTACTGTATTACTTCCCATGCTGCTATTATCACCTGTAGGCAATGTACCGGCGGCTGCTTCAGTAACGTCGTTTTGCCACGAAGGGGAAATAATATAGTTATTGGCCATTAGAACCCTAGAACTCTGACTCTATATTGGCTTGAGGTAGGTGCTATAACAAAACTAACTACACACGTATTATTGTTTGTAACTGATACATCAGGGTACACTTGGTTATTAGTGGCATTCTCAAAAACTACCACTGACACATCTGCTTTAGCTAGGTTATGATTAATAGTAAAAGAAGTGTTAGTACCATCCCCTATGTTAGTTGTGTATGATATGGCCCCTGCATCTCCTTTTGCTCCATTATTACCAGTATTACCTGTCTCACCTTTTTGTCCTTTCATACCTGCTGCTGAAAATGTAGTTAGATCAGAATTTGTAAATGTTATGGTATTTAATTCATCTATATAAGTTGCGGCGTAAAGCTGACTACCCTTATCGCCCTTTGCACCAGTACTACCAGTTGAACCAGTCGGTCCTACTTCACCCTTGTCACCCTTATCTCCCTTTGCACCAGCAGCATAGACATTGCCATCTGCACCTTTGCTGCCTTGATCGCCTTTTTGACCTTTAACACCAGTGACCGGGAAAACAGTTGAGTCTGAATTGGTGAAAACTATTGTGTTGTTAGCATCTGTGTATAATGCACTAGAAACCTTCTCTCCCTTTTCTCCTTTGGAGAAAACATTGTTTATAATGCCTATGGTAATAATATCGCTACTGTTGGCAGCAAGGGTAAGAGTAACCCCTAGAGAGTTTGCAGTATAGTCACCAGTATTGGATTGCAATACACCGTTAATATAGATTAAAAAATTATTGAAATTACTCTTTGTAGATGAGTATGGGAAATAGGTCTGGCCTTCTGTTGCAACAGTAGTTTCTAGTACTAAGCTGTCTGATGCACGACTTGCTAAGTTTCTAATTATGCCCATTTTTTAACCTGTTAAAAAGCCAAGCTGTATGTTAATACTGTTGTTATGTTAAGTGGTGCACCACCGTTAACAGATAACCCTGCAGACGTCAGTTGAGAATTAACTGTTGAGTTTCCTATTTGCACACCGCTCATATTAATGTTTACGTTGCCAGATGAGGCTGTATTAGAAAGCACCACACCATTAGAACTATAGGTTCCAGTAATGGTTGCATTGCCAGTAAATAGCGTTGCACTGTCACCATTCAGACTGACATTGCTAAAAGCTACTCTTGTATTTGCGGTGCTACTACCGACTATGAATGCACCGGTAGGTTTGTCGTACGACACGTATTGTGCGCCGTTGGCGTATCCAGCATCATTAAATTGTACTGTGCTGAATAATCCTAACGCCTGAGATGTGTAGCTTGACCAGTATGCACCAGAACCATTAGATGTTAATACCTGGCCTGATGTGCCTAGTGATCCATTAGAATAGATGGATGTAACAGTAAGCGTAGTTGCGTTAACTGATGATACTGCAATACTTGTTGAGTTTAAGTATGCATTGCCGCCACCGTCTCCAATATACATCTGCGCATTAGCAATTTTGATGTTATTGTTTAGATTTTCAGATAGCAGTCTTGAGAAGTCTCTAGTCTTACCCATGGCGATATAGAATAGTGGAACACTATCTATTTATACAAAAAAAGAAAGCACCTCAAGGGTGCTTTCTTTCTTGAAATACCGTCTAAAATTAGACTGGGATTTCTTCCCATTGGAACGAGCCAAAGAATGCGCTGGCACCAGATGCTGATGTGGTGTACGAGCAAACGTAGCCACCAGGAGGAACAATAACGCTGCCTTCTAGATCATATAGAAGAGGCACTGATGGGACTGTTGTGATAGCACCAGTTAGGCCTGAACCGAAGATGGTGTTAACGACTGGGGTTGCTGTTAGAGTGGCTGATGCATAAGCAACACCGTAACCTTGAGCACCACCAACATACTGCGACTTGGTCGAGGTGTTCGAAGTCGAGAATGTAGCGATTGGTGATGTGCTGAAGCCAGTCATAACACCGTAAGCAGCGGCAGAACCGAAGGCAACGATGAATGCATAGCCAACCTTGTTGATGACTAGGTTAACTGGGCTGTTAAGTGGGTTGTAAACCATTAGACCGGTGAACGATGTGGTTGTACCAGCCGAGGTTGTAGCAGCAGCCGTCGAAGCAGCGTTGAAAAGAGCTCTACGATAGTTGGTCTCATAATAACGACCGTGTAGCTCAGTTGCGATAAGATCGCCTTGTTGACCAAGACGTACGTTTGGGTTAGAACCGGCACCAAGTGATTGTGCAGAAATTGGGCCTACTTGTCCTTGAATAAGCATGTGAGTCTCCTTTACTTAGTTAAAATTAACCTTCATCGGTTACGTTACTATTTATATCTTTGCGAAGTTGTGTAACTTCGGTAATAAATGGCGAGCCATTTAATCCTTCTGAAAGGATCAAGTTGGTCACTTTCGTTTCTATTAGTAATTGTTCTAATACCTCTATAATTTTTTGATTAGAGTATCGTACATTATACTGAGAGAAAGAATCAAATCCATCTAAATCATCATAATAAATGTTGAGGTTATCAGATGGATTGTATGTTGTAGTGTTAACACTTAATGTAACAAGAGGACCACCGCCTGGATTTGTAGCTCCTAGGTTGGGTGCGCCTGCAATGTACAAAGGTACGTTTTGAGTGGTGTTAATAACAGCATACAGCTTGCTAAACTTAAAGTTTGGCAGTGTTGAAAAATCTAATGTGTTATTAGCAGTACTAAACGTTGGTTTATAGATAGTTAATTGTTTCATATTTTTTCCTAGAAAGCTAAGCTATAAGTCAGTATAGTGGTGGTTGTAGGATATGCAACGTTACTTAAGAAAACTCCGGTTGAGTTAATCTGCACGTTGTTAGTGGCGTTTCCTACTGATACGGTAGCCGTGTTAATATTTATGTTAGCGCCTACTGCGATAGTATTAACTGTTAGAGACGCATTAATAACTGCATTATTAACAGCAATAGTTGAATTAGACTTGTAGAATGCTAGGTTGGCTGAACCATTACTAACACCACTATCATTAAACTGTATCTGAGTATTAGCGCCTGCTACCCCTACTGTCGTCCATGACATGTAACCGGCACCGTTGGTAGTCAGTACCTGTCCGTTTGATCCATCAGCCACCGGCAACACATATACTGTAGTATTAGGATTGTCTGGTGCTGAAATAGTTACCGAATTAGAAGTGGTACCGTTTAGTTTAATAGATGCCATATTATCCTCTTAAGCTTGTGCTTCTGTCCAGGATAGACGTGTTTGAATTTGAGCATTCGAGCTACCGATGTTAATACCAACAATCGTAAGCGTATCTGGACCGTCTGGGTAAACACCTGCAGCACCTGGTGTGTTAGTTGTACCACCACCAAGAATACTATTACCTAGATCTCGTAGCATGTTAAGAGCAGCAGCTGCTACGGAGTAGTTAGTAGAACCGGCGTTGTTCACAGCATAGAAGCTAAACATCGCTTCACCGCCTGAGACATATACAGGGCCTGTATGGTCAGCAATCTGGGCAAGACTTGATGTACCAGTAGCAATAGGACCGAAGGTGCTTAATGCTGCTGTGGCACCGGTATAGCTTGTTGTTGTGCTAGTTGTTGGTGCAATCGGCGCGCCATTTAGAATTAGCTGAATCAAGAACACCCCGTTAACTAGCACGTCCAAGTTTTGCAACGTGAGCTGCATACGGTTAACAATTTCCTTTGAGCCAAGTACACCAGTAACACCAGAATCAACTGAAGGCGTAACTCTTAGAGTTGCAAGAGCAACAGCACTATTGTACGTTACTGTTGTAGAACCGGAGCCTGACCCCTGTCTATTCATTGTAATAGTGTTGTTTGGGTTGCCGCCGGACACGGCTGTAACTATTGCGCCGGAAGGAATATTGCTACCTGCCACTAACATACCAGGGAAGATCGGTGTAGTATTAACAACGCTAAATGTATTTGAGCCTGAACCAATAGTTACTGAAGCAACGTTACCAGCAATTGCAGTGGTAGTTGTTGTTTCACCGTAGGTAAATTGCAACGACTTATCGTTATCGTACTGTCCGTCCATAATTACTGACGTACCCCAGTGGCTAATCGTCGGTGAGAATTGTGGTGAATGTAGATACACTGATATAGGAGCAGTAGCAGAGAATGTATGAGTTACATCTCCCGTTGCATTACCCATATTAGCAAAGCTGTAAGTAGAGGAGCCTGAGCTTGATGCAGCTCTGGACATGACCACTGTATTAAATGCCCCGGTGGTAATAGACGCAACATAGGTATTATTTGGAATACCTGTACCGTAAATTAACATGCCTACTTGCAGACCAGCTACTGAGTTTGTTGATGTTAAGGTTGAGCTGCCGCTCGTTCTTGTCATTGTTACGGTTGTGGCTGCCTTACCTCTTGTAAGACCGGTAAGTGTTGTAGCTGTCTTGCCTGAATAAAACACATACTCAGGATTGCTTGGGTTATCAATATAAACTGTACCAGTTGTTGGGAATGCAGTAGTGTTACCAACCGACATTGTTGTTGCGCTTGATGCCAACGTTGCTGCAAGATTCGTAAATGGTGCAATAGTATTGGTTTCGTATCTGGCAGGCAAGTTACCAGAACGCATGTACGCTTCAGTATTCTGGTTATTGTTAACAAACCTATGGACGTAAACTACTCTACCTTGTGTATCTCTGAATCCATATCTTACTGTACCAGCGCCGTACCAGCTATAGTCAAGATAGAACATTTGCATCTTAGTAAGATCAAGGTTCATACCAGATGGGCCAGTACCGTCCATCTTATCAATGTTCCATAAGTTTTGCGGAACTCTTGTATCGATAGTCTTAGAAATAATACAGACGTTCGTACCTGATAGAGTTGCTCCTCTATAAGGAGGCGAAACTGTCATAGAGGTGTCACTTGCAATATTTAGAACTCTGAATGACATCCCTCTAATAACTATAAAGTCACCAGGCACTAGTTGTGACGATAGTGAAGGTGATACCCCGTTAACGGTTGCGCCAGTTACTGTTGACGAGCCGTTAGTAACGTTAAAGAAGCCGGACAATTGTGTAGTTGAGCTTCTTCTTACACAGTAAAGAGTTTGACCATCAAATTCAAAAAATACACCATTCTGGAAATCGAATAATCCGGTTCTGGTTGTTGCGCCATACCAGCTAGATACTGACAGAGCGGGTATACCAGTTGCAGGCGTTGCAGTGGGGGTTGTTAATGTACTATATGTGAATTGGTTATCACTGACTACTGAAGTTACTGTAAAGGTACCATTATATGCTGTTTCATTACAGCCTGAAATAATAAAAGTTGTACCAAAACTAATGTAGTGAGGTGCTTTTGTAGTAACGGTTGCTACTGTTCCAGACGATGTAATCTTATCTACGTTAATGTTTGGCTTTAAGCTTGTACCTGTACTAACTTGAATGCCTTTGCCAGATTGATATCTAAAGTATCTTCTTGTTTGACGAATAGTTTGAATATTGTGCGCTTGATTGCCTGTAGTAAACTGAACACCGCCGTCAAATGCTCTATGTTGATATACACCGTCTGGTCTGGGGTAAATTGTGCCACCGGAAATTGATCCGGATGGCGCATTTACTACAACAAAGTTAAAAGATGTGCTGCTTAGTACCGAACTAACCTGCCATGTACCGTTAGGTGCATTAGATGATGCGGTTGAACCTGTTACATAGATACCATCGCCTATCTGAAGACCGTGAGGGTTGGTTGTAGTTACTGTAACTACAACACCACTATTAGTCATAGCAGTTGCTTGTGGCATACTTGCATTTGAATAAAAGCTACCAGCGAATACAAACGATAATGTTGAGTTATATACTGAGCCAGATGAACCTGTAAATGGCGTTCTTGCAGTATATGTGAAATTAGTACCAGCTGATACTGAATCTACTACGAAAGGCCCGTTGCCACCGGTAAACAAGCTATCTTGAATAAGAACTGGTGTGCCAACCGCAGGTGGGGTAGTTGTCGATACTGTAACCGTAGTTGAACCATTTGTTGCTTGAATATCTGTAATTACAATAGGGGTTTGTGTGTTGACAAAAAAGCTTGGCTGCATGTTAAGTAGCGAGAGGGTTTCCCACTTTGTAGGTTGCAACCCGTATTCAAAGTCAGTATCAATCAAAGCTTGAGGAGAAGAAATTCTCATCTTACCTACTGGGTCAATAATAGACTCGTCAGGAATAAATGATTCACTAATTTCATCAACTACAATCTGCAACTTATCAGTGGCCGACATACTACCGGTATTATAATTTAATACGATTGTAGTAGTTGGGTTTGTGGTAACCGTTCCTTGCGTAACCGTATAGCTTGTAGCGGTAAGTGCTGGATCGCTAAAGTTGTAAATTACAGCGTTAGTAGTAACGTTAGTAATTAGTAATAGTCTTTCTCTTAGAACGACTCTAGGGATTACTATTGTCTTTGTAGAAGGGGTAAATGTATACTGAGTATCTAAAATAACACGTTTTGCCATGTTGTCCTCTTAATCAAGCATTATACTTAATGGTTTAAATGGTGTTTGTTTTTGGTAATTGTTAAAGTTTTTCACAGTGTCAGCTACTTTGGCTGTGCAATAGAAAGCGGTCCCAAATGTGGGCGCTGAGGACAGATATAAAGTAGACCCATTAACATAGTATCCCGAACTAAACACTGAAACTTCTGGTAAATTGTAGTAATCATTTATATATCTAGCCGGCAATTGCTTAGTTCCGTTTATATACAAATCTAAGCTTGCACCGTTAAATGGCGTTATAGAAACACCATTTGATGACAGTTTAAACGATCTTGTCTGCCCGTCAAATACATTAGAAAGATTATCTACAACATAATTTGGTAAGCCTTTAGTATAATCTACTGCTAGATTATCTGCAACTGTCCAAGTAGCTGCGCGATCAACTGTAATTGTAGTATAGTTGTTTACCTGTAGAGGCGCTATTCCTTCTGTGAATGAAATAGCTGTGTTTGTGATAGTGCTGTCTGTAGTAACAAATCTAATATTCTCAAACCAGGGGCCTGCCGCATTGCTGCCTTTTTCACCTTTGACACCTGCACTATCAAATACTACTACGTCAAGTATATCGTTATTTGCTGCAGGTAAGTTGAGAGTTACTCTTGAAGTGTTTGCGGTATATTCTGTATTAGAAAGGAATATGCCATTTAAGTGTACTAATATATTACCTAGGGTGGTAATCCCTGACATTAAGAACACTGATTGATTGTTTGCTGCTGTAAAATTAAAGTTGCTTACAGCAGGTGTCTCACCCTTATCACCTTTAGGGCTTATTCGATCGTAACCGTATACAGCAACCAAGTCACTAGCAGTTGCACCTGAAGAAAGAACAATTGCAGTTGTGTTTGATGTGTACTCAGTATTACTTAATAAAACACCATTATAAAATACTCGTACACCGCCGGTGTTTGCTGTGAATGTAGAAGGATAGAAAGTAGTTTGATCGCTAGTAGCTGTAAACTCTTCATAGAGAAGAGTTGCGGTTAGGCCGGTGTCACCCTTATTACCGGTATCACCTTTGTCGCCTTTGTTGCCGATATCACCTTTAGGCCCTACATCACCTTTTTCGCCTTTGTCTCCGTAACCCTTATCACCTTTAATACCTTGTATACCGCCATAAGGTAGATTTGTCCAGGCAGTAGAACCATCACCTATTTTAAACAGGCTAGTATTTGTTTCTATACCAAGCTCACCGGCTGCTAGTACTGTATTAGCAGTTGACCAATCTGAGGCGCTACCTCTTCTAAACTGAAATACTCCAAATGACATTATGCTACTCCTCCAAAGTCAATGGACAGATGTGGTCCTGACGTGCTGGTAAAGGGTGATCCCCCGTCTATAAACGTAACTGATACAGTACCTGATTCACCTTTTTGGCCTTTGACTCCAGATTGTGTAAATCCGTAGACAATTACCATTGTATTATTTGCTACAGGTGTTGCTAATGTAAAGCTTGTACTATTTGAGGAATAAACATCACTACTTAACAATACACCATTAGCATAAACAGATGGACTATTTATAGGTGGGCTATAATAGAAGAATTCTGTTTGATTATTAGCAGCAATATATTCTTCTCTTACTTGGAAATAATCTGTGCCTTTGTCTCCCTTTGCACCATTGGCTCCATTAGTTCCTGCTTCACCCTTATTACCCTTCTCACCTTTAGTGCCTGTTTGACCAAAGCCAACAACTGTGATAATATCGTTATTAGATGCATTAAGGGATAAAACTATCGACGTAGTGTTGGAAGTGTAGACTGAGTTTGATAATAAAACACCGTTAACGTAAATTAGAGGAGTATATAGTGGCGGGCTATCAAAATAGAAAGTATTTTGATTATTTGCAGCTGTATATCTCTCAACTACTTGGTATGATGCAGTATAAAGTCCCTTCTCGCCCTTTTCCCCCTTTGGATTTACGGTATCATCATAACCGTAAACTGTAACTGTATCATTTTCAGTAGCACCAAAGGAAAGAGTTACGGAAGATGAGTTAGAGGTATAATCAGTGTTAGCTAGTAAAACACCGTTAACAAATACGCTTGGAGATAAAAGATTAGTAGCAGTAGCAAGAGTAAATATTGCCTGACCGGCAGTTGCAGTAAATTGCTCGTTTAATAGGGTAGCAGATTGACCTTTATCGCCCTTAACCCCTTGCTCACCTTTTGTTCCGGTCTGTCCAAAACCTACAACCGTAACTATGTCATTAATAGCAGCACCTGATCCTAAAACTATCGATGTTGTGTTAGATGTGTAAACTGTATTAGAAAGCAGTATACCATTCTTATAAACTAATGGTGTATAGAGTGGAGGGCTGTTAAAATAGAAAGTAGTCTGACTAGCTGAAGCGGTATATCTTTCTACTATTTGATACGACGCTACATAGAGACCTTTCTCTCCCTTCTCACCCTTTGGATTTACTGTATCGTCAAAACCTTTAATAGAAATAATATCATTATTAGCTGCACCATCAACTAAAGTAATGGCAGTAGTATTAGATGTAAAGTCTGTATTAGCTAATAGTATCCCGTTTATGAAGACACTAGGGCTAAGAAGATTGACTGCAGTAGGTAGAGTAAATACTGTTTGACCTGTACTAGCGGTAAACTGTACGTCTATTAGTGTTGTTGCATTACCCTTGTCGCCTATTTCACCTTTATCGCCTTTGGATCCGGTATCACCTTTAGACCCGGTATCCCCCTTGTCTCCCTTGAAGCCGGTATCACCTTTGTCTCCTTTATCACCGATATTTCCCTTAGAGCCGGTATCTCCCTTAGAGCCAGTGTCCCCTTTGTCCCCGGTATTACCTTTGTCACCCTTGGTTCCGGTGTCGCCTTTAGAGCCGGTATCACCTTGCTGACCCTTGACACCTGTAACACTAAATGTAGTTGTATCATTATTAGTAAAAACAATAGTATTGTTAGCATCGGTATAAGTTGCACTGGTAACTTGAGCACCTGCGATACCCTTATCACCGGTGGTACCTTTTTGACCTTTATCGCCCTTATCCCCGGTGGTTCCTATCTCGCCCTTATCACCCTTGTCGCCTACTTCGCCCTTATCGCCTTTGGATCCGGTATCACCAGTTATACCTTTGTCACCCTTAGATCCAGTATCACCCTTCTGACCGGTATCGCCTTTGGATCCGGTATCGCCCTTGTCACCTTTATCGCCGGCAGTACCCTTGTCGCCCTTATCACCTACATCACCGGTTCTAGCAAATGTGATAAAGATAGGATCGTTATTACTAAACGCAGCGGTTGTTGAGAGGTATGAGACCGGTACACTAAAGTAGCTATCTACGTATGTGTGTGATCCAACAATATTGAACAGCGCGAAAGCAAGACTGTTGCTTTGGCTTGTAATCTTAAACGTGCCTTTTATCTGCGATGTTGAGTCATCTATTGTTTGGAGGAACGAATATACGTTCGCTGAGAGCTGATCAACAATGTTGATATAAAGGTTTGCTGCACTTGCGTAGTTAGTGTTGCTTAGCTTTAAGTATCCAGCTGTTGGATCAACACTAGTTGTATTTGTTAAGAAGTTGTAGTTAAATGTAGCGCCGCCAAATGTACCATCCGTACCCTTGGCACCAGTATCGCCTTTGTCTCCTATGTCTCCCTTATTACCTTTCTGACCCTTGTCTCCGGTATCGCCTTTGTCGCCCGTGGAGCCCTTGTCACCAATCTCACCTTTGTCACCTTTACTACCAGTGGTACCGGTATCTCCTTTATCACCTTTAGATCCGATATCACCCTTGTCACCTACCTCCCCTTTGAGACCCTTGTCCCCGATTTCACCTTTTCGACCTTTAAGACCAGTTACGTGGAATGTGGTTGAATCACTGTTGGTGAAGGTGGTAGTGTTATTAGCGTCTGTATACGTAGCACCAGTAACCTGCTCGCCTTTTTGACCTTTATCTCCTAATTCACCTTTGTCACCCTTGTCACCAATAGTACCTTTTTGCCCCTTAGAGCCAGTGTCCCCCTTATCTCCGGTGTCACCTTTGTCACCAGTATTACCCTTATCGCCGGTAGTGCCTTTTTGTCCCTTGTCGCCGGTTTCACCTTTATCTCCGGTGAAGCCTTGCTCACCTTTGTCGCCGGTTTCGCCCTTATCACCTTTGTTTGGTGATGTGAGCTCAATGACTGTATTTGATGTGTCTTTTGTATAGAGGATTGCGTCAGCTAGGTTAACGGCTAATTCGCCAATCTCTAACTGATCGCCTTTAGGCACGCGCCCAGGCATGCTGGTGCGCTTAATTTGAAAAACATTATTAGCCATTTGGCTCCGTAATCACTGTATATACAGTGTTAATAATTAATGTCGCCCTGCTTTCTACTTGTCCATATTACTAGATTATATTTAGTGCCTTTGGTTACTTCTCGACCTTCGTGTCCATGTGTCACTTGGCCAGGCCATAAAATAATCTTACCTATTTGAGTATTTATATTAGAGAAGTTTTGCCTATAAAAATAAGTATCTCCGCCTTCGTAATCATCATTCAGCTTTACGTTTCCTGAAACTAAAGAGGCATCATGGTGACAGTTAAGACTCTTTTGGGTTTCTGGTGAATACTTAATAATGAAAGCATCCCGCAAACCATTCATTAATAGCGGAAACCAATACTTTTCTATCACCGGGTTGATCGACTCTTTAAAATGCTTTTCTAAAGTATTCCAGAGCTCCATACTAAACTCTCTGATTCTTAATTCTTGTCCTGGAAACTTATCACCGTACATCGATTCCCATTTACCATGTGCTTCAGCCATGTCTATAATTTTCTTACACATCTCTGGGGTAAGAAAATCCATCTCTAGGATGTCTGGTGCTACTACTGTAAGCTCTGTAGCATCAATAAATTCTATAATATCTGGATAGAGCTGTTGGAAGATGTTATTAAAAACAATCTTATCATTTGGCCCGCCATTACCATGTAAGATGCATGGGCAGCATCTAGTAGCAATATTAACAAATTGCTTTGTTGGCTTTAATACTAAATCATCTTCAATAGAGCTTAAGCATTGAAAGATATAATTCTCATAATCTAATTTGATATTAACCTTATTATTACTCTTATTCTCTACATACTTCTTCTGTAAAAATAGTTGATCATCATCCGAATCCTGTATATAATCATCTATGATGGAAAGGATAGAGTCCTTGTATCCAATGTATACTCCACTGTTTAGATACTTGTATGCGGTATGTGATTCAGTAAAATACTGTTCCATGGAACGATCAGGCCAGCAGATCTTTTCAGCTGCAAAAAGCACGTCACATTCAAACCCTAAGAATCTATTCACGATAGTCTCTAATGAATCATTAATGATGACATCATGACCATCGCAGAACAATACAATCTTATTACCGTCAATGCTCTTAAGATAATCTTTAACTAAATTAATCTTTTGACCACCGCCCGGTCCTTGCATTGTACCACCCTTCCATTCTACACCATCGCCGATGTTTATAATCGGTACCTCTTTAGCCGCACTTGACTTACTAAGGTATTTGTATTTTTCAGAGTCTGTAGCAACGGTGACAACGATTGCTTCTTGAGTCATTATGGATTCTCCACTTTCAATATCAGAGCCAAGTACCGATCTAGATACTTGATTAAATATACTAGTTTTATAGGCTATAGGGTTAGTAGGTATAAGATCTTTAAAAATATCTACTAATGCAGTAAAATTATTAAGTATGCCTGGCTTATCTGTCAGACAGGTGTGTAGATAGTTAACACCACTGATAAGCGGAAAGAACTCATCAACCGGTATAATGTTTTCCTTAAACTTGGAATTAACTAGCTTCTTAGCAAGCCTTGGGCTTATAGCGTAAGCATTATTCCAATAAGGGTAATATGGCCGTATAAATTTATCATCTATATTCTGCACATGACCTGGAAACATCTCTTTGTGATCCAGGTATACTACATCTTGTGTTTCAAGAAGTCTATCGATTTCTTCTGAGTCAATATGCCCTACTAGTCTTGAATCATCTTCAAGAATCAATAGGTTGTGATTGAGCTCAGCACAAAGCATCCACGCGTTATAATGCGATATGCTGGTTGCAACTTCTGTTATAGTTGCGTGTCGATGTAGCATTGGGTCCTGCCACCTAAGGTAAGGCTTAAACCCTAATGCTCTTATATTAGATAAGCTTAACGAGTGTCCGTTTATGGCCGGTAATCTGGTCCATTCGTACTCGCTAAGCTGCTCTGAAATAAAATCTAATCTGTCTTTTCTTGTATCAAGATTTAGTACGACTATTTTCACTTGGCTTCACCGTCTTGCTTTCATAATCAACTATTTTATTGCTAAGATCGTTAATTGTTTTTTCTAAAGTAACGATCTTAGCTTCCGCCAGTATAAGTTTATTTGTTAAATCTTCAATATACTGCTTCTGCCTGTTTATGTAGGCATTAACAAAATCAACTTCCATTATTAGAAACTGCCGCCATCTAATGAAGCATATACCAATGCTGTACCATTAGATTGTAAAACATACCCTTTGGTGCCTATCCCTAATTTTCTAAATCCGTTAGTTGAATTAGCAACTAGTATATCTTCTGCTGTATAGCTGTTAAGACCTGTACCACCGCTATTACCTGCTAATGCGGTTGATAGGCTTAATGTATTAGCTACTATCGCTACATTTACAGTACCATTAGCAGTTAGTGCTACTGATGTTGAATTAGTGGTTAACCCGCCAGATGAAAGGTAAGCAACTAAGGTCGATATATTAAACGTAGCATTCGATGTATCGACAGTTGTACCTGGTGCGGCAGTCAGACTATCAAATAGCTTGAATACCCCGTCCGATGCATCTCTAAACAGACCAGCGTGTTGAGACGCACCACCGGTGTTGTTATAATTACCGTAAAAACCTAGATCTAATACGTCTGACGATGTGTTGTTAGCTGCTAGTTGAATTAGAGAATCAGATACCGATAAGGTTGAAACGTTAATTGTAACGAGGGTACCAGTAACAGATAAGTTACCAGCGATAGTTACGTTATGATCAAACGTTGCATACTTAGCAAGTATATTATTTGCATATACTGTTGAATAATTTAATGCAGATGAGCCAAGGTTATAAGTAACGTTAGCTGAAGGTACTATGTTGGTGTTAACTAGCCCATTAATAGATACAACATCAGAAGAATTACTACCCAGTACAACGTTGCCTGTAACATCTATAGAGTTAAAAGTAACATTGCTTGTAGTGCCAACATCCTGGCCAATGTGTACACCAGTGGAATTAACCGTTACACCAGTGCCTGCTTTGACAAAAACACCAGAGGTGTTCGCAACTATACCGTCGTTAGCATTAACTGAAACGGCATTAGCGCTAACCGATATACCGTTACCTGCCCCTACATCAAGTGTTACGCTTCCGCTTAAACCGCCGCCTGTAAGACCATCCCCGGCGACAACTTCGGTAATATCAGCATCAACCCCTCTCCAATACAATCCAGAGCCATTCGATGCTAGTACTTGGTTAGCTGTACCTACCGACCCATTAACCGAAAGAGTAACACCATTCGCAATAAACAACTGGGTTGTATTTGCAGAAATGTATGATCCAACTGTGAGCGAAGATGCATTTACTACACCAGTAGTAAATAATCCTGACGTGTTAGCTACTACATTTGAACCAACACTTAATATCGCTGCGTTAACAGTGTTAGTAGCAATAACGCTACCTGTAGTATACAGCCCTGTTGAATTAGCTACTACGTTAGACCCAATACTTAATACTGCTGCATTAACAGTGTTAGTAGCAAGAACGTTACCAGTAGTAATTACTGTGCCGTTAACTGTAGTATATGTGTCATTATTACCAACATAAACTTCTTTAGCAGCAACTCTCTTTGCAACTCCTAAGCCACCCGCTATAGTTACAGCACCAGTAGTAGTGTTTGAACTATCAGTGGTATTAGCAACGCTTAGGATGTCTGTATTAACTGTGCCGGTTGTAAATACACCAGTTGAATTAATTACTGCTGCATTAGAGCCTACTACAAATGAGCCGCCGCTGCCAGCAAGTACCCCACCACCAACACTTAATTTATTAGTAGCCGTATCAAAGGTAAAATCTACGTCACCGGCGAATAGACTATTATTATTAAACTGAACTTGTGAATTAGAACCACCAGCGCTGGTTGAGAGAGCGCTTGCATTAATCCAGTGTACATTACCCGAGCCGCCAGATACTAGAAGTTGACCATTTGTACCATGCGCACCGTTAGCATATACTTGCGTAGCTACTAAGTTAGCAACGATTACCTTATCAATACCAGAAGTAGAGTTGGCTACTAGGGCCTGATTTGCAGTAAGAGTACCTGGGTTTCTAATGCCCCCAATCGCAACAACGTTAGCGGTATCTGTGCCTTTCACACTACCAATAAATAGTACCTCACCATTCGAGGTATAGGCTAATTCACCTGGCTGTAAACTACTAGGTACCGCAGTTTCAGTACTGCGTCTGATTTGAATGATTGTATTTGACATTTAGAAGGTTCCCCCGTCCAATCCTGATATTGAAATTGTTGTAACCGGTTTTACCTCATATTTATTTAAACTTGAATTGTAGACTATTGCATCACCGTCTTGTGGAGTTCCCTCTACAACGTTAGCTAATTCGCGAATGGTAATTTGGTCCTTAAGCGTGTTTTTTAAAGTAAGTGTTGATTGCTGCGTTAGAAGCTGGTTGTTCTGCTTAACTACAGCTTTAATATTGGTAGTCATATTATCTCGTAACGTTAGGGGTTACTGTAACTATACCTTCTAGTACTCTAGAGACTACACCAGAGCTGGATGTTAATTCTACGTCATAAACATATCTACCAGATGCTATATTAGCAGTAGCATTTGCAGATAACGATAATGTAACCGTGCCGTCAGCACCATCTAAACTAACGCTAAAACTAATTGAGTTTGACGATGTATAATGCTTTCTCATCTGAGCAGCACCAGTATAATTAGTCAAATCTATAGCAACACCATTTTCATCGAGAATATCGATATTGGTGCTGTATGATGCTCCCTGATCTATTATAAGATTTGCTTTAGTGGCCATGATGGTAGAGTGTTGTTTTTCTTATTTATAAGACTATATAAAGTCAGGTCCTGCAACCCATACTACCAAAGATCTTCTTATTCCTTTTGTTACTGGCGTCACTCTATGCAGGACATAACTAGGAAAGGCAGCCAGCATTCCTTTTTCTTTATCCACTGTAAGAGGTTCTGGACCAGTTAATATCTCTAAATCGCCACCTTCGTACTCTTCAGGATCTGAAAGCTGTAATACCAAAGAAAGCTTTCTAGCACAATCAGTATTTTTACCAGCGTCTATATGCCAGGTATAATGGCTTTCCTCATCTCCAGTATATATCGTATACTGCATATCTTCTACAAACCCGTAGAGATTAAATCTGTAGAAATCACTATTAATACTTCTGGCCAAAAAAGCCATTTTTTCATATATCCACTGATGAGGCTCTGAATTGTCTAACCACGCAGTTTTTGAGACTCTAATTTGAGTATTAACATCACCTTTAAGCCCTCCCACAATACCATCTGATGCAGGTAGCTTTTCGCACATGTTAATTATATCTGAGACCTGTCTTGCATCAAAAGCTTCTCTCCAGGTAATAAATGGCTCATATGCAGTTTTTCTAGCTGATGCCGGTAAGAAGCTATAAAGAGACATTATGAATACTCCACCCATCCTGTCATAATATACTTTGTGCCAGATAAGGGGGGATTGCCACGATGGGTGTGGGTATAACCTGCAGGGAATATAACTAGTCTTCCTCTTTTCGCTGCAATACGCTTACTTAAATATAAAAATTCTGTTTCCCCACCTTCAATAACATCATTCAAATACAAAATGTACGCTGCTATTCTTCTACTATATTCTAGCGATCCTTGCTCGCTATGCCACACATGATACCCTTGAGACGGTTCTGTTTCTTGTAATTTATAAGAATAAATAGTATGATTATTAAACGTATTAAGAATATCATACTTTGTAGTATACTGTTTATAGCTATTTTTCCAAAATACTTCATTAAATTCAGCTATAAACCCCCCTAAATTATCATAACTAAAATTAATTTCGGTCTGCTTCATAGGATTAAGAGTGGTAGAAACATCCTCTTTGGACAGGGTACTACATTCATCCCTATTCCAAGTCCTATTATTATCCTTACACCATTTAAAATAGTTTATAAGACTATCACAGTATTCTGGGGTTACCACATCATCATATACACCAATAAAATCATTCATAAAAATCTCACAGAGTAGGGGTTATATTTCCAGTTTTATTAATTAAATCTTCATAATTATCTTTGATATATGCTTGAGCAGCCCATTGAGCCTGTGGTGCATACATTTCTATTAATTGCTCCAAAGGAATAGGATTGTTGTTTTCATCAAAAACAACACTGATGTTAAGAGTAATCGCAGTTAATTCACCATCAAGCGGGGTGTACTTAACAAGCATATTACCTGAAGTAACATCTGCTTTTATAATTTTATATGTGAACGTATAATTCATTGTCTAGTCCATGTAATAGTTATTTGACCGGCGCCGCCCGGACCACTACCCACTGAGTAAGGAACATTCTGCTTTAAATTAAATTTACCTGACCAATTTGAAGTGGTAACACTACTTATCGTACCATCAGCCCCTTTAGTACCAGGGATGCCAGCGCTACCAGCAACTCCAGGGTTTCCGCTATTACCAGGATTGCCTGGATTAGCACCGGAACCGGAATTTCCGCTACTCCCTGTATTACCTGGATTACCAGAATTTCCTGGATTACCAGAAATTGGATTAGCTGATGCAGCGCCCCCACCGCCACCGCCACCACCAGCAGCTTTAGAATTAGTATTTACCCATCTAGCTGCTCCACCTGATCCCGACCCACCACCCCATGTATAATTAGCCGGTGTGCCGCTACCTCCTGTAGAGTTTCCATTACCGTTTCGTATAGCACCAGCACCAAAAGTAGCTAACCCATATGCAGTACCACCGTTACCGGCAACGACCTGTCCGGTACCTGGTGTAGCTGTAGAAACTCCCGCATTACCTGGTCCGCCACTATATGATGATCCTACTATAGGGTCTGCGCTACCACCGGCGCCACCAGCCCCACCAAAAAGGCCCGTAGTACTACCAAAAACATATCCATATCCACCGCCACCACCAGCACCCCCTGTTCCTGCTGACCCTCCGGAACCTCCTGTCCCATTGTTACCTGGGTTGCCAGATGACCCTGAATTTCCTGGGTTACCAGCAGATCCCGCTGTACCTCCGTTACCACCAGTACCATTATTTCCAGCAGTGCCATCAGTACCCTTGCTACCTTTAGTGCCACTATTTCCAGAAGTGCCAGGAAAAGTATAATTGCTAAACGTGGTTGAATTACCCGAAGTACCAGAATTACCTGGAGAGCCATCATTACCTAGCCCTCCTGATCCAGCACCATTACCTGCTGAGCCTGGTGTGCCAGCAGTACCACTACCACCACTTGAACCTGCACCACCAGCACCACCGGCGCCGGCGCCGGACCCATCGCTGCCTGGGTTGCCTGCTGTTCCAGGTAGACCAGGCCCGCCGTCACTATATGGCCACTTAAATGGGGTTGTAGATACGCCAGGGCCTGGGTTAGAAGTTTCTCCAGCTTTACCCCACCCGTTTATTACAGGTCGACCCTTAGAGTCTATTTGATAGTAATACGCATAACCACCTGACATATATTGCAAATTAGTAGATGAGCTTGCTGCAGCACCTCCAGCACCGCCGCCACCAGCATTCCCTGGATTTCCTGCGTTGCCTGCAGTACCTGGATTTCCAGCAGGGCCTCCAGGTCCGCCTGGACCCCCCGAACCATTATTACCAGGGTTGCCTTGGTTACCTGCACTACCAGGATTACCTGCTGAACCGGCTGTGCCTGCTGTGCCCCCTGTGCCGCCAGTACCTGCAGTACCTGCCCCTCCTCTACCTGTGCCACTTATACTTACAACCCCAAAAGGTAATGTAAGATTGCCTGTACCAGAGTTTAAGGTAATTGATCCAGCGTTAACTAGAGTTCGGCGGAGTGTTGTTCTTAAACCTAAAGGCATTTTATAATGCCACTAAAGCAGGTAATTGATCTTTAACGTTCTGTAAACCTTCAATAAAGTTTGATGTAAGTGCGTATGAAGGTCTGCCATCGTCATGCTCCTCTTTGTAGGTCACGAATGGCCAGGAACTAGCAGTTAGTTGTTTATCTTTCCACCACGTGTTAAGATTGTTTATTACTGTATCTAAAACTGCTGTATTATTATAATGCATTCTAACATACTTGATATCTGTATGATCTAACCATGCGGCAAGATCGTGTCCATCTAGCGAATTAACTGAATCACAAGTATATAAAATAATTTCGTGAATTTTTACGACAGCCATTTTACCTTCCTCCTTAAGCGACGTTGGCCATAGCAAAAGTACCAAAATATGATGTTCCACCATCTAATGTAAAGAATGTAAGAACATCAGACCTATTAGCAGTTGTAGTTAGCACCGGGCTAACTGCATCAGTATACTTAGCACCTGTAAATGATGCCGTTCTTGAACCAGTACCATCTTGTTTTAAGATAACTGTTACTGGTTTTGTAAACCCTACCGTTGGTGGGTTAGTAAATGTAAACGTTACACTAGTAGCAAGAGTTAAATTAAAGATATTGGATAGACTTAAATCTATATTATAGGTTGATGTGGAGACTGTAGCTGTATTAACTGTTTCGGTGTAAGCTGTAAGGGTAGTGAATGCATCTCCCTTGTCACCTTTTGCACCGGTAGTACCATTATCGCCCTTAATACTCAATCCAGTTCCGGAAAATTGTACTGCAAGATTAGCACCAGTTAAAAATGGTGAATTATAGCTGCCAGTAATATTAGTTACATTAAATTTAGAATTATAAGCCTGGCTACCTGCTGCAGTGCTGCTTACTGAATATAATAGGGTTTGAGAAGTATTAGCAATATTAGTAATTTCAAGATAACCCTTAAACGTAGTATTGCCTAGGTTATTGTAATTACTAATTAAGAGCTGATTGTTAGCACCAGTATTGTCTATATTTCTTACGGTAATTGCAGTAACACTTGAAGGAGTTGCGCTATTAAAAATAAGTGAACCAATACCTGGAGCTGATACGGATTCTGTTGTACCTGTATCAAACAGATAGTTTATACCAGCAGTAAGCCCGCTGGTTCCTGAGTCACCTTTAGACCCAGCGTCTCCCTTATCACCTTTAGCACCCTGATCACCTTTGTCACCCTTGGTGCCAGTAGAACCTAGGTCTCCTTTGTCGCCTTTAGCCCCCTGGTCGCCTTTATCACCTTTGGAACCGGCCGTACCAGTCGTACCAGTATCCCCTTTACTACCCAACCCGTTAGGAGTAAATGTAAATAGTAGGGATGAGGTATCCTGGAATACTGCAGTATACCCGTTATTAATATTTGAAACTGTGAATAATTTGTTTGTTGCTTGACTACCTTCTGATATGCTGCTAACGTTAAATAGTGCTGTCTGTGATGTATTAGCTGTATTACGTACAGTAAGCAAACCTTTAAGAGTAGTATTGCCATAGCTACCAAACGCATTAAACAAATTATTACTGTCGTTAATATTACCGTCAACCTTTCTTACAGTAATAGACGTTACCGATCCTAATGTAGCGGAGTTAAAAATAGCTCCACCTATAGGAGGTTGAGAAGCACTTTCAGTTGTTGATACACTAAATGTGTAAGGTATACCAGCTTCTCTTCCTGCGGAGCCTGTATCTCCCTTGTCACCTTTACCACCAGTAGTTCCTATATCGCCCTTATCGCCTTTGTCACCTTTAGTACCTACCTCACCTTTATCACCTTTTGAGCCGGCTGTGCCGGTATCACCCTTGTCACCTTTTGCCCCGGTAACACCTATATCACCTTTATCGCCCTTTGACCCTACTTCACCTTTATCGCCTGATAGAGAGACTTGCACAGTTACATTTTCTAACGATGTAAGGCCTGAAGTAACTCCACCCAAATATGTAATGTTAAATTTAATTGCGCCAGTTACACTTGTGTCTGCAGCACTAGTTATTCTGTAGACAGCAAATTCATTAGTATTTTCACTTGATCTAATATACAGAAGGGCTTTATTAGCACTACTACTACTTCCAACAGCACTCCAAATATTAGAAGTACTATTACCTCCAAACTCACTAGAGCTGAAAGATACAATAGTAGCAAGAGAATAGTTAGCATTGTTAAGACGTAATCTTCCACTTACTGGAGCAGTGCTCATAGTAGTAGAAGTATCAAACGAATAAACTAGATCACTGTATGTGCGTATAGGAAAGAAGTATGTGCCGTCGTTAGTAAACTTCCAGGTACTAGTAGTTTCATCCCATAGAATATAAACATCTGGACTAGTACCGCGGTTTACTGTGATAGAGGCATTACCTGCCGGAGCGCCAGTAAGAGCAGAATAGAGAAGAATGTCTCCTGTACCAATCTCTAGTCTTTGGGCTGATTGGAATGTTGCAATACCAGTAACAGTAAGATTCCCTGATACTGTTACTGTCTCTGTGTTTACTGTGAAGACTGTAGATTGTGTTGCATTGGCCGACGTTACACTGAAGGCACCATTACTTACAGTAAGATTACCTTTAGAAACGGTTACTGAGTTTCCTAAGACTGAACGACCTGTGGCGTTGATAGATAGCCCTGTTGGATTATCTATGATAAGTGACTTTCCGTTAATAGTTACATTACCAGATATACTTACAGTATTTCCAATAGTTGCAGTATTATTAACAACAATACCGTTTTTAACTCTAAAGTCTTGAGTATTTGCAGCCATTTAGCTTCCCTTTCCGCCGTATTAACGTACTTTCTGTCTTACGCCTCTGAATTGAAGATTTGCCGTTCCACCCTTAGATGCAAGATATGCAGATGTTGGATTAGCAACTAGAAGGATAGCAGTTGAATTAGCACTGGTACCTACTTCTATAAAATTTGTATTTGTATATATCGTACCAAACTGGGTTGAATGCACATTGCCATAACCATAAACTACATTGACCTCTGTCATTACTACTTCGTTAATTTGCTCATTATCTTGCACTTGAATAGTAAACTTAACAGCTTGGTATCCAGTACCCTGCTCGCTATTAATAGCATCTATAATTTGAGGGTCAGTATTAGAGAACTGCAAGAAAGAATAAGGACCAGTTAACCCGCCAAAGGCTGAATTAGAACTGTATATGGTATTTGGTGGCACGATAGGGCATACAGTTGCAGTAACAGTATTTTGATCAGTGCCGCCCATGAATACAATATTTGCATATAAGTCGCCTGAGCAGATCAGGTCCCCGCCGGTTTGAATAGTACCATTAGCATATACTTTAGTATTACTAATAGAAAGTAATGCAGCTGGTGCATTGTTAGACAAACCTACGTTACCGTTTGCTGCAAGGAAAATATAACCCGAACCAGAATTGTTATTGGATGCAAGTCTTAACTGATTTCCAGTGTCAGCGTAAATAGTAATTGTATTACCGCCTGCATACGAATTTGTTGACGTTACGTGTACGGCTGAGTTGTCTGTTGTATTCTCTACGGTAAATATTTCTGTTGTACCAGTACCAATTACGTGTAGCGGGTGCTGTGGTGTTGATGTTGCGATACCAACATAATTAGTAACCGCGTCAACAAATAGGGTGCTGGTATCGACTGCTAAGTTGCCTGTAATTGATGTTAAGCCGCCACTAAACGTTGCATTGCTAGAAATAGTAACAAGATTACCTGTTAGTGTAACGTTAGATGTGGTATTATTTCCGTTAACGGATATATTAGTAACAGTGGTATTGGCTTTAAGATTAGTATTACCAGTAACGTTAGAAACACTATTAACATTAAAACCAGTAGTTCTAATATTTGTATTGACTCCAGTAACAGTCATAAAGGTTGTTGTGCTGTTGCCGTATACCTGTAGCACATTTACCGTGCTATTACCCCATATCTGAGTGTTGCTTAATACTTGCACACTATCAGCAATTATGTAAGTGTTAGATGAAGAGATACTTACGTTGGAAGTAATGTTAAGAGTGTTTGCTACTATATTGGCAGCATATCCGGAAATACTAACATTCGATGATGTTGTAGAATTAGCTAAGCCTACAGTTATTGTTGATATATTAGCAGTGTTGCCGCTAGTACCACCTCTTAAAACAGAGGTAGATAATACATTCGCTGATAACGTACCTATAACACTAGCATTGCCAGAAGTATTCGCCCCATTAATAGTGTTACTTGTAGTAACTATTTCATAAGTTAGCGCACCTAGTAGTTGATTGGTTTTATTATATAAACCATAAAATGTATCTGTAGCAATTTGCAAATTAGAAATAGGTCTAGACATTTTTTACCTTATACGGATAGCGCGATTGCTCTAACGTCACTTACTGACGGATAATAACCAGTAGTAGAATCTGATACTAAAATTATTTTAACTTTAAAGGCTGTATATCCTTCTACAACACTCAGCTCACTAGAGTGATAAGTTAGTTTACCAGAATTTAAATAGTCTTTGAATGCAGTGCCAGGGTAGTCTAGAACTTCTACTACTAGGCCCCCTGAAGCAAATGAAGCAAGCTTAAGATTAATAGCATCTTGTTCACTATCACCGTTAACATAATAATTTATATCTCTAGTAATTCTAATTCTATTTTCATACACCCCTTCTACTTCGGAAATAACTGATTGATCCGGGAATAGCGGGTTGTAAATTCTTACTAGATTACCTGGACTAACCACATCATTAATAAACCCGCTAGTGCCTATCAAGGTTCTAGCTGCATAGCTATCTTTGCCGTCAAAATTAATAGTGAATGTACCAGTGACTGCTCTACCTGAGACTGTATTGTCATAACTAGATAATGGATAATATGACAGATCATACTCTAGTTCCACTAAGTCATTTTCATTATCTACAGCGCTAAACAGATTATCTGGAGACACATTCTTTAATCTGGTCCAAAGTTTATTATCTTTTATGTCACCATCGTTATCATTATAGAAGCTTACATATACTTGTAGTTCAGTGCCTGCTGGTTGATGTGCGGTTAAATATACTTTTATATCTTCCGCAACAACGCCCTTTGCTAAGCTTACATCGCGACCAATATACTTTGCAGCTGATTTACCTTTTCCTGGTAATTCTTCGTCTGTGTAATTAGCATCAGCATAGACGGATGTTGCATGAAACAACATATCTTCTTCGTCGAGTACCGGGGTAAGAAATGGATTATCAGTATCAAATAGTAGATAAAAATTAACTGATTTATCATTATTAAGAAACGCAGGATTGCTTACTTCATTAGATCTTGAGCTGCAATAGGCTTTGTATTCTACTACATTAGTCTTTTTAAATTGTCTAACTTCTATATCGCTGTCTACTGTTACATATGTCGAGTTAGAAAAATTAACGTACGTATTGGTAGTAGTGTCTACTGGAGCAAGAATTTTAAATTCAGATAAAAATTGATTTACTGGATAATTTTCAACTGATGAAATTTTAACTGAAGAACCAGAAAGCTCCCCTACTATAGTATTGCTGGTGCTATTAGCAGCAAAATTATAGGTAGAATTAGCACTCGAGCCGCCTAAAATAACAAATCCTTTTTGCTTGTTAAAATCTACTACTCTTGCAGTAGGTGCTATTAAATAATTAGCCGACGAATTAGTTACTGGTACGGGTGATGAAAGTGATAGTGTTGTGTTGTTTGAAATACTATTAATTCTACGAATAATATTCGTGTTGCCAGAGTTTAATACGATAGTATCGCCGGCAGTAAAGTTAGTAGTAAATACAGTACTAACTCCGCGAACTATATTGTTACCTGCAACAATGGCAACAGTTTGAGCAGTGACATATCCGGTATTACAAAACACTGATTCCCCACCTATTAACCTACCAGTAGAGAAATCTTTAAAGAATGTTACATATTCCATATCTCTGTTAACAGCATTGTATAATGTGGGTGTCTGTTGAAATACTGCTGATGAGATATTAAATTTTAAATCTGTATCTGTTAGAGGTGTTAAGGATGTGCCGTTAGTAAGAACAAAGAACTGGCCATCTAATGCCCCTTTTGTAACAGGGGAGCTTTGTGTTTCGTTGTATGTTTCTCCTGCCTTGTTTCGCCACAATGCAAATTGCGAATCGCCGCTATCTAATTTAATTACGAATGCATAAAACTTGTCTGTTGAAATAGGTACAGGAATATCAAATCTAAACGTTGTAGCAGATTGTCCAGTAGTTGATGTGTTAATATTTGCATATTCAACACGGGCGCGTCCGTATTTAATGTATGTGTTAAGCTTTGGAGTAGCGATATTGTTTATGTTTTCTGTTTCACAAATATAAACAGTTGCACCAGGCTGTACAGAAACACCACCAGTGCTTGTCTGAGACGAAGACGCAGCACTTGGTTTATTTTTAAAATACAAATCGATTTTAGAAAGGAAAACGTATGGTGACTTGAGAACCGCATTACTGTCAACTAGAAACGTTTGTGCAAAATCAGCTACTATAGTCATGTGAACCTTTAACCATTTGTTGTGGGAGAAGTGTTACCCACTTCTTTAATTTCCACGTAGTAATTAGTTGTTACTTGAGGGTCGTATGTTTTATTTATTATGCATTCAGAATAGCATCTAGCAATATCTCTGTAATTAACAGGCAATGTATTACTACTAATTGATGCAGAATCAACAGCTACTAAAGTTAGACTGCCAGAGTTTCTATTTAAATAATCTAGATATGCTGTTTCAGATACGTTTGTTAGCTCGGAAAGAGCTTCTTTATAGTAATAGACAAATTCAACATCACCTTTGAAATCTGTTTTAAAGTCGCCACCACCTTCCATAATAATATTATTAGAGCTAACCTTCTTATTATTAGAGTACATATTAAGCTTGGTGTTAATGTTTAAACCGTATACACGCACTTTAAAGCTTTGCTCTGCAACTGCATCAATATAGCTTATATTGCGACTAGTAGTTTTTTCTACTTCGGTCGTAAATCCTAAAGAATTAGTAGTACTAGGCATTATGCATATCCTATCTTTTGAAAGAGAACACCGGAAGGCTGTGTACCTGTGATAGTTGGATTAGGAGCTACGGTGCGCGCTTCAGCTAATTTAGTACTACCACTATAAATCTCCACCCTCAATATATCACCCGTCTTATATCCAGTATATGTTATTGTTGTGCCATACGTTACTACTATACTACCTAAACTAGTACCGTTAGTAGTTAGGTACGGTGACCCTTCAGTAGGGGTATTATTGGTAAGAGCTATACTAAAATCATTGTTAAGGGATTTAGCAGCAATTGATTTAGGCCCGTTTGTTATGACATATTTATTTTGAGTCTCGTTAAATAGTTTAACTGTAAGACTAGCATTTTTTGCTATATTAGAGGTATTAAAATAGCATTTTATATACCCGTAAGTCTTTGCGCTAGTATTATTGTATATAGAGTCTGCCGAATAAGTACCTACTATAGTCTGACAAGTTAAGTTATATAGAGGTGTAGCAGGAGCGCTTGCTGCTATCAACAATGTATCTGCAGCTACTATAGCAGGCGATACTAGTTGATTATTAAGCGCGGTAGCAGTAACGATAATGTTTTTATTAGTTGCAAGCGCTGCATTAGAAGTAAAGCTAAGTGTAGCGAAGGTATCAACAGATCCAGAAACATCCGCAGTGTTAGCTCTTTGTGTAATTAATTGACCAGAAAGCGGCGCGCCACAAATATCATCTGATACAACACCAGTAATATTGTAATTTAACACAACTGCATCTATACCTTTAGCGACACTGGCTTTGTATGTAAATGTATTACCTGCCGCTACTGATGTTTTATCAAAGTTACAGGTCAATGCGCCTATTGAAGATGTTGAAAAACTACTAGCAGCTATGAATGTAGCAGGTGACAGTACATCGTTAGTTCCTCTAGTCTTATCATCTGTTACTGATCCTAGCTGTACTCTCATTAAATAATATTCTTCTCCAGAACCATCATTATCATCTCTAAAATATGGTATTTGCTTGGTAGCTTTTCCGCCGCTTATAGTTAAATTACCTGTAGCGTTAATTTTTTTAAGATTCCATTTGTAGGCAGCAAATATGTTAATAACAGACCCTGTAGCAGCTTTAGATTTATCTAAAACATAAATTGGATTGTTATCTTCATCAACACTACCGGAATCAATTAAAACCCCGTCGTTTTTGTATCTAAACGGTTCAACTGAGCCCCCGACATTCATAATCTGGTAAGGGTATACTGTACCGTCAGCCGCACCCGGTACTTGTAACGTATATGTAACTGTGGCTTCAGTTGATTCAGACTCCGTCTTTGCATACACCACTCTCTTATCACACGTTAGAGTTGGAGTAGCAACTTGAGTATTTTTAATAGTTACAAACGATGGTGATCCAGTCACTGCAGCCGTTGTACCTGAAACTGTAAATGCGAAAGTCTCGTCAGCTTCATTAATGATATCGTTAGCAACCGTTACTGTTACGCTGCCTGTGGCTAAAGTAGTGTTACCTGTTACTGTTATAGTACCAGATAATGGAGTAACAAAGTCGGTTTGAGTAATACCGCTTCCATTGGTAGTAGAAGGAGTAATATTATAATTATAAGTTCCAGCTCCTATACCAGTAGTTACTAGTGTATACACTATGTTGCCGCCTTCTTGAACTTCCCGCCCTGAGCTCTCCAGCCTGTAAGATATAGGAGGAGGACCAGAGTCAGCAGTAATTGTTACTGAGCGGGATAATGCTTGACCTGTAGTCATATCAGCAACACTAGGAATTGACAATGTAAAGGTCTCGTCACTTTCCCCGCTTGCATTATTAGCCGCAGTTACAGAAAGTGTTCCAGAGCCTGAGGTAACTGTAATATTTCCAGTTAACCCTACGCTTATATCTCCACTTGTAAATCCACTAGTGCCAGTAATAGTGTATGGGACGCTACCAGAATATCCATTAGCATAAGTTAGGGTAAATCCGGCAGTGCTTGTTTCTGCAATTCTAAAGGTATTACAAGTTAAGCTGGCGCTATCATCTCTCTCAAATCTAATATTAGTACTAACTGATGCAGGTGTTGTATTATAGTTAGTGCCGCTTGGTGGGGTTACAGTATATACTAGCGTCTTAATGCCGTTAGACAGGCTGCTTGAATTTGCAGTAAATGTTAAATTAGCATAGTTATTACCAAATGTTACGCTACCGGCCATAGGCACATTAATGTCTGTTGGTTCTACCCCACTTAAAGTGTAGCTTGCCGTAGTTCCGTTAGAAATAGAACCGGTAGATGTTAATACAAAGGTTGCGCTACCACCATCAGTTATACTAGAATTACTTACACTTAACGGGAAGTTAACCACAGTGCTATCTGTAAGCACGAAACTGTAACTTGAGTATGCAGGGTGAGCTATTGTAAACGTGGCAGGCTCTGACCCCTCAACAACCGCATCGTTTGCAACAGACAAGTATACAGCACACGACCCTGTTGAATTAATTGTAAGCGTTCCACCAAGCCCGGTAGAATCAACTGTTACGTTGCTTGTAGAATTACTTGAAGTTCTAATAGTAATATCGCTATTAGTGATACCAATACCAGTGATGCTATAAGGATACGTATTAACTTGCGGGCTACTAACAGTAAACGTAAAGTAGCAGTTCTGTCCTTCGCCCACACTATCAGTACCTGTTGGGGAAGTAAATACAGTACGATATTCAGTATTGCTTGAAGTGCTTACAATATTAACGTTGATAGAAGTAGTAGGAGAAGTATTAACAGTAAATACCATGGTCTCTAAAGACTCGGTAGTAAAGTCATTTAAAATGTTAATTTGCAAATTAGCATAAGCAACGTCGGTGTTACCTTCTACTGTTAGGGTACCAGTAAGTGCTGCACTAATATCACCAGAGGTTATATTGGTACCAGTAATTGTATAATTAAAACTAGTTCCATTAGCAACATTAACTGTTATAAAGCTAATAGACACGTTGCTACCTTCCGTTACTTCTCTCTTAGATGCTGAAAGCACATATCTAGGATCAGTATTACTAACAATGTCATCAGGAGTAACATCTATTGCAGGGCTTTCTTGAATTAATGTTGTGTCTGTCTGTTTAACCGCTACCTTAAAAGCAACTCTTAAGTTGCCTGGCTCGGTAATCATGTCCCCTACAAACTTAGTGTCTCCGCCAGTACCATTAACAGCAGAGGTAAATCTGTTTTGAGAAATAATATTAATTTCACCATTAGACGGCAACATTAACACATGCTCTGACCACTTACCAGGCGCTGGTTCACTAACAACGTTGCCGCTATATCTTAAGCTGTTAAGAGTAGTACTATCATCATAATTAAATCTGGCCTGCAGGTTAAAGCTCTTAATTTGCGGAATTAATCGACCTGCTTCCTGATCTATATAAGCGGTCATTTCCTTATTGTTGATATCTGAACTTAAGTAGTCATTAAAGTTATCAACAAAATATCCATACTTAGTTCTATCAAGAGAAGGGTTAATAGAACTAGGAATATTAATATCTTTTGTTTTCTTGTCTAGTAAATTAAGAGAAGTATAGTATTCAAGATTTTTAATTCTGCTTTCAAGATTACCAATTTCACCCATGGTATATCTCTTAGGTGTCTTGGAAGCTTCAGTAACATCATAAACATCTTTTACAGTGTAGTTTACATGACGCGAATAAAGCCCAGAAGCTGTACCAGTACGCTTAGTAAACAAGTCTACTACGTTACTATCAGGCACCTTTGGCAAGGATGGGTATGAAGGTATTTCAAGTATAGAAATTGTAATGCTATCTGCAGGTGCTTCAGTAGGCACGGGGACATAGGCAGGAGTACCTTCTACTACCTTTATATTACCAGCTTTAGAAACTACTACTCTATCTTTTCTCTTCAGATACGCTTCGTAGTTAAAAATTGCATTGCTATCTGGAATAGGGAATAATTTATCCGACGTATAGAAGGTTCTAGTATTCGCTGGATTAACGGATGCCGTACTAGGATTAGAGGTGTAGTTTGCTTGAGATTGAATTCTGGGTCTAAAGTCCAAAGCATTTTCTAGACCTAAGACTTTCCCGCTAGGCAATTTAAACTCAGGAATTTCAACTATGTTGATAGATGTGTTACCCATTGCGGTGCGTGTGCTATTATTAGAGTTTAATGGGTAGCTTAACACGCTAAAGAAGCCAGCAGCTGATGGTGTTCCTAGATAGAATGCATCAAACTCTACTAGCAGCCATTGATCTTCGCTGAGATTACGAGCTATAGAATTTCTCTTAGCTAGATGGGCGTGACCGTAGTAGTCTGATGTTTGACCATTGTCAATATAGAAGTTATCTGTAATCACGGTACTGTTAGTATTAACGGTGCTTGAATTTGCAATAAAGACTCTGTTTAATCTAAAAGCGTCCGGTATACCTAAACACCATGGTCCCTTAGTTGTTGCAACGTTATTTGCTAAGCAAATCTTAACATAGTTATTTCTACTTACAAGCTTGGCTAGCTTTTGAAAGTTGGTCTTGATAGCATTGTATGTGATAGCCGCTGGTACAGATGAAGAGAGACTGAATGTGTTAGGAGATACCCCGTTAAGATTAACGTAAAGAGTAGTACCCGTGCTGTTTGTGTTTACGCTTACACGCGTATCGTCTAGAGGAACTGGGACGTTGCCAGGCAAATATCTGCTTACATTAATAGATGTATTGGAATTAAACGGCCATGCATCATTAAGCACCATGTAGGTATTATTAGAAACCGATGCAACCGAGCTGTACAAGTAGATACTATCATTAGCCGAATTTTCTAGATAAACACTGTCACCGGGTTTAAAGTATGTGTCTAGTAAATCACCAATTACAAACTTATTATTTCTAGTCAACTCTGCTGTTGCAGTATTAGTAGAAATTGCATTGGCAAGAGGTACAAGGATTACTTCCTTGCGTTGATTTGCGCTGAGAGTAGCGTTATTGCCGTAGATGAACTGATCGCTTATGGTGAGTGATGCAACGCCGTTAGAGCTAATATTAGCAGATGATACAGCAGATCTATATCCATATGTGACCGAATTTACTGACTTAACACCCTCTACAGATAGATCAAACAATAGTGAGCTATTCTTTGGATCCTTAAGAACTGCTATTTCTTTGTTTAGGTTATTTCTCTCTAAAACTAGATCTGCTACACCATCGTAACTAACTCCATTATAATAAACTGATCTAGCTTGACTAAAGCTGTACCCTTGTCTCATGGACACATCAAATAGGTACATTCTATAGTTTGCAGATGAGGTGCCAGGAGTACCCGAATCATATACTATCGATCTAACTTTAGCTGTGCCTATCACAGTATCAGTAAATGATATACTACTCTTGTTTTTTGTATAATACTGATATGGAACACCGTAGATAGAAACCTCAGGTGCTGCGTCGGTGTCTACAAACCCTGCTAGCTCTTTTACTAGAACATAGCTACCATAATTAATACTGGTAATCTGATCTTCTAGTATATAAGTGTCGTTAGATCGTCTAACTGGAACAAATGTATTACGTTGAGTGTCTACTCTTACACCATCAATGTAAAGAATACCAGGATCAGATACTGCATTAAAGTAAGAGTTGCTCCAAGTTGTTTGATCTTTTGTAGAAACAATAAAAGGATCAACTACAAAGTTGCCACTAGTTTCTGTTGTTCTTCTTTCAAATTCTTTTGATAGAATATTATAGAGAGTATTCTTGTATTGCTTGTAAGGTTGACCTTCTCTAAATTCTACTAGCGGGAAGAATGTATTATTTGATTCTGCATTAGCAGTATCTACTACAGATAGAGTAGGAATAAACTTTAATCTATTTGCACCAGGTGCGGCAAAGTTTGGAGTGCCTGTAGCATTGTCTAATAGGGTGGAATCCACATTTGTATTAACTATAGCCTCTTGAGTAACAAACCCAACAGACACGCTATTAACATTGGTAGAATATGAATTAACTACCGTGATTTGTGAATTAACGCCTAAGAAGAAACCCTTCTGATAAATTATGCCCTCAGTAACCCCAAATGCATATGCGTTACCAACTGGAGTAGAATTGCCACCAGTATAAGACGAATCAGCAACTAACACCTGCGCCTTAAACATCTGAGGTGTAATTTCTAGGTTGTTAAAGGTACCAGTGCTACTTCTTACTGTAACGTAAGGTGCTTCAATATAGTTAGTTCCAGGATTTGTTAGAGATACATCTGTAACAACACCCGATGAGTCAGTAGTGAGCACTGCAGACGCACCTGTACCAACTAGGCCGACAACATATGCGCTATTTGATCCCTGTACTACGAAGCCTTCACTTGTAATTGTCCACTTTTCTGCACCTACTGCACTATTAGCTAGATCATTAGTATGGGGTTTAATTTTAAGAAGAGTGTATCCATCATTGCTACTATATGTTACATTATCAAGAGTAATACTAAAATTATTATTAGCTTCATAAACATATACATTAGCTACAGTTGTACCGTTTACCTGAGATATACCGGCGCTGGAATTGATGGAGCTGTTACTTACTAATAAAGCGCTAGTAATCTGAACTGTATCAGAGTTTGAGAATGAGGTACCACCATTAACGACATTAAAGTCAAATATTTCGTAATTTTTGCTGAAAATTGTTAGTACGTTGCTATTGGCAAAACTAGTCTCTAACGCTGAGTCACCTGAATTAATATAGTTTAAATACAAATAATTTGTATCAGGGTCTGTAGATTGCAAGCCTTGTTTAGCATTAATAATTTTTGCTTGAACGTTCGCTGTGTTCTTAGCATAGTAGTTTACATATTCTGTAGGTATAGCAGGTTGACCATCTGCTTGATTATCCAGAAGCTTTACATAACTATAAGCTGGATAAAACTGAAAGTTAACTCCACTTACTATGGTGCCACTTTTAAAAACGTGATTACCGAATCTTTCTACTTGGGTTTGTAGTATGTCCTGAATTTGAGTGAGCTCGCGAGCCTGGACTGACACACCTGGTCTAAACAATATCTTGTAGTAGTTACTGTTATCAGTATAGTCATCAAAATAAGGAGCAACGTTTAAATTAGTCTCTATAGACATACTTCCCTCTTAAAAATTCAATATAACTCTGACTGCTTCGGACTGTTCGTCATTTCTTGCAATAGGGTCTAGGTTCTCAACGTATAATATATTGCCGCTACCTTTAACAATATCTGGTGAGTATCTAGTGCCTATTCCGGGTATAATTGTTGTATTACTATCTACTACCTTAACTGTATCTACCAAATCAGGATTTATAACCCCTCTTTCATTAGTCAAGAACAGGTAAGTATTGTTAGTAGAATGTACGTAGGCATTAGCAACTGAGAGATCAACTTGATAAACCTCAGCATCTTCATTTAATGTTCCTACTATACTATCATAAGGTACGCGAGTTCTATTATCTAGTGTATTAAAATTATTATAATCCACATCGTTAATAGTTATTGCTGAAACATTACCCCATGCACCTGATACTACTCCTATTACATTCTTACCGATCTGAAATTTAGGCTCAACACTATTCATATTTAGGTAGGGCAATGAGCCACCTGCTCTAGTACCTGTACTAATCCGCTCTATGAATTGTACGCTTGCAATAGTAGAGTTAAATGTAGGAGCGCTACTTAAGGTAACGGATGTTGAATTAGCAATAGACGCTACAGTTCTCAAACATCTTGTATTGTTAACTGTGTCGTATATTATAACCTCATCACCTATCTTTAACGCGCTATTAAATTCTGTAGAAATACCTGAAATAATACTATTAGTCGTATTTACCACGGCAATACCAGCAAGGGTCTTGTAGTTTAATTGTACTATTTCTTCTGTGCCCAAGAACGTACCTACACTGTTAGCAAGCTCTAGGGTTACATTGTTAAGCAATGGGTCTTTAAGAATGTAGATGGATCTATAATCATTTTGAGTTGTGACATAACCGTTTTCATCTCCCGTAAACTCAATTCCTATACCAAAATTAGTTGCACCAAGCTCATTCTCTGCATCCGCCCCATGACCGCCCTGTGGTGGTATAATGACCTTTAATACGGCGCTATTAGACACCCCACCCGTATTGCCTTGAACCTCTGCCGTACCATATGTAAACCCGGCGCCTCTTTCTACTAAATTAATCTTGCTAATAAAATTATTTACAGTAGCGTTAGAAGAAACTGTAGCATACCCTGTAACATTTGTAGTACCATCACCAGCTACAACTACATTAGGGGCAATTAAATATGTGGATCCTGCGGAAGGTTGGGTGCTAAAAGGAGTTTCTACCACTACTACTTTCTTAACATGATCATATTCAGTTATTTTTCTTAGTCCGCCCATACCGGTGCCGCCGGTAATATACATTGCACTATTAATATAGAAGTTTGCATTAGCAGACGCGGTATTAGCAAGTCTATAGGTAGTACTGCTCCCTATAATCGTAGGAATTGAATCTCTTAAATCATCAGAGTTAAACGTACCAGTAAATGTAGAAATATAGGCCGATCCAGGGTTAGTAACTCTAATAACGTCAATGGCACCTGCTACTGTATTTCCTGCAACGTTGGCACTAGTAACTACTGGCATATAATCATCTGAAGCAAACTTTAGGAAATCATTGTTTGCCATTTTATACATAAGCTTCCAAACATATCCGTCACTAGTAGAAAAGCTACAAGCACTTTCTACTGTATCTGCTGGGCTATATGTTGATGCGGTATTACCGTTATTATCTAAGCATTTGTATATGAAATAAGTTGACCCATCAGTAGTACTTACATAAAATTGTTTGTTGGTTAAGTCAGCGTCGCTATCATAGCTTTCGTATATTGTATTAGATACCCAGTCGTATCTACTAGCCATGCGCGCAGTATCAGTAGCTTGAATTTTTTTAGCGAATATTCCTTGCTCGTAAGGCTCTATAAAGACTGCTGCGGTGCTATTATTCGCAGCTAATATATTATCATCGCCTTGAGGATAAGGCATATGTCTAGAAGCCAACATATAATATACGTTATTAGCAGGCTCGATAAAAGATTCTGATATCTGAGCTGCGATATGATTTTTAAAATAACTAGTTACTAATCTTGACATTATAATATGGTTATGCTTGAAGTTGATATAATATTATTGTTAACAGTGCTGCTAAGTTTTACTTTACCAAAAAGCTTAGTACCCGCAACATGCAGAATTTCTCTAAGGATGTTAGTATACTTATCTAGCGGGATAGGGCTCTGTACTTCATAGGAATATTCTTGATAGTATTCGCCGTCATGAATCTTTTTGACATCGCTTAAAAATCCATCCTTAGATGCATAATATCCGGAACCTATACCGTATCTAGTGACATTGCTCTTACCGGTAGCAATTTCCCCAGCAGCAGAAGTCATAGAAACCCCTTCATCCTGCTCATACCCAAAACCTGAGTCTATTACCTGTATGCTAGTCAATGAGCCTGCTTGATACACAACGTTTGATGTAACTACTGCATTATCTCCTGCAGCAGTTGAAAGTGTGTCTGGAGTTACACTTACAATGGAACAGTTAGATAAAGTAACCTGTCCTATCAGATTGTTAGAAGCACTAGGAACAAAATTATTAAACAAGGATCTACGGCTTACAGTTATGACAGTAGAGTTGGAAGTTTTTATTTTTCCCTTTGCTATCTGTCCTAAAGTAGAGGTTGTCTTAGTATTAAATTTAAAGACTCCTCCTGTTTGAGTATCTGTGATGTTATAGCTAGTATTAAATGTCCCGTCTAAGTTAACTACAGTTATAGTAACTGAATTTGAAGTTGCATTAGTTGAATAACTATAAACCTCCCCAGATGCTATAATAGCAGTACCATTACTCTGTGTAAGTAAGTGATTAACTTCTAGTGTTGTGTTTCCGGATAGAGCATTGCAAGATAGTATGGTCGATGGTACTTGCGATGTTTGCGTGATTGTTTCATTAACTACAAAAGGAGGGCCGTTCAAGTTGCTAATTGCTATGATGTAATCCTTAGTATCTAGTTCAGCAATTCCATATTCATAACCAATAACAGAGGGTGCAATATTATAATTTTCCCCTGGGTTGATATTTGATAGAGATGCAATTTCCCCTATAACCCGGTTATTAAATCTTAGTAGCTGTAGCATAGGCACATTCATGTCCCCTGCTGGCAACTTAAAGAACCCTAAAGGGAATGCTGGGATAATAGACGCGTTAGTTCCAACACCGGTTGAGCCACCAGTACTATTAACCACAGACACAGTGGGCGTAGTTACATATTTACTACCAACGTTAGCAGAAAGATTTAATTTTATTATCCTGCCTGTACTATCAGTATTAATAGTAGCATTAGCGGCACCAAAAGAACCTATACCTGAATTTCCTCCGCTGAATACAACTATATTAGTATTATTGTAACCTGAGCCAGGATTATCTATAGTTAATGAACTGATATAGCCATAGGTTGAATTAACTCCGTTTAATGTCATGCTAGGGAATTCTATAGAATCAGATACACTGCCGTCATTATTAGCGGTTAGAAAATCTAAGCATATTCTAACTGTTTCAGTATCAACTAGTGAACCTATACTTGCATTTGCACCCTGTCCAGTTGAAAGAAGAGTTATTTCGCCGTATGTGTTAGAAGTAAGCCCCAATATTCTATTATTGGGTGTATCATCAAAAGCATTAACTACATTAATTAACCCAATAAATTCAGAGCCTACTGAAATAACATTAGCAGTTGCTGACACATCGGTGTAGCTAGAAAGAATACCTCCAGCGTCTGATGCAACTAAAATAGTACTTATTTCGGGTGATACTGTTCCATAAATGGTATTTCCAGGGTAAAACCGTGCACCATTTACTGATATTAGTTTATATGTGTTTGTGTTTGCTATGCCTGTAGTATAAAACTCGCATTGCAAATTGGTGTATGCAGCATCACTATAAAGCGAGATTTTATTAACTGTGTTAAATGTGCCTGTTGTACCCGACAACACAGCTTTTGGTACTGTATTGTAGCTGCCTAAAGAACTCCACGGCAGGGCCATTACTAGCCCAGCAGCGTTTGTGGTGGCTTGCTTAGCATACCAACCGACATGAATACCGTTACTGGTAATAGAAGAAGTATTAACTGTAAGAGTTTTAGTACTAGTTATTTGACTTATTACACCTGTAGTAACGTTTGCGCTGCCATTAGATTGCTGCATAACGTCGCCTACTGTGAATTCAGCAGTTGACGAAGTATTACTTATAGCAGTTATAAAAGAAATGTTGGCTAGTCTTATAAAGTTATTAGCGTTTATATTGCCCGACACTTTACTTACTAAGAAAGTGCCTATGTTATTGGCAGGCACTGTTACTATATCGCATATTAATGCTGTAGCGTTGGCTTGATTTATAGCTATACCTCCAATCACATCACTTACCGATAAGGTAGTACTATTACCAGTTAAATTATTTAACGTAATATTCCATAAATCCTGCTTTACTTTTTCAAACCTTTGAAAATCAGTTATACTTGTATTTGAATTGGTTCTGTTAAGAACTTTTAACATCTTGCGGGCTACAATAAGGGAATTATTACTGTATCCCCATCCTCCGTCTACAAGAGTAAATTTTACTAAACCGGTTTGAGTTTCTATACCAGTTACAATAGCCTTTCCTTCAACGCCTTTGCTCGATACAATCTCTACCTGTTCCCCCACTGCAAACCCTGCACCACCTGTTGTAATATCAACAGTTGTAAGTGAACCTACAACTATAGGTGCATCTTTGAGCACTTGATCTACAAATTCAATTATAGAGTCGCCGGTAACAAATGATCCTCTTACATTACTTAAGTAAAGAACATCTATTATCTTACCTTTGATATTTCTCTTAACGATATATTCACAATATCCTCTAGCACCAGAAACCGACCCTATAATTTCTCTACCAATAAAATTAATAGTTCTAGGGGATTCAGTTATCTCTAAGTAATTAGGAATTACCCATCTACCAGACGAGGGCTTAAGTATATCGTCTCCCGGATAATATGTGGTAGCTCCTACTCCAAACACTAGTTTAAATAACAGATCTATAGATCTTTCCGTACCTTTTGAGCTATACAAATCTTGTGCAGCTTTTATTAAAGTCTTTTTAGCCGTGAAGGTATCAAATTGAATACCCTTTAGGTACTTTTCTTTAAAATAAACTAAAAAACGCTCTGTGGTTGAATCCACATCTCTATAAGAAAATAGTTTTCTTGCATTGTAGATTGGATTCGTGCTAGTAATTTCTCTAATGTAAGAGCTGCCCCCGCCATCGCTAGTAATGAGCTCGATGCTATTAAGACACTGACTAGTACATCTAAACCCGTCGCTTGTTACTCTTACTAGTATATTACTAGAATCTATACTCTCTATAACACCAGATGCAGGCGATTGATATACATTATCACCTATATTAAAATTCTCTGGATTAGATAATCTAATATAAACATAATTTTGTTCTAGCCACCTATAATATTCTTTAGCGAATAGAACGAATAGCGGTCCTTCTTCTTTATAAAAGTCAGGGAACTGGCTTTCTACAAAATTAGAAATACTTTGTTCTACATTATACATTAGATTCTTACCGGGCTAACGGATACAGTTACATCTTCATCTCTAATTAGAAGTATAACATTTTTGTCTGAATTAATATCTTTATGTACTGGTGTTGCGTATAGTTTAATTTCTGACCCTGTATAATCATCAATTATAAGATTAGAAATATTTACAGTACCGCTAGTATAATTAATTGTACCTATCTTAGCAATCTTTTTATGATCACTACCTTGCAGAGTAATTGTATGCAGATTGCCTTGCCCATCATCTTCTAAGAAATAGTCAGCATTATTTTTTCTAAAAACGCTAGATCTAATATTATGCACTGCATTGGATGGGTGTGTAGTGGTGCTTGGTATGTCCTGTATTACATTATTAGTAATTGCATACCCGAAAGATATAGTTGTTGTATATTCAGCTCCACGTGTAGGCTGTAAAGACTTGAATGGCACTACTGTAGTTTCATTACTTAAAATGCTTGGATGTGTATCATCAATAATCTTTAAAAATTTACTAAATCTTAAAGTGCTCTTAAAGTTCTGCAAGAATGATTGATTGTAGTTACTAATGCTCAAGGCAACCAAGGACTTTATATCGTTATCTTTTAAAGATGTAATATTAATATTGTATTGAACGTTGGACGCAACTTCTACATATAAAAATTCAGGCTCTACTATAACCGGGTCAATCGAAAGAGGCGATCTAGACTTTATAAAGTTGTAGAATTTTCTCTTGGTTAATTCTGGAGTACCTTCTGAGCCTACAACATCTACAGAAATAAAGACCTTGCCATATTGAGGTGGGGAGACTGTGTCACCGCCATAAGCTGAAATGGCTTGTATTTCAGGAAAGTTTTGTAGTAGTAGATTCTCGTAGTCGCTAGTAGTTACTGCACGTTCTTGATTTTGATATGCACGAGGTGCATTATACTTAATAGAATCATCCGATTCGTTTATGCTTCCGCCTGATGCAGCTGATATAACTGCAATAGGGCTCACATTAGTCTGAGACTGAATTGGTCCGTCTAAGAAAAACGCTGATGAGCCGTTCGGCAATTCACCATTACATACTCGATATTCAACTAGAACTGTTGCCCCGTTAAGTGGCTTTCTACCAATTATGTTATCTCCAAACAATATCTCATACTGAAAATTTTCGGCTGCTTGTAAGAAGTAACAATTAGTATTAGCATTTACCCCTAAGAATGACGTTGCTCTGTTATATGTGTAGGTGTTAGCGCCGCTATTTTCCAGAACTAATACACTAATACTTCTGGTGTCAACAGTAGGGTTAGACAGCACAAAACGTTGAGCGGTGTTTGTGGAATCAAAAACAAAGGTATCTGTAAGGTAATTACCTTCAAAAATTTCTAAATCATCTATAACAATAACACCGTTTGAGCTCGAATTAAAAATTAAATTCTCTTCTGTACTAAAGGTATAGCTGTTACTACCTAGTTTAGTAGTAAATGTGGTACCCTTAGGTACTAAGATAGAATTGAGTGGTGTAGATGGAAAGATGTTGAAAGATACGTGTGCAGAGGATGATGTAAATGATCGAGGAACATAGTTTAGCTCTTTAGCGTGAGATACGATGCTCTCTCTAAGCTGAGCTGAATCCAAAAACATCTCACTGCCTACCATGTTAAGATAGTAGGAATTTAAGTATGTGTTGTATGAAAGTACATCTAAGAGCTGAGAGATATTCGAGCCTTCAAAGTTAACATCTTTAAAGGGTGAATCTGATCTTTTAAGATAATCTATTAAATTACCTTTGATAGTCTCAAAATCTAGACCTACTAGATTAATACTTGTATTTGACATTAACGGATCCTGTTAATAAGCAGCTCTAGTGTAATTGGTTCCTTTTTATTTATTACACTAAAAACAACAGTTATGGCATAAGCATCGTAGTCATAAAGTGCAGTAACATTAATAGCAATAACATTTGCTCTTGGCTCGTAATTACTAATAGCATTTGCAACATAATCCTTAAGTAAACTTTCCGTAACAGGGGTCATGTTTTCAAATAATAACGATCTTATGTCACTACCAAATTGAGGGTTCATTAGCTTCTCGCCTCTATTGGTAAGCAATATATTTCGTATACTTCTCTTTACAGCATCATCATTAAAGGTTCTAGTAAGATCCTTCTTATTAGGATGAATAGCAAGATTAGTTTGCAAGTCAGAATAGTAAATATTCTGCTTTTGGGTTTCTTTGAGAGTATAACGCTTAACTACTGCCATTTAACCACCTGCAAACACGTTAGGTGAACCAGCTGCTACCTTAGTGCAGCTAGTAATAGCGTCACCTACACGCCCTGCTCCCTTTCCATTCACAAATACTGATTTTGATCCTGTAGTAATAGGTGCAGCATGAGAACCGCATGAGCTGCCCCCTGGCTTCTTATGAACGGTATTATTGTCGCCTTGGCGGCTCCACTTAATGCCGTTGACATATACGTCAGGTGACCCTTGAGCTCTAGTCATACCAGAGCAATGAGGAACGTCAGCATCGCCTATTCTAGTTGCCGCCGGCATATCTTTCTCTTTTTAAAAGATCTTCAAACAGTGTTTGAAATTGCTCCATTTGACCATGCTCTATATCTGTATGAGGTGGTTCTGGGGTAACTGGCTCAAAGCTGATAAGATTATCAAATACTAAAGGAATATCGTTATAATCTTGAAAGCTTAAAATCTTGCCCTCGTTAAGTATTACAAAGTTGCCTTTTATCATGGGTTCAGATCTATTCTAGGTGCTTTAAATTTCATGTTACCTTTAGATTCAACGGTATATGTGCCGTCTACTAAAATGTTAACATTCCCCTTTACTCGTACATTGACATTACCGCCAATCCATACTTCTCGATTCTTGACTACAATATCAAAATCATTATCGACTACTTTAGATACATGTCGCCCTACGTTATTAACTTCTGTGTACGTGCCTGATTTATGATAAACATGAATACGCTCTTTATCCGGGGTGTCATCTATTTCGATAACATGCCCTCTCTCAGTTCTTATGACTTTGTTATAGGGATATTTAGCACCGTAAGCAGAAGCTGGCTCTGGTCCAGTAAGCTCTTTATTAATAGAATTAATTTCTCTTGCTTCTTTCGGCACATCGTGATTCTCTTGCTTATTACCTGGAATGCCTGCAAGCGTCCCCATAACTATAGGGTTGTTGCCGTCATTACCATCCATAAAGAATCCTACTACAGTAGTGCCTACTAAAATACCTGTGGGCGATATACCTACAGTTTTTAAACTAGCACTGTTAATAGGATTGAGAACATTTGCCCATGGCAATTCTGTAGTTTTTATAAGTGATGTATTTTCAGAGTGAACATTATAAATTCTCACCCGAACGCGACCTAGTTTAAGCGGGTCGTTTCTATCTTCGACTACACCTATAAACCAAGTAAAACCTTCTTTTCCTAATAATCCTGTTGTCATTACCAACCCACCTTATTGCAATCAAAAGAAACTCTATGTTTAAATCTACCATCATCTAGGTAGATAAAATGTCTTAATTTAGTAAGAATATAGTTGCCTGAATAGTTACTATCTTTTTTATCTGATGTTTTTATACCTGATGTATCGGGTAGTTTTAATTCTATTAAATCCCCTGCTTTTAAATTACTATCCCCATGCACGTAGCCTCTTACAATATTCTGATTAAATAGCGTTGCGTACGCCTGTTTATAGCTTAGATAGTCAGCAATAAAGTCTGGATTTTTACTGGAGTCTTTAGGAGCAAAGAACTTATATGCATCGTTGGATGACTGATCGTTTATAAAACTTGCGCTATTTGGTAGTGTTGTTTTTTTATTTTGACCGGTTTCTATCTTACCAGCTTGTTCAGTAAGCTTGAATTTAACTTCCTCAAAACCTTTAGTCAGTATATCATACGACTTAGTAATATTGTTAAACACACCGCCAGATAACTTACCTGCAGTATCTGTCTTTTTAAGATGCTCAAAGTTTATTAAGTTTCTAAAGTTGTGTGCTTCTCTTTGAGGGTCTTCTTTAGTAGCCGGCGAATAAGTGAATACTCTGCTTTCTATAGTTGATTTACCCTTTTCTAAAAGGGTCTCCAACGATACAAAATGATAACCTAACTGATCTTCATAGAACACAAATACACCGCCGGTTTTAGCAGTAGCGGAGATTGCTCTTTGTCTTAATAAATCTATAGCTTCGAAAGCTTTGCATCTGGGCATAGTCCATTTAATAATACCTTTGGTCTGCTCAATAAAAAGCTTCTTATCTGTCTTTATAATATTTGTAAGAATATCTTTGACTATATTGTCAATAGTATCTTCATAATATCGTTGAACGTTTTTAGTGGTGCCATTGAAGTGATCTGATGATACACATTGGAGCTTATAAACTTTACCTAGATTGCTTTCTATTACTGCTTCACTGCTTATGTTAAAAACTCTTAGTTTATAAGTTATTATATCATCTCTAAATGGTGACTTAAAAGATATACTAATCGTTTCTTCCCCTAGGATAGGAAGCTTAGTAACCAGGTCAATTTGATCGTCAATTAAAATATCACAAAATAAAGTAGGCTCTTCCAAGTCTTCGTATATCGATACTTGCTTTACTTGGCCTCTTATATCCTTAGTATCTGATCCATTGCTATTGGTGATTTTAATATCATAGATCTTTACATCACCGTTTTCTTTAAATGAAAGAGTCATGATACTAGATCAGATATTTCTTTTTCGATATTGTCGATATAAGCTTTATCAATAAGCTTAATAAATTTTCTACTAGAATTTAACTCATCTTCATAGGTATAGAAGCTGGCCGGCTCCCAGTACACTGCTTCTGTGTTGCTGATAGTATTAGCAACGTATGTTATACTTAGAACATTTGCAGTAGCGCCAGACTCTTGACCAGTAATAACACTAATAGTATTATTGGTATTAAAAAATTGACCTTCTATATGGTTTATAAAGACTGTGTTACTTACAATATTTTTAACACTGCCTGTAGCTGAAATACCTTGTGTATTTGATTGCTTAATAATCTCGCCTACACTGAAGCTATTAGAATTATTAGTGTCTATCGATATTACTTTGTTAGTCTCTACCACCCAATTTAATTCTTTACGAACATAGAACATTGTTGTGCCTTGTTCGTTTACTTCAGGTCTCCAGTACTTTTTAACTGCAGAGGGGTATACACCTTCATTTTCGAATTGTGATGTAGATAGCATTCTATCGTCATCTTGATAAGATACTCTATAAAATGCTGTTTTATTAATTGCGTTGGCAACACTACCATATTTTTTAACTATGTATTGTTCGAAGGTAGAAGAATCGAGAGGCCATTCATAATATGGATCTACTGTCTTATTACACATGTAAACAACCCAGACATATCTGGCATCACCATAATAGTTTAATGCTACATGATCGGGCTTCTCGCCATCTTTAATAGTATATGGATAAAATAAAGACGAATTATTAAAAGAAGACTCAGAAAATTTTAACTTTGTTAAAAGATTAATGCCTATGTTGTTGGCATAATTAATAACTGGAAATTTTTCAAAAAGATTATTCATTAGTTATTAGACGGCTTATTGACATTGTTAATAAAATCATTACCTGCTTTAATAATACCTTGTGCGCCTCTATTGCCTAGTTTCGTAAAGGTATTTCTTGACAATGGCTTGATTTCCCCGAACTGCAATGAAATTGATATTTCTGCAGGATGCTCACCGTTTTTAGTAAATGCTGGAGTACCAGATGGCGCATAATTTACTGTCATGCCTCTTAAATAGCAGTCTTGCACAAAATAATAATCTTCATCGATAAAGGGAGATGATAGCTTTATGCTGCATTGATCTGGAAATTGTAAAAGAAGACCGTTCAATTCTGGGTGCATTCTTTCTTTAAATGTTCGAATAATTTTCTTAAGGGAATCAGCTTCTGCTCTTGAATTAGGAGAGAAAGTATAACTAAACGAATGTTCTCTTAATGACACGCCTTCGAACTGCAATTCTTGATATGGGTTTAATACTGTGCCTGTAACTCTATCTATTGCAGCACCTGCAGTTTCTAAACCTAGGGTACTAGCAGCTTGTCTTACTGCATATAAGCCTGCAGTTGCACCACCACTAGATGTGGCTATGCCAGCTACCTTCTTGCCTACATCCTTTGCTGCTGCACCTGCTTGATTTGCTGAACCGTTAAACATCTTATTAAGTGTCTCTTGATTCATTAAACCAGCTTCTTCTAGTACCCCTAGCATACCCAGCTGCTTGTCTGAGTACGACATATTAAATGATTCTTGAAGATTGGCAGGTATAGGTAATGTTATAGTTACACTAGGCACTAATCTTCTAGGTGCAATAGGCGATGATTGAAAACGATCTTTAAAGGTAAAGGTAATAAAGTATTTACCTACATCTTTAGGATATTGTAGACTTCCTGGCGATTTAGTTTTGCTAGGAGAATTTTCTGGTGTGTCAGAATTAATAGGAGAAGCCACGCCTAGATTATCTTTAAGTTGAGGTACTATTCCAGAGCCGTAGCTACCGAAAGCCCCCTTTACGGATCCTGAAGAGGAGAATCCAGACAGTCCTAACTTTGAAGATAAATTATTAAATACATTAGAAAGCCCAGTTGAAGCACCGGTACTAGAAGGGCCAAAGTATGTCGTCTTGCCGCCATCACCGTTATAAGAAACTGAAGATTGATCGGCAATGGAAGTTTTATTAGAAAAATTACTGAAGTCGAAGGCCATAAATAGATGAGTTATAAAGGTTATTTTAAACCAAAGAATCCTAATAAGTACTTAGGCGACCCTTCTAATATTATTTATAGAAGCCTATGGGAGCTTAAGTTTATGAGATATTTAGATGAGCACAAGAACGTGCTTCAGTGGGCAAGTGAAGAGTTTAGTATACCCTATCGTTCTCCTATTGATGGTAAAATCCACAAATACTATCCTGATTTTTTAGTAAAGCAGTTGAATAAGCAAGGTGTTACGGAAACAGTGGTAGTAGAAATAAAACCTAAAAAGCAGTCTATAGAGCCCAAAGTACAAGCAAAGCCTACCAGAAGGTATGTGAGAGAAGTAGTTACATACGGTATTAATAGTGCAAAATGGAAAGCAGCAATGGAGTACTGTGAAGATAGAAAATGGCAGTTTAAAGTTCTTACAGAGGACGAACTAGGAATAAAATGACAGGCGTTTTTAATAAAATACTGCAAGATGCTGCTACTAGAGGCAAAGTAGACGAAAAGGCTGAAACAGCTAGAAATTGGCTAAGAGATGCAGCATCTAGAACAAGAAGTCAAAATACTCAAAGAGTAATCAATTCCTCTAGAGATCGATATCGAACTAAAGTTTTACCAGGTAGGTGTTATCTTTTTGGCTATGATCCTAAAACTAAAGACACATTACCATACTATGACATATACCCTTTAGTCTTTCCTTTTGAGAAGACGCCGGATGGTTTTCTGGGTCTTAATTTCCATTATCTTCCTTTGCAATATAGAGCTGTTCTATTAGATAACTTGTATCCACTAGTTAATAATGATAAGATGGATGAAAGTACAAGACTTAGAATGTCTTACAAAATTCTATCAAGTGCATCAAAGTTTAGATACTTCAAACCTTGTATTAAGCACTATCTAAATAAACAAGTTAAGACCAGATTTGTATATATTGAACCAGCCGAGTGGGATATTGCGGTTTTCTTACCTTTACAGAAGTTTGTTGGTGCTTCGGTAAACACAGTATACAAAGATAGCAAACAAACAATAAGAGAAAACAGGTAATGGCTATTTCAGATTTAATCGGTAAATCTATTTCAAAAGGTAGAGACGTTGTAGGCACAGCTAATGCTTTGCAAGATTTTCTACCCCCATCTCTAAGACAGTCTTTAAATACATTTGTAAACGGAAGACCTCAAAATAATAACAGTCTTAGAAATGTAGAGACTTTTAGGTCGCTTATTAATAGATTAGGCGGAGTAGCAAGAACTAATCTATTTTATGTTAGTATACCTGTACCTAAGATGATGAGAGGCGCGTCATCTGGAAACTCTCCTATCATTACTGATTCTACTGTATCTTTGTTGTGTGAGTCAACTTCACTACCTGGAGTATCTCTTGCAACATCTGAAATAAGAAGATATGGAGTAGGGCCTTTAGAAAAGAAACCATATGCCCCTATATTTACTGACCAGTCGTTTTCCTTTATAGGAGATAATACTGGCAAAGTATATAACCATTTTTATACTTGGATGAATGGTATTATAAAGTATGATACCTTACCTAACAATACTACAGTTGCCGGCTATAATGGTTTAGGTGCATATGAGGTAGAATACAAGGAAGACTATGCAGTTGATGTCTTTATAACTTGTATTAATGATGTAGACCAAGAAATTATTATTTGTAGATTACATGATGCATATCCTATCTTTTTAGGGGATATCCAACTTAGCTGGGCTGAAAATGATAGCTTTATGAGAATACCAGTTACATTTACCTTCTTTAACTGGACTCTAGATAGAATCAATATTAATTCGACCTTGCAAAATCAAGGTGCAAGTATTTCCAATCTACAAAAACTTATACAAGTTGGTTCCGCGGTTCAGACGCTTGCTTCATTAAGAAAGCCTACCGGGGTAGCAGATATTATTAACGTCGTGAACAATGCTAAGATAGCTACAGGCGGTCTTAGAGGTTTATTCTAGGAGATTATTATGGCTTTACCTAAGTTATCAGTACCAATTTATGAACTGACTTTACCATCAAATAACAAAGTAATTAAATACCGTCCTTTCTTAGTAAAAGAAGAAAAACTTCTTCTTATGGCTCAGTCTGGTAAAGATACAGCTGAAATTGTTAATTCTATTAAGCAAGTTATTAATAACTGTATTGTTACAGAAAATGTGGATATTGATAATTTTGCCTCTTTTGATTTAGAATATTTCTTTTTAAAGTTGAGAGGCAAGTCAATAGGTACTGTTATTGAATTAACATATCGCGATTTAGAAGACAATAAGAAGTACAAGGTACAAGTAGACCTTGACGAAGTAGAAATTAAGACTACCGAAGGTCATACTAACAAAGTAGAAATTAATAGCACCACTGGTATGATACTAAGATACCCTACGGTCGATACTTCCCTTCTGTCTATGGATGATGCTGAACAATCAGAAGCTGTATTTAATGTAATAGCAAACTGTGTAGAAAGCATCTATGACGAAAACGGTGTCTATAAGACCTCTGATTATAGCTTCGAAGAAGTATTAGAGTTTGTATCTGATCTAGATCTAAAGACATTTGAAAAGATTCAAGAGTTCCTTACTACTATGCCGAAGCTTTACTATGAAGTAAAATATACGAATAGCTTAGGCAAGGAAAAGGTAATACCTCTTACTTCATTAAATGATTTTTTTACGTTGGGCTGAGTCATAGTAGCATCACTAATTATTACGTACTTAATTTTAGTTTGACTCAGCACCATAAATGGTCGATAGCAGAAATAGAAGAAATGATACCATTTGAGAGAGATCTTTATGTAGATATGTTATTAGATTACTTAGAAAAAGAAAAGAAAAGATTAAACACTTAAATGTCATCTTTACCGTTTAAGCCAAATCTAGACGAGAAGCTAGATCTTAATTCTGCATCGTTCAGAAGCACTAAGACTGGTCGATTTACTAGAAAATTTCCTTTAGAGAAATTTATAGCTTCTCTTAATAAATTAACTGATACCTCTGAAAAGATAAAACTAGTTAGCTCGGAGCTGGTGGATAGCTCTCAGTTAGTAGTAGCTGATTTAGATAAGTTTTTGCTTTCTAAAAAGCGTGAGCAGGCAACAAAAACAACAGCTGTAAGAGTAGATGGCCCTAAAGCTTCTAACATCTCTAAACCAGAGTTAAAGAAAGCAGGGTTTGATATACTTAAATTTACAGCCCTATTTGCATTGCTTTTTAATGATAAAATTAGAGCAATAGTAACTGGTTTTTTTGATGGTATTATAGAAAATTTAGGATTGCCTGAGCCTGTATTAAAAACTCTTAAGTTTATTACTAAAAACTTATTTGATATCTTAAAAGTATATTTTGGGTTTAAGATACTTAAGGGTGTATATGATGCTTTTATGAGTATCAAGAGATTGGCTGAGGTAACTGGCATTCTATCTCAAGCCAATCAAAATAAGCCGGTTACTCCAGAAACAGATCTTAAAAAATCTGCTGTACCAGAAATAGATGGTGAGAAAGAAGACTTAAAGAAGCAAAAAGAAAAATTAAAAAATAGAAACGATAAGCTTAAAAGAAGATTAGAAAAGAAGAATATAAAGTATAACAAAAAGATAGAGCTTACCAGGGTCTTAAAAAAGAATATTAATGTAATTAAGAATAAAGTTAATTTATTTAAAGATTACAGTACTAAAACTTTTAATAAGGTTAAAGAGCTTACTAATTTTAAGACACTAGCTATTAAGTTTAAGCAGATGGTGTTTGGTGGTCTTAAGAGTGTTCTTAAAGTAGTAAGAGCAATCAAGACTGGCCTTGCAATCACTGGTATAGGGTATCTTTTAGGTGCGGCAGTAGATGCTGGTATCAATACTTTAGTTGACTACTTTACTACAGATCCTGAGAAAGGTGAGAGTGGTGTAGAAAGAGTAGGAAAGCTCTTTGCAGATAATTTTATTAAGTCTGTTACATTAGGATTCTTCGATCTTAACACTGTAAAAAGAGTTCTTATTAAAGGTATTGATTTTCTTTTAGAAAAGAAAATTATATCATCTTGGCTAGCTAATAAAGCAAAAGATATTATAGGTAAGCCTAAAGAAGAAAAAGAAGACAATGCTGCAGAAGGAGTAAGCAAACCACCAGTATCTGCTTCTCAACCTCCTGCTAGTAAAAAAGCAGTATCTGAGCAACCAGAAACAAACACACGACAACAAACCTCTGCTGCTAGCACTCAAGCCTCAGCACCTACTACAAGCGCTACTAATAAGACTTCTGAACAAACAGCAGAACCTTCTAGTACTGCTCCAGCTGTAATGGAGCCTGTGGCAAGCACCGGTCAGCAAACTCAAATTAATTCAGAGCAGGTCGTTATTGCTAAAAAACAAAATAATAGACAGTCACCGCCTATTATTGTAAATAATACTACTAACAAAACAGTGATGCCTGCTGAAACACCTAGAAACTTTTCAACACCTTCTGTTTTTTCGGATAGCGTAGGATTTTAAATGAAAGAAATTCCAGCTCTTTTAAAGAAATCAATCGTTCAGAAAAGTACCTTAGGTACTACTCAGCCTGAAGATAACAAGCTAGCTGCGCTAGACGTTGAAAGAATAAATGATAACCTAGGTGAAGTTAATTCGTCTTTAACAGAGTTAAACACTGCTATAAAAGACATGCATGCATCGCTTCTTAATCTTTTATCGTATGAGTCAAAAAGTGCATACGATAAGGAAGAGGTTGCTATGGAGGCTAAGCCGGCTACCGTAGATAAAAAAGAGAAGGTTGCAGTAAAAGAAGAAGGCCCTGGCTTCTTTGGTATACTTAAGTCGCTATTTACTAATCCAGTAGTTGCTGCTGCATTAGCTGGTGCTTTATATACATTACTACCAGAAGATACTAAGAAAAGAATTAAAGCTATTCTTAAAGGGTTTACAGAAGGCGTAACCGAGGTAACAGGTGATAAGGATAATGGCTTTAGCGGATTATCTACTGCTCTAAAAGTAGTTGGAGTAGGATTAGCTACCTTTTTTGGAGCAAAACTACTTAAGAGTGTTTTTGATGCCATTACTACTACTGTTAAGCTTATAAAGAGTGTAGGTAGAATGGGCAAAGGTGGCAAGCTTGCAGTAGCTGCCGCTGTAGGTTACGGGGCTGTCAAACTAGGTCAAGCTTTAGTAAAAGATGAATCTGATAAAGAAGAAGAAAAAGAAGACGAAGAAGAGAAGGTTACTGAAGAAAAAGAAATAGATGAAAAGGGGGTAGAAAAAGAAGTTACAGGTGGGGAGAAGGTACAGGAAGTTAAATCGCCTCAGGAGACTTCAACTAGCACTTCTACTTCTAGTTCCATGATGGAAGGAAGCACTCAGCAAGCCCCAGGTGCTGCTCCAGTAGAAAAAGCTTCTCCGGTTTCGTCAAAAGAGTCAGGTATGGGTGGAGCACATCCATCTATGCAAACTGGAAAACCTTCTACTAGTTCATCTTTAGAAAGTAGCTCAGGAAGCGGCACTGGCATAACACCTGGTGCATCTATAGGCTTTAAATCCTCTACCGGTGGCGGCTTTAAAGACGCCAAAGATATGATTAAGAAGCACGAAGGTGTTAGAACTAGACCATACAAAGACTCTCTAGGCCTATGGACAGTAGGTGTTGGCCATTTAATAGGTGATGGTAAGACTCTACCGCCAGAATATAATAGAGAATTTAGTATCGATGAAGTCAATAATATTTTCGATAAAGACTTCGAACATCATCAAAAAGCTGCAGAAAAGATTCCAGGTTATAATAAACTTAATGACACTGGCAAAGGAGCTCTTATTGACTTAACGTTCAATATGGGTCCTGCCTGGTACAAAAAGTGGCCTAACTTTACTAAACAGTTAGAAGCAGGTAACGTAGAGGGTGCTGCAAGTAGTTTAGAGAGCAGCAAATGGTATGGTCAAGTAGGTAGACGAGGCCCTACAATTGTTTCTATGATAAGACAGGGTGCAGGTCCGCAGCAAGAGAAAAAAGGTAGTATTTTATCTACCCCGCTAAACGAACCAGTACCTATGATTCCCGGTGAAGAAGAAATGGATACTTCTGGCGGGCAGGAACAGGGGGCTATGGTTTCTAGCAAACCTGCTGCAACTAGCAATCCAGTTACTGTTAGTGATGTCACAGAGTCTGGCGGCTTTGACTGGGCTAAATTTAAAACCCCTAAAGAAAAAGCAGCGCTAGAAAAGAGCAGAGGCCGGGGTGAAGATGTATCTTCTATGTCTGAACAGAATGAAGCCGCTGCTAGTACAAAAGCAGCGGCCCCTATCATCAACAACAATACTAAAGATACTACTCAAAAACTAGGCAAAAGCGGTGCTAAAGATGCCGACACTATACCTTCGCCCATAGCAAACCGGGGCTCTTTAGGTTACGGTACACGTCACGCATCTTCCTATTAATCCTCTTCTGCCAGACGCTTGAAGAAGTCCATGCTATCGTCATCATCTTCTAGCGCAGGTTCGGCCTTGCTCTTAATAGCAGGTGCTTGAACAGTTTCAACATTATCCCACGGTGCAGAAGCAGTCTCTGCAGTAGCTCGACTAGCAACTGAGCCATCCAGACCTAGCACCTTGTTAAGCTTGGCCTTAAGTTCATCATACGACTTAAAGTTAGAAGCTTCAAGGAACGTGTTCAACGAATGCTCTTGCTTCCAGACTCGTTCAAGGGCTGCGTCATCACCAAGCAGTGGATTAGCTGACTCAAACTCTGACTTATCATAATTGCGATAGCCTTCTACATCACGAATCTTAAGCTTGAAATTAGCGCCTTCCCATAGATCAAACGGGTTGATAGGCTTTTCATCTTCAAACTGAGGGTTCATAGCTTCGTTAAGCTTATCGAAAATCTTCTTACCATACTTGTAAAGGAAGACCTTGCCTTCGTTTTCAGGATGAGAGGGATCCTTAACAACGTAGATGTTCGAGATAAAGCTAAGGCGACGCTTTTGCTTGCGTACTAGATCCTTATTAGCTTCTACTCCAGAATTCCACAGTTGGGTATTATATTCGGATACAGGATCTGGCTTACCTAGAGTAGTAAGCGACTTCTCAATATACCAGCCACCGGGGCCTTGGAATCCATGATCCCAGATACGAACAAACGGCACGTCTTCATTTGCTGGTGCAGGCAAGAAGCGAATAACTGCATATCCATTGCCTGCCTTGTCAACCTCTGGCTTCCAGAACCGGTCATCGTCAGAGCGACCACCTTGCTGAGTTTCACTGAGCTTGTTTAGCTCACTGGTAAGCTTATCAAATTGATTCTGACGGGACTTCTTGAGTTGACTAAAATCTACTGTCATGTATTTCTCCTAAGCGATGTATCGCGATGTATTAGTTTGAAAATTTATTAAGTACTACTTGTTTTAGTTTACTTCTATCATACTCAAAGAACTGCTTATATTTGCGGCACTTTAAGTATAGCTGAGGCCACAATACATTCTCATCAATCTTCTTATTCCACTTCTTAAAGCAGCCTACTAGATCGTCGAGAATAATCAAGGTCTCTATACAGATATCCTTACGTAAGTATAGCTTAAGTAAGTAAGGATGCTGTCCGTCTTCTACTGCAAAATTACTATCAAAGTCTTCTTTTAGCTTGTCAAGATCTTCGCTGAAGATATAGGATAGTGATTCTCTGGTTCGTAGAAGTGTTCTGTAGCATTTTTCAGATTCGTTGTTTTGTACGAGATTTCCGACCCAGTCGTCTCCGTTGTATACAAAGTTGGATACGAGGAAGTCAACAATATCTTTGCGCTTAGATAGCTTGTGGAAATAGTACTTGTCGGCTCGTTTTTCAAACGTTGATCTTGATGCTCTTGTTCTTCCATTATATTTGAAATAGTCATAATATTTGGTAGTGAAATGGCTCTTTAAAGCAATGTATACCTTATAAGCCTCAAATGCGTCCATTCTTAAAGAATAAGCTCTGTTGCCGTACATAACGTTCTTTCATTGTAGATGCAGCTCGTACATTTTGCAAGGTATACGGTCTGGGTTCAAAACCATTCTTTTCCATAACGTTAAGCCAATAATCAGCATGTTGGCAATTAACGTGATGGTGTCCTGGTTGTCCTGGGAAAGCATGGGTCATAAGAACGTATTTGCATTGCTTAAAAACGTCGATAAAGTTTTGCATGTACTTTTCTTCTACATGCTCTACAAACTCTACAGTCCAAGCTAGATCATAGATCTTATCCAGATGATAGGGGCCAGTAGTAAAATCATGAATAGCTGTTCTAAGAGCAATCTGATCTGGTCGTTCGATAGTAAAGTCTCCATCAAGACCAATAACATCCTCGATACCTTCGTTCAAGCAGCACTGAATCATGCCACCTAGGCCGCATCCAATATCTACTACAGACTTAATTTCGAGATTATCAATAAGATAGCGCAAGGCGCCGCGGTCGATATGAGTTTCATTCTCATGACCGCCTAGGTGAGATGGTAGTTGTGTCATATAGGTAACTTCCTCGATTTGGGTAAAAAGTTTAACTCTTCTGCATCATCTTGAATTCTTGCTTTAAACTTAGAACTACCTTTAATTAAAGTTGCAGCAGTTTCAATCTCAATGCTATTTTCTTCACAATACAATATTACTGCATCCAAGTAATTAATTCTCTTATCTGATGATAATTTATCAACTGCTAAGAAAAACTCGGTAGGTGATCTAATCGCGGTGTGTTCTGTATTAACTATCATTTAAACACAACCAAGCAAAGCAATACTACTTGTACAAAGAAACCGAAGGAATTAATAACTACACTAAACACTTCCTTGGCAGCAATGGACTTTAGTAGCATAACGAATAGTCCTGCAAACAAGAACAAAAAGATTTCTACCGTAGGCATTCTATCAGTAATAGACGTGATAGCAGCCATAAGAGTAGGGAATGTTGCAATATGCAGCAATACAATAGTTACTAAATTAAAAGACTCAGACGTAAATTGCTGAATGAACTTAATAGTATTTTGTGCTAATTTATCAAACATTTCAATCTTAAACATTTTGTTTACCTATAAAAAATATGATGACCAATCTTTGCTACTTGTTCTTTCTTCCACTTAGGATTCACATAATCAGCATGATAGTACATTGCATGCCTCACGCTATCCAGCTTAAAACCTTCTAGAAGAACCTTACGTGCAACACGCTCGCTTTCTTTGTAGTGCTCTGAATGAATAGGTGCAATAAATGACTTTCTTTCACAATACCAAGAGAATTGGCAGATTACCTTATCATAAAAAATATTCTTTTGATAAACTACTCTGCAAACATCTCCTGGAAAGTTGCCACTATTAACTCTATTGAGAGTAACTTGTGCAACTGCAACCTTTCCTTCGAACGGTTCGGTTGCTGCTTCGAAGTAAATATTCTTACTTAAGCATTCTAACTGCCGTTCGGCTTCAACCGCAGTTCTATAATTGATACTTTCGTTAAACTCGGCATACTTCTTATACTGCTTATCATACGCCTGGTTTGCAAAATGTATACTAGTAAAAATAACTAAGCTTATAAGCAAAATGCTAATACTAAACCTAGCAATAGACTGGTAATTACCCATTTCTATCTCCTTAGTTGTATTATATGTTACTACTGAAATAATATCAAGCTAGATCGTTTTGATTATTGATTCAGCTTGTGAATAGCCAAAGAACTTTGCTTTCCAGTCGTTTTGTGCCATTCCGTTAAGATTAAGCCATTTCTCTTTTTGCTTTAAGAGAACTTTGGCCGCTTTATTCCAGTCCGTAAAGAGAACAAAATTCTCAAACTTGTCTTTAAGTTCTAAGAACTGTTCGTAGTTGTTAGAGTCTTGCTCAATATGAATTATTTCATATATTTTGTTTGAATCTACATCAACATAATCAAGGCTGAAGTCTAATCCCCACTTCTTCTTACAATTGATAAGATAATTAAGCTGAGGTAGCTTCTTGTTGTGTTCATATAACTGAATTGCTGCATCGCCCGTGAAGTCGCAACGATGTAAAACCATCGAATGATCTATGATAAAATCATTACTATCTTCTAGAGTAAACCATGGTTCTTGCCAACAGGTATTATACAGACAGCCAGATCCAATTTTGTTCTGATACCCGGATGCATTATAATAATGCTGTTCAAGAGGGGTAAGCTCAAAACCATCTTTGTCGAAATACTTAAGAGATTCCGAACTAAAATGTTTGGAGTTGACTGTATGCGTGCACGTTGGGTTTCTGTGCACCTCTATATTGTTTAGCTTAAACAATTAAGATAGAAACCCTGGCTTATAAACCGTCTTGCCATTTTCAGACACAGCGGTAAGACATTGCTTGCGTTGAGCACCTTGGCGTTTCAAACTAACATGCACCCAACCTGAATCCGGAACGCCTGGCTTGTAAAATTCTAGAATCAACTGATCAAAGTCAAAATGCTTTTGAATGTAGTGCGCAAGGTCAGCATTAGCCATACCAGGACATTCAATATCAGCAGCTTCACCAGAGCAATGTTGACTAGTTGCTGCTCCACCCACAGCCTTATTAACTTCTGGACCACGATATCCAGAGTTAATAGTAATAGGCTTGCCTAGCTGCTCTCGAAGAGGCTGAATGATCTTAGTAACTAGATTCTTAAGGTTCTCGAGATGCTCGCCTTGTGGAGTATTGTCAATACCTAGACGTGCACCAGCTTGACTCTTAGTAAATTCTGTGAGTGTAAAGTTCTTTGAAAGCTGAACGGTCATTTCTTAATCATCTCCATAACCTTGTTCTTAATAATAGCGGCCCACGAAGGTTGAGGTACATGCCATCCAATAAAAGCACCTACTAGAATCCAAATTAACGAATCAATCATAATTTTCTCCTTTAAAGATGAGGCTGTTTCTGTTGCCAAGTACAGCCTCTAAACTCCGTATCTTACTGTTTAGGCAGCAAGAGCCATGTTGTAATCGCTATCGTTTGCGTTTACTAGTTCTGCTTCATTTACGTCGATCGCCTGACGTGCTGTCCATATCTGTACTCATTGCCCTGTCGAAACCTGTACATCCCCGTCGTTGTGGAGATGGCGAGAATCGAACTCGCGTCCAGAACCCTTTTCCTTCTACTTCATACAGCAATATTGTTTAAAATTTCATCAGTTAAATTATTTATATACAATTATTTACTCCTATTTTATACTGCAGTAAAGGTAGTATCTAGTGGAATCAATGTTATTGCTGAGGATATCTTGTCTGTAGATCCGTATTGGAATATTGGACCAGAGTATAATACCACATTGCCAGCCACTCCATTGATAGCACGATTGGTTGCCTGTGCGGCCGGTATGTTAAATGTACACACACCAAACTGCATGGTTGCTGTACCACTCATTGAGATACCATATGTATTGGCACCTGTGCCAGTGTTGGTAATAATACTCACACCCATACCCCATTGTGCTGTTCCACTTAGAGTAACCACAGCACCAGTGTTGGCTTCTATTCCACTTCTCAGCATATTGCCTGTAGAATCATTTGCCATGTTAAGCACTTGTCCTATGCCATTGGTTTCCAGATTGTTTATGCTACAGAATCCACGCTGAATGTCTATTAGATATACGGAACCACTGGCTCTAGCCATGGTACAATCGTACATTTCGACTCTGCTGCCAGTGCCAGTATTATTGGCATAAACACAACTCTTGGTGGCGTTGTTTTGATAAACATATACATCTTCTAGGAAAAGTTTTGCAGGATTAGTGCCAACTAACTCAATAGCGTGATTGGCAGTAGAAGGAATAATAGCAACATTAAACAAACCAAATCTATTGACATTAATGGCATTTGCGCTGGAGTCTGCTGGGATAACAGTAACGTAACCTTTGATCCAAATTGGTACGTGACCAGCATTAGGAGTAACAGAACCGATAAAAATGTTTCCACGAGTTAGTACCACATTTTCTGTAGTTGAACTCATCAGTTGGATAAATTGCGGGTTGTCGACAATAGTCCCATTGATATCGATCGTTAAAGTACCACCAGCGATACGTGCTTCAATGTAAGCCAACGCTTCAGTAATTGATAAGAAAGGATTGTTTAGACTTCCAGTTGATGTACCTACTGAAATATCTGTTCTGCTTGGATCAACATACCAATTACAATCTGTCGCAGTAATTCCAGTAGGTTCTGTGATGGCTAGACCACCTGGATTTACTCCATTGGAAAGTTTGATAGATCCAATTTCTGGATCATAGAATAGATCACCAGCTACACCAATATAAGAGGCAGCAGATCTGCCACCCATTTTATCGGCGAATAGTTTATATGTTTTATTTGACATTTTATTTCCCCCTGTTATAAGATAACGTCCTTTTTCAAGGAAAATTAAATTGTTAAAATAAAGGCATACAAAGAACCTTAGTGGAGATGGGCGGAATCGAACCGCCGTCTAGAACCCTTTTCCTTCTACTTCATACAGCAATTCTTTAGTGCTTGTCTTTCAGTTTTTCTTCTAGAAGACGAACACGCACATCTAATTCTTGTATACGACCAACCAGATCTTCCTTTAACTGTTCTCTCGCAGCAGCTGATAGAGGTGAATCAGTAGGAACACCTTGAGACATAATTAACGCTGGCATCTTGGACTTAATATCAATTAAATCACCTTGCATGGAATTAACCGATGTTATCATCCAACCTACTGCTGCTACCATCACAGGAAAAATCATACCTATGATTTTTGACCACTCCATAATGAATCTCCTTTTTATATTTATTTCCATCCATTATATATTTAGTCTGACAGATTCCGCACTTAAAATCTTTCTGCATGATTCTTTCTTTTAGTGCTTCTTCTGTTGTATATTGTCTAGTAGAAATTCCTCTACAACTACATACTATCATTTTTCCTCCACATAGACATTATAGTAGTAGTAAGTATAATAGTCAAGATGTGGGAAGAGAGATTGGTGAGGTAAAGTTGGCTGTGTAGCGTGCGTAGCCCTTGGTGATGCGCAGGTCGTCAATGTAGCCTGATGCTTCAGCAAAAGAGGATGAGTTCCACCAAACTCCTATACCTTTTTGATAAGTTGAGCGGTTTACAATAGAACCGGATATACCAGTAAGATTCAAATCTCGGTTGCCATTTACAAACAACATCCAAGTTGTTCCGTTTCTTACATAAGCAATATGATTCCACCCATTTTGGGTTACTGTTGTAGTTCCTATCCCGTTGCCACCACCATCCGCGTTAATTAAGTTCCAAGACGAACCATTACTGCTGGCCCATATACCAATTTTTTGATTTGTAGAAACGCTACTGTAATCAATACCAATAGACCAGTCTGCACCAAAACTACCGTGATATAGAGCTTGTCTTCCTGTTGATGTTGGATACCACCAAAACTCAATAGTAAAATCACCGCTACCAAATTCTAAATTAACGGTTGGCGGGGCCAACAAATATGAATCGTTGACTGGAAATGTTATTGACCCTCCACCAAACTTGCTTTGTGCTGTGCTGATTTGCGCAGAAGTCACCGTTTCTAGGTTGTTCATCATCGCGTTGTCGAAGATGGCACCGTTGGTGAAGTTGCAAAGCAGATTGGTATTGGCGATTGCTGTGAGCGGAGTAGTTGGCGGTGTGAACGTCGATGTATAAAGGCACGTTCCATTAAGAATTCTAAAATTGCTGATATAACCAGCCCAAATGTCGCTTGTTGAAGAAATGGTTTGTTCAGCGCCAATGCAAAAATTAGCCATTGTTACTGTGCCAGCACCAGTTGCACTAGACGCAAGAACGCCATTCAAAAACACACGTTGCACATTACTGGCGTCTCTGGTTACAGCAATGTGATACCACTGGTTTGTGTTAATTGTTTGCGTAGAACTACTAGTCCCGCCCGGGCTGCAATACCACTCAAGGTTGCTTCCTGACTTTCTCAACAAGCATCCGGTACTCCAGTTACCAAAAAATACAGCTGGGGCTGGGAATGAAGTGGCGTAATACCAACCCTCAATGGTGAACTGGCCCGTCAAATTGCTTGGGGTACAGTAGATTAAATCCCCCGTCCCATCAAAGTACCCACTACCGCCAATTACGGAAGTAGAGTAAGCAGCAGTCGGTGAGAACGGGCTGAAGCGTTGGACAGATACATCGCCGTTACGCGTGATAGCGAAGTTGTTAGTGC